GGTTGTAGGCGTAGCCGGAGCCGAGGACGCAGGCGATGCGCATCGCCGGGTCTGCGTTGGCGCCTGCTGCTCCTGTGGCGGGGAAGTAGTCGCGGCTGGCGTCGAGGAGGCTCTGGCGAAGGTGGTTCCGGTCGTCGTGGTACGGCAGCGGCTTCATGCGAGGGCTCCGGGAAGGGTGTAGAGGCGGATGGTGGCGCCGGGCTCGGGCAGGGCCGCGGGGTGCTCGCCGGGGTAGACCTTGCGGACGGCGAGCTCGATGATTTGCGAGTCGTCCTTGATCACGCCGGATTCGGAGAGGGCGTCGAGGCAGGCGCGGGCGTGGTGGTCGATGTCGGTGGAGAACCTGGTGATGGGCCAGGTGCGGCGGCGCTTCGGGGCGGTCTTGGGCTTGGGGACGGTGATGGTGATGTCAGCAGCGGTGGGCAGGTTGGCGTACAGGCCGTGCTGGTCCTTCTTGACGCGGCAGGTGAGGCAGATGCCGTTCCAGTCGGTGTAGCTGTGGGCGCCGGTGGCGTTCTGGGCGGCGAGGATGATGGCCTTGCGCCAGGGCTTGAGCCACTTCTCGTTGGTGTGCTTGGAGCCGCGGCCCTTGCCGAGGAAGGTGATCTGTCCTTGGCCGGCGGGGGTTCCGTAGACGTTGAAGGCTTCTACCTGCTGCCAGGTGTCGGTGGTCGGGTCGGGGGCGGTGATGGTCAACGTGGGTACTCCGTGACGGGTATGGGGCCGTGGGGGCCTTGGCGGAGGTGAGTGGCGTTGCCGGGTAGGTGGCCCAGATGGACCAGGCCGCAGAACCAGCAGGTGTAGGGCCTGAGTCGGGGGCCGCCTTCGCGTCGTATCTGGCGGGCGCGGCGTCTGGCGGTAGCCCTGTCGTAGAAGCGGCTCTTGCCGAGGCAGGCGACTTCGTATTCGGTCACCGCGGCTCGGGGAACTGGTCCCAGGTCCGCCCGTCGAGCTCGCGTCCGGCCTTCTTCTTGCCGACGCGGGCGAGTTCCACTCGGTGGCCGAGGTCGTCGACGGGATCGCCAGCGAGAAGCGTGCCCTTGCTGGTGCCGCCGATGACGAGGTACCCGGTGGGGGCGTACTCGCCCCACTGCTTGAAGAAGAACGGCACGTCGGCTGCGGCGCACTGGTCGCGGAGGGCTGTTGCCCACTGGGGCGCCAGGGGGCGGGCCTTACGGCCGGACTCACCACCGACGATGACCCAGTCGATCCCGAGGGCGGATCGATCGATGACGCGCCACGGTACATGCCGGTCGTCGGTGGAGCAGTCGAGGCAGACGTAGTCGTCAGTGCCATCAAAGTCCCGCTCGTGGGTCGAGTGGTCTCCGGCAAAGAGGTCGACGGGACCGAGGAGCGGCTCACAGGAGAGGAACCGGACGGCGGCGGGGGTGTCGACGAGAGCGGGGATGCGGAGGTCGGCGCGCTTCTGATCTTCAACGGACACGCCGAGCCACACGTTCGGCAGCGGCCAGGTGGGCAGGCCGCCGCGTGCCAGGGTTGCGTAGGCGTCGTCCTCGTACATCTGCTTCCGGACCGCGTCGACGAAGGCCGAGTCGTTCAGCAGGGACCGCATCCGCCCGTGCCGCTTGGTGAGGACCTGGTAGGTGTGCTGCGGGGTGAGCGCCATGACGGCGAAGACGCGGGCGATGTACTCGTCGGGGATGTCCTTGTGGAACAGGTCGGACATGCTGTTGACGAAGACACGCTTCGGCTTCCGCCAGCGGAACGGAAGATCCAGCCGCTCCGGCCGCAGGGTGACATCGAACCCGGGCTCGAAGTGGTGGCCGGGGATGCCGCGCCACCGCTCGGCGAACGTCTCGGCATAGCAGTTGTCGCAGCCGGGCGAGACCTTCTCGCAGCCGGTTACGACGTTCCAAGTCGCGTCCGTCCATTCGATCTTGCTGGTGTCAGCCATGGTCTGCGGATTCCTCGGCGTCGGTGGTCTGCGGGTGGGTGAGGATCTCGGTGAGCTCGGTGGCGAGCTGGTGGACGTAGGCAGTTGCGGCTTCCATCTGGGCTGCGGCGAGGGCGGCGACATAGCCGGGCGTGTGCTCAGGCATCGGCCCCTGCCTGTTCCTCGGTCAGCGGCCCGAACTGGTCGACGACCGTGTTGATGACCCACGCGGTCTTCTCGTTCTCTCGCCGCCACATCGGGTCTCCATCGAGGATTCCGACGTAGATCCATCGGTCACCGGAGGCGTCGATGTAGTTGCGGTCGCTGCGGTAGGTCCCGTTGCGGTAGAGCGTCGTGGACGGGGCCTGGCGGATGGTGAAGGGCTGGAAGGCTTCGACCTCAGTCATGGTCGGGGTGCTCCTTCGGCGTCTCGGTGTCGATGGTGGGGATGGGCTGGGTGTCGGCGGCCGCGGCGTGGGCGCGGGTGAGGCCGTCTCCGAGCCGGCGTACGGCCGGGTTCGGGGCCGGGGTGTCGGGGGCGGTGTCGGTGCGCTGGTCGCACTGGGCGGTGAGGAGCCGGGCCCGGTGGAGTTCGAGGGCGGTGTGGATGGTGAACGGGTGGATGGCGCCGTGGGGGCAGCGGATCGCGGCGGTGAAGGTGGGGGTGTGGTCGGTTGCGGTGTGGGCGGGGGTGTGGGTGAGGACGGTGCCGTCATCGAGGTGGGCGGTGGGCCCGTTCCAGGCGCGGACGGGGACGGGTAGGGCGGCTCGGGCGGAGGCGAGGGCGGCGCGTATGGCGGCTTGTTCGGTGACTCCCATGGGGCCGACGAAGACGCGGCGGCGGACGGGCAGTGGGGGCCGGATGTCGGTGACGGTGGCCTTGTTGACCGGACGGGTGTTGGGGAGTGCCTTCTTAGCGGCGGCCTTTCGGTCCGGGGCGGTCTTGGCGGGCGCCCTCTTGGAGGTGGCCTTCTTCGCTGCGTCGCGTTGGGCGGGGGTGGTTTTCCGGGTGCCGGTCTTGGGGGCCATGGCGGTGCTCCGTCCTGCGGGTGTGCTTGGTCGGGGTGGTGCTCCGGTGCTGGTGGTGGGTAAGGAGTGCGAGGGTGGTGAGTCCGACGGCGAGTGCGATGCCGTCGGGCCAGGTCACCGCTCCCTCACCGCCTCGGTGATGTCGGCCCAGATGCCTTCGGCCCACTCGGCTTCGCCGCACGACAGGGGGCGCCAGGTGTCGTTCCGGAATCGGAACCAGCCGAGGACAGTGCGCTCGCCGGTGTCGGGGTGTGCGGTGACGGTGTCGCAGCGGAACGTCCAGGCCTCGTGCTTGTAGGTGTGGCCAGGCTGGAAGAAGTCTGTGTCGGTGGGTTCGGTGCCCTCCGTGACTCCGTAGGGCGCTTGCGGTCCCAGCTCGGCGAGGCGGACGTCGATGGCTCGGACCGTCTTGGCGACGAGCACAGGGTTCTCGGTGGCGGCGAAGGTGGGCAGTTCGGCGCGGTGGACGTCTTCAGCCGCTTCGTTCCGAACCTGGGCGCGGTAGGCGTCCAGCGCTTCCTGGACTTCCGCGGGAGACCAGACGGTCATGCTGCCTCGGTCGGTGCGGATCATGATTTGCAGTCGCTGGCGGGCGTTCATGCGGCACGCCCCTGGCGGCGGTGGGCGGTGTGGAGGGTGGAGGTGTCGCGGCCCTGCTTGCGGGCCAGCCACGTCTGCGCTTCCTCGTAGGTGACCTGGATCTGGTGGAGGTAGCCGTCGCTGTAGCCCTGCGCCCACAGCGGGTCGTACTGGTCGGCCATGGCGGCGCGGTCGGTGGCGGCTGCGGCGGACAGCTTGCTGATGGCGTCGAGTTCGCCGTCGAAGTAGCCGGCGTCGTAGCTGTTGTTGGCGAACGCGCCGTCGGCAGGGGCGATGGTCATGGTGGTCATCGGAAGGCTCCTGGGGTGGGTTAGGCGACGGCGTCGGTGATGTCGGCGTCGAGCTGGTCGGTGTCCAGGGCGAGGGCGTGGACGTGGACCGGGGTGCCGTTGCCGTGGTCGGTGTCGGTGTGGAGGGTCCAGAGGCAGACGCCGGGGCCTGCGTCCTGGCAGGTGATGCGCCCGTTGAGGGCGAGCCACCAGGCGGTGAGGTCGTCGAGGCCGGCGGTGAAGACGTGGGCTTCGGTGCCTTGGCTGGTGATGCGGCCTCGGGGGAGTCCGTTGAGGTCGGCGGTGACTTCGGCCTGGATGGCGGGGCTGATGCGGCGGGTGCTCGGCATGCGGTTCTCCGGTGCTGGTGTCACCCGGCCGCGCAGACCATGGGTCGAGCGCGGCCGGGGAGCCGGTGGGTGGGGTTAGTCGGCGATGGGCCGGGGGTGGTCGTGGCCGCAGGTCGGGCACTGAAGCTGGGAGAGGTTGCAGTTGGGTCCGTTGGTGGCGGTGACGACGGCGCCAGGGGCGTGGGCGTCGAAGATGGCGCCGCAGCCGCAGCCGTCCGCGTCGTAGAGGCAGGAGCAGCGGGCCAGGTCGCGGGAGGCGGGGACCGGTATGCCGACGGTGAGGGCTGCTTCGGTCATGGCCTCGCGGTAGGAGTCGTGGGTGCCTGCGGTGTCGGCCTGTCGCATCCAGTGGTCGAAGGCGTCCTGGAGGGCCGTGGGGAGGGTGTTGTAGTCGGTGTTGAGGCGTGCGGGGGCATGCGTCATGAGGGCCACGGGGTGCTCCGGGAGGTCAGAAACGTGTCGTCAGGCCCGTGTTGGGGGTCCTGTCGTTGTCTGCCTAACCACAGTAACCCTATGAGCATTGCATGGCAATGCCTAGAACGGTGCAGGCATGAAGAAACCCCGACCCGCGCGATGCGGGCCGGGGCCTCTGTGGGGGGTGGGTCCTACTGGCCGGCCTGGCGCCGGTCGATCTCTCTCCTATGCACCTCGAGCAGATCAGTCCACGAGGCGAGGACGTCGCGCCCGCACTTCTCGACCTGCACGTTGTGCTTGACCGCCCACCGCTTCAACGTGCGGGCATCCACCTCGTACTCGCGGCCGCACTCCGCGAACAGGGCGGACGCTTCCTTCATGGTGACGAGGTCGGAGGTGAAAGCGTAGGGGCTGTGAACGGTGATGGCCATGGGCGGCCTCCCATGTTCGGCGGCCACAGTTCGCAGCTCCGGCGGCCGACATCGGGTGAACTCTGAAAGTCTAGATTGTGGTGATGGTGTGTAGGTAGGTGCTGTGTATGACTCGTGTTCCCCGGGTCAGGTTGCACATTCTCGAACGGTTTTTTCGGACGTGCGGGCGATGTGGTCGTACGCCAGCTGTTCGAGGGTCCAGCGGTTGGACAAACCTTCCTGCGTGAGGCAGTTGCCGTTCGTGCACACGGCCGTCTCGAGCTCACGGCGCCACATGACACCCAGGGTGCGGCAGGCGGGGCAGCGGATGGGGCGCACCACCTTGTAGCGGCCCATGGCGATGGCGTGCTCGAGGCTTTGCCGGAAGACGAGGGTGTCGCGGCGCTGCTGCACGGCCTGCGGGGTGTTCTGCGTGTTCTCGACGCACCAGCTGTAGATGTCCGTGATGTGCTCGGGCAACGGGCTCGCGTCGGGGTTCGCTTCGCGAGTGTAGTCGGCGAGTTCACGGACCGTTGAGTCGAGGTGGTCGACGACGTCGAGGTTCACCGGGGCGCCGGGCGGTCCTGCGGTGGGGCGGGGTGCGGAGGAGATGTAGGAGTGGCCGGCGGGGCCGGTGACGGGATGCTGCCGGAACACGTGGTGGAGTTCGGCGAGGCGCTGTGCGGCGCTGTCATCGTCTGCTGCTGTGCTGCGCAAGGCGTCCCCGTCCCTTGGGCGGGCCTCCGGGGGCGCGGAGCGTGCAGTGGTGTGCAGGGGCGCGCGCCGGAGGCCGGAGTTGTCTCTTCCGGGTGGATTCCGGACGCCTCATAGTGGCACGCGCGGGGCCTGTGGTGAACACGCTGTGGCAAACGATCAACATTTAGTTGCAGGTGGGGGCGGGACACGCCGATCTCAAGGCGCATGATTCCCCGGCATATTCGGGCAATCACACTAGTCGTGGGACGTGCCGCATCGCCTCGTACAACTCCGTGAGCTTCGTCCGCTGCTCGTCGTCGATGATGCCGCGGGCGTGCGCCCCGTTCAGGGTGTGCACCACCACGTCCAGCGTTCGTAGGTACACGACTTGGGTGTCAGAGTCGGTGAGGGTGCGGTCGACGCTGTTGAAGGCCGCTTCGACGTCGTCGGCGAACGCCTCGGCCGGGGTCCGCTCGGACCGCTGGTTGTCTGCGGGACGGTCGGTGCGGTTGTTCATGGCCTGCCACCGCCCCCTCGCCGCCGCGGACAGCCTCTTGGTGCGCTTGGTGATATCGATTACGGCCGCGCGTCCCGGCGTGTTCATCACGGGCGGGACGGAGTCGGCCGGCTCTGCTGCGGACATGGGGCGGTCTCCGCTCCTCCGGCAGATCGGGAAGGTTCTCGCATGCGGGCACGGCTGGTCATGTCCGTGCCCCAAGGCCCCGCGTCACGGCTGCCAGTCCACTCCGCGGGTGAGGCAAGAGTGACACCTCTTGCTGTGGATGGGATAGGACGCGTGCAGTTTTCACGCATCCGTAACCCGCCATGGTGTACGGATTTGGCCTGCCTAGTTACCGGGAGCAACCCGACAGCGGTTTCTGTCGTCCGCGCCGCCCGGGAGGGGGTGCGGGAAAGCCCCCGCACGGTGGAGGGGGGCGTGTTTTGCCGACAACGACCCACTGCCCTGCGGGGGCTTCGAGGACCTCACGGGCATGCCCGTCAGATAGACGGGATTGTAGCCGCGGACGTTGCCATTGGTGCAGGGCTTGGAGGGTTTCGCTTTGCGTGTGGGGGGTGTGGTGGTTGTGTGTGGGGTGCGGGATGGCGGCCGCCATGGTCCGGGCGTGGGCGCCGTGGGCTGCGAACCAGCAGCACCCTGGGCCCGGCCTGGCGGCCGGCCGCCCACCGTGGGGGGTCGACCCGTTCACCCAACCGAGGTAGATGCCGGATGGAAAGCATCGTGCCGGATGATCACACGAATGGTGGACGAAAAACCCCGACACACGCACCCATATTCGACACGCCGTCAACAGGATCTGACTGAATATCAGCGGCCCCGCACGCTCCTGAACCGGAAGGTGTGCGGGGCCGTCTTGTGTGCGGCCGATCAGCTACTGCTGCATGAACCCGATGAGCATCTCCTGGAAGGCGGCGCGGTCGCGTTCACAGACCCGCACGTTCAGCAGCCGGGCCAGCTCCAGGAGGTCGCCCGCGGTCATCTTCCGGTCCAGGTGCAGGGCGATGTACTGCGGGTTGTCATACGGCAACGCCCTCGCCTGCTTACCCTGCTCGGTCGGCAGCTCAGCGTTGGCTGACCCTGCTGCGGGCTTCGCCCTCGGCTCTGGAATGGCTTCGCCCGCAGGCGCCGGTTCGGGGACCGTGTGGGGCGGCTGAGGCGCTGGAACTGATGGGGGCGGGCTGGCGGCCTCCTCCGGAATTATCACGCCGTGATAATCCGCCGGGCCGGACTGCCGCTCGACGACCTCCCTTGGGGCCTGGGCCCTGCGCTGTGCCGCCTCGGCGCGCTCGTCAGCTTTCGCCTTCTGCTCCGCGGGGGACAGCTTCCCGAGGTTGCGAACGTGCTCCACTGTTCGCGCGCCCGTCATCAGATCCTTCTGAAGCTCTGGGGTCAGCTTCAGCAGGGATAGCTTGCTGGAGATGGTGCCCTGCGGGATGCCGAGCCGCTTGGCGGCCTTGGTCTGCGACCCGTAGTACTCCACGAGCTGCTTGAGGGCATGGGCTTCCTCGAGGTCGGTCATGTCGTCGCGGTGGTAGTTCGCGACGAACGCGGCCTCAAGGAGGGCCTCGTCGGTGGCGACGCGGGCGTTGTCGACCCGGACGGGGATTGTGGCCAGGCCGATGCGGCGGGCTGCCTCAAGGCGGCGGTGTCCGTCGACGACGACGTACTGGGCGCCGTCGTCGAGGTCGTCGGCGCGGTCGGGCCGGTCGCGGAGGTAGGCGTCGACGGTGGCGACGACGATGGGCAGGATGATGCCGACCTCGCGGACGGACTCGGTGGTCTCGTCGAGGTTGCGGAGGTGGTTGCGCGGGTTGTCGGGGTTCTCGCTGATCAGTGTGACGGCAAGGTCGTTGATGTTTTCGGAGGCGTCCTCACCTCCTATCTTGCGGATGAGATCACGGCGTGAGGGGCGGGCCTGCCGGGCCGCTCCGAAGGCGGCGGATGCGCCCAGGGTGTCGGCTTTGCTCATCGGGTTGCTCCCCTGGCGATTTGCCGCATGGCCTCTGCCTGGTCACTGTTTGGGGCGTACACGAGCAGGGGCTGACGGACACGTACGGCTTCTCTCTGTTCTTTCAGGTCGCCGATGACGGCGAGGACCTTGGGGTCGCCGATGCTCTTCCAGTTGTCGAGTGAGGAAGTGGCGACGTAGCCGCGGCGGGAGTCGTACTGGTTCACGATCAGGCCGAGGTAGTCGACGGTGAGAGACAAGTCGTCGCACAGGCTGCTGATCTGGTCGGCAAGCATGTCGTAGGCGGTGGCGGAGGAGTCTTCGGCAAGTACGGGGATGAGCGTGCCGGAGACGCCTGCGGGCTCCGCGCGCCGGCGGCGTCCGTAGTAGAGGGCGGCGTCCATGGCGATGCCCAGGCTCGGCGGGCAGTCGATGACGATGACGTCGTACTCGGACTCGAGAGGGCGGAGCGCCAACTCGAGGGAGGCTTCCTTCTGGAAGCCGCGCTTCTGCGTGCCGACGACGGCGATGCTGGCGTCGAGGAGGAACGCGTCGTAGCAGGCGGGTAGTAGGTGCAGGCGCTTATCGAAGCGCTCACCCTCTATGGTCACGACCAGGTCGGCAAGGTTGCCTTGGCCGTCTCCGCACATGTGGGAGACGAGACTGTCGGCGCCTGGTGGGATCTGCGGGATGCCGAGCTGCTGGCTGAGGTGTCCTTGCGGGTCGTAGTCAACTAGGAGAACTCGCCTGCCTGCTTCTGCGTACGCCTGGGCGATGCCAGCGGACACGGAGGTCTTGCCGACGCCGCCTTTCTGGTTGCAGACGATTTTGCGTTCTGGCTCGGTGCCGCGGTCCCCGTGTCGGGGGGAGGGGTTGGCGTCGAGCCAGTCGCGGATGGACTGGGCAAGTCCCTGGGTGTAGGAGACGCCGCGCGCTGTGCAGGTGTTCTTGAAGTCCTCGTACAGGCCGGGCGGGAGCCAGGTGGAGAACGACTTGGCGCCGGCGGTGTCGACTTCGGAGCCGGGGCGTTCGTTGGTGCGCCAGTCGGTGATGGCCGCTTCGACGGCGTCCTGGATGTCCAGGCTGAGTTCGGCGGCGCGGACCTTGAGTGCTTGCTGGAGCGCCGAGGGCAGCTTGGACGCCACCTTTTCCCGGTCTCCGTCGGGGTATGGAGAGGCCATGGCGTCACCTTACTGACCTCTTGGGGCAGGGTGGCACCCGGTTCACGCGTTCTGATGGGGTTTCACCCTGCCGGGTGCCCGACGGGATTATCACGCCGTGATAATCGGCGGCGGGTCGTCGTCCTCGTCGTCGTCGGCGTAGGGCTGTCCGTCGGTGTACACGGGCTCCCGGAACAGCACGCGGTGTTCGTGAACGAGGGGCGGGCGGGGCCTGGACGGGGCGGGCATGGTGGCGGGCATTAGGGCCTCCCTGCGACAGCGAGCTCGAGCGCCGGCGCGGCGGCGGCGGGTTCGGGGTGTGGGGTGATGGGGACGAGGTGGAGCTGGGCCCACTGGTCGAGCCAGGCGCGTTCGTCGGCTTCCTCAAGAACGTGCCAGGCGGGGGTGTACCGCTCTGCGGTGGCTGGGGTCATGGGCGAGCTCCGTTCGTGCGTGATCGCCTACACCGTGCACCAGAACCAGCGAAGCGTTCCCCCCGGGATTCAGGCGGTTGGCCTGAGCGTCACCGTCCAGCCTGTCGAATCAGCGTGAACAGTTCCTCGATCTCCACGACGTTCAGCTTGTCCCACTCCCCGAGCGCGTACCGCAGCCGGACGTCGATCTGCGCTGCCACTGCGGCCTCGATCCAGTGGCTGGCCATCTCGCGGGCCGTGTCTGGGTCCATCTGCCGCTTCATGGAGCCGCGTCCGATGTTCACGTAGGGCAGGCCGGTCTTCATGCCGGCCACGGCTTCGATCCGCAGCGCGGTCTTGCCCTCAGGGCGGGGTCGACGGGAGCGGACATCTTGAAGGAGGTGGCCGAGCATGTTGTCGGTGAGTTCGAGGACTTCGCGGCAGGTGCGGATGAGGGCAATGTCGGCTTCGGCCGCAGCGGCTGCCGCCATGAGGTCCCGGGCGGTGGTCAGGGTCACCTCGGGGGTCAGAACGGCCTGAATGCGGCCCCACGTCATGAGGACGGCGGCCTTGCCGGTGTCATCCAGGGTGCTGCTGACGTAGATGGTGTAGTCGCTGTCGATGTCGTTGGTCACGGAGCCAAGCCTTTCAGGCTGCTTCGGGGGCACGGTAGTTGTAGCGGGCCCGGTCTCGGGTGCACTGCTCGGCGGCCTTCGCGGCGAGGATCAGTGGCCAGCGCGGAGTGTCCGGGGTGACACCCTCGATGCCCCAGGAGCAGGAGAAGGTCTCGTCGCCCTTCCAGGAGTCGTTGCGGACCGGGATGCCTTTCTCGCAGTCCCACTGGGCCATCCAGTAAGTGCGGGCGCGTCCGCGGGTGCGGCGGGTCTCCCACTTCTCCAGGTGCACCAGGACGTCATGGGTGTCGCCGTCCGGCATCCGTACGACAGCTGGCACCTTCTCCGTCTCGGACACCTTCCGGTTCCTCTTGGGGCCGAAGAGGTAGTGGCGGGGGTCGGTGGGGACGCTGCCGCGCATCCACTTCGGGTCGGATGCCCGGTGTTCGTCGCGTCGGGCCCACACCTGCCAGGACAGACGCCCGCGGTAGTAGGACAGTCCAGTCTCGCGGGAGTGGTAGCCGGTGGGGTTGAGGCGGCGCTGGAGCCAGCGGCCGTGGTCCTCGGTGTGGAGGTAGAGGGATCCGAGCGGTCCAAGGCGGAGGCTTGCGGCCAGGACCTGCTCGCTGCCGCAGTTGCCGACCTTGAAGTCGGCGCCGACGGTGCGCCACTTGGACTTGCCGATGTGGATTTCCCCGCCGACGGTCCCAGTCGGGCTGGCTGGGATCGGGCCGGGCTGACCGCTGTGGGCGGGCTTGATGCCACGGCGGGCCAGCTGCCTGCGAACGACCGGGGAGAGCGGGCGCGTGGTGTGGAAGGGGCCCGGGTAGGGCTGGCCGATGTCCCACTGGTCGGGGTCCAGGCTGCCCTGGGGGGCGGCGCGGACCCCGCAGCGGTCGCATGCGACCCACCGGCAAGGGGTGCTGGTGCCGTCGACGACGGGCTTGTGGCCGAGGAGCCGGCACAGAGGGATGAGGCGGGGGACGTCGCTGACCCAGAAGGTGCGGCTGACGAGCAATGCGGGCTGGCGGTCTTCTCCGGTGTTTCGGTTGATGCTGCGGGCGCGCATGGCTACTCCTGCGGGCGGGGGCAATGAGTCTCGGGGTCTACGCTCTCGCGGATCCGGCGGGACGTTCCCCCTGGGCCCGCGCGGCCACCCGCAGGTTGTGTTTGCACCATCGGCAGTCGCATCCGAGGGCTTCGCCGTCGCAGCACAGGCATTCCTTGTGCATCAGCCGGTACCCGATGGGCGGCAAATCTGGCGGGTCGGGGAGCGGCGTCCAGATCCGGTACAGGCCACAGCCAAGGCAGCGGTGCTGGGTGTGAGTGCGGCCCATCTGTTCAGCCCAAACGTGCCAGGCCACGTAGGTGCGAGGAGCTGGTGTGTGCTGATCGGCGTTGGGGCAGGGCGGGGTGGCTTGCTTGGCCATGGCGGTTCCTTTCATGCGACGTCGAACGCGCGGCGCGGCGTCTCGAGGCCGGCGGCTTCACGCCGCGCGTAGGCACGGGCCGCGGCCAGGGACGCCTCGACACTGCCGGGCGTCGGTCCGGCCTTCCGCTCGGCGTCGTCCTGGACCCACACGGCTTCGCGGTGTTCGGACTCGGGCTGCCGCTTCGCGCGGAGGGCGGCTTCCTGCCGGGCAATGGCTTCGACGACGTACGGGTTGGTCGGGGTGCGTTCGGGCCGGTGGGTGAGGGCGGCTTCGAGGGCGGCCCGGTACCCGTTTGACGCGGTCTCCCGCGTCTTCACGGGGGCGTCCGCCTCGGGCCGCTCGTGTTCGGCGGCCGCGGGCTGCGCGGTGGTGATGTTGCCGACGGGCAGGACCCGGATCGTGCGCACTACGGGGCGGCCCATCTTGTCGTTGATCTGCTTGGCGAGCTGTCCGCCGAGGATGCGGAGCTGGGCGGCGTAGGCGTGGGTGGCCGGTCGGAGGTCGAGGCGGCCGCGGGTCTCGTCGTAGTGGACGGGCTGGACCAGGCCGACGTACTGGGGGCACAGAGTGGGCCACTGGTCGATGACGCTGCCGCCGGCGACTCCGGCTTCGAGGGGCATGTCGGCGCTGAGTCCGGTGATGGCGGCGGCAAGGCTGATGGGGTCGCGTCCGTCTCCGGAGCGGGTGACACGTTTGCGCCGGGACTTGGTCGTGGTGTTGGCGGGCGCGGTGCGGGCGGTCGCCTTGTAGGCGGCGAGGGCCTGCCGGGCGAGATCCTTCCCGGACAGCTGCGGAGTCTCGGTCATCGTTGCGGCTCCCGGTCGGTGAAGTAGTCCTCGGCGGTGTCCCAGAGGCCGTCTTTGCGGAGTCGGAGCATGCCCCACTCCAGTTCGTTGGCCAGGTGATGGATCACGAACGACTGCAAGTCGGGGAAGCCGTCTTCTCCATCGGCGGCGAGGTCAGCGTTGACGTGGGAGCGCATCCGTTCCAGGGAGACGAAGCGCTCTCGCCCGTCCGGGCCGATCACGTTGAAGCCGCCGGTTGTGATGGCTGCGGATGCGGCGGTGAGGGTGTCCTGCTGGTGGGTCTCGCCGCGGGACTCCTGGCGGGCGGCAAGGGCTTTCGTCTGGCGCTGCTGCTTGACCTGCTTGCTGCTGCGGTTCTTGTTCTTCTTGGGCATGGGTCCCTCCGGTCAGATGTAGGCGTGGTCGCTGCGGCGCTGGCGGGCGCCCTGTTCGATGGCGAAGTCCACGAGCGGCTTGCCGTAGAGGGCGACTGCGTCGAGTTCGTCTTCCTCAAGGTGGTCCAGCACGTCGGGCCAGTTGTTCCAGTCCATGCGGGCCCGCGCCTTCTCCTCCGCCGTGTACTCGTGCTTCGGCTCGGGGGCGGCCGGGGCGAACAGCTCAGCGAGGGAGGCGCGGTCGGCCATCTCGCGGTAGGCGGTGGAGTTCTCCCAGGCGACGGCCTGCGCCAGGGTCTCCTCGTGGGCAGTGGCCTTGGCGATCTGGGCCCGGATGAACGCGGCGGGGTTCTTCGGCCGCCAGCGGACACCGGAGCACATGCCGTTCAGCTCATCAGCGATGCGGAGGGCGTCCCAGCCGCGGTCGGTCCACGGGCGCAGCGCGTGCTCAAGCTTTCGCAGCGGCACCAACTGGGTCCAGTTGACGAGGGCGCGTACCAGGCGGGTCTCGTTGGCGGCTTTGCGGACGTCCGAAGCGGTGCGGCGGCGCCCGTTGATGCTGGTGCTCTGCTGGGGGATCGGGTTCTTTGGCGGCCGAGCCTGCGAGGTGTAGTTAAAACCACCCACTAGCTGAACCTGACTCTCTTCCTTAACCAAGCAGAGGGAAGGGGTCTCAAGCTCCTCGGTGCTGGAGTTGTCCACAGGCTGGTTACCCGAGGTATCCACAGGGTCCTGAGGCTGGTTCCGCTGGTCGATGATGATGCGCGCGTTGTACCCGGAGCCGACGATGGTGTGGCCCTTGGCGTGGTCGTACACGGCCGGGATGACTGCGGCGTACACGGTGGCGGTGCCGGCGTATCCCTTGAGACCCATCGCGGCACGGATGTTGCGGCGGCTCCCGTGCTCCACGTAGGCGAGGGCGCCGAGCTCCCGCAGGTATCCGATGTGCCGGTACAGGTTCGCGCGGGAGATGCCGGTGCGGGCGACCATGTCGGCCTCGCAGTAGCGGACGTGCCCGGTGTCGAAGTCCATGCGGTCGGCGAGGTCCTCGGCGACGCGCTGCGTAGTGGCGTTGGCGCGCGGGTGCAGGCCGGCTGCGATCAGCCACACCACGGCGCCACGCCACTTACGCGGGCCGCTCCGGCGCGACTTGGTGTTGGACACCTCCTGGCAGGCGCCGCGCACTGGAGCGAACCGCTCGCCACTGTAGTCGTACGCGTGTTCGAAACCGGGGGTGGGTGTGTGCGTGTCCTGTGACGGCTGGGGGTGTCTGGTGTCGCCCGCGTGGGGGGAGATAAGCCGCGAATCGCTCGTACGGGGAGCGGGAAGCTGACAAGTAAGGGTGCGCTCAGGCACTATGGGTCCCGTCGTCGTGAGAACGAAGGCACAAAGGGCCCCCGCTTCGATGGGTGGTTCTGGTTCGGGGTGAACCAAGTAGTTCGCTCGCCGGGTTGGCGCCCGGAGGGCCTTAGATCGGATTGGCGTCCGATCCGTGGTACGAGGGCCGCAAGGCCCGGGATGGTGTTGGCGCACCGAACCGGGGGAAGCGGCCAGGCGGTCGAGGCGAAGGACCTCCCGCCAGAACTGGCTATGTCACTCGATCTCCCTCAGTGGGTGGGGTCTGTCCCTGCGCCGGAGCGAGGGAAGTCTCTTCGTCGGGCAGCACTTCACCGGCAGGCGTCCACACGACATAGCGCCGGTATCCAGGTGCAACGACAGTCAGGGCCCAGTGGTTGTCGTCGTGTCCGTCCGCCTCGTTGCAGAACGAGCCGAAGTCAGGACCGAGGGCCGGATAGGTTGCGGAGCACAGCTGGTCGTCGGGAAGGTCCGGAAGGATGCGGGCGCTCATCAGCGGTCCTCCCACATGCTCTGGCAGAGGGACTTGTCGTGCGGTCCGCTGATGACGAGACACCCGCCCTCATGGCGGCCGGTCGGCACCGTGAATGGATGCCACGGTGCGCCAAGCGCGGCTGGGCGGTCGGTGTGGTAGTCCTTCGGGCGGCCGCACACGCAGCGAATCCCCTCGGGCGAGCAGTCCTCGCCCTGGGCGGTCACGCGACTGTGCGGGTAGAAGGGGCAGAACCCGGCTGCATCGGCGGTGTGATCTTCACGCCGTATACGCGGAAACTTCGGGCTGCCCTGTCTACGGGGTTCGGTCCCCGGGTACTCTTGGCCATCGTCGGCACCTTCGCGGAAGTTGTGTGTCGGCCCGGCCCCGCTCCTGGTGTTGGTAGCACCGGGGAAGCAGCGGGGCCGTTCCATGTTGTCTTGTCGGCCAGGACCACATCTGAGTGGTCGTCTAGCACAAGGCTCAGCCTATCGGTTCGAGACACCATCTGTCCCAACTCCTTCCCCACGTGTCCCACGTTCGGTTAATCCGACGAACGGTGACGAACCGTCAGTGCCCACGCTTGCTCTCGTCGTCCGCCGGATGCGTCGACTCCGGCGCCACCAACCTCCGCGACCGGGCCACCGAACCCCCCATCGCCCGATAGCCCGCCTCCGCGAACTGACCCGCTATCCGCTCCATCTGGTCCCGGTACAGGCGCGGCGCCGCATGCACCCGGCCCGCATGCAGCCCCACCGCCAGGGCACGGTCCCAAATCGTCTGCACCACCACCGGATCCACCCCGGGGAACAGATCCGCGGGCAGCTTGTCCGGACGGCCCACCGTCTCCAACTGGGCGTTGACGAGCAGCCCGGTCAGGAACTCCGCCGACGACATCGCCCGGCCCGTGAACACCGCGTCCGCGCGCATCACCTCGAACTCGGCGACCTCGGAAGCGGACGGGACAGGGGCGGGAGAGATCTCGGTCATGCGCGGTACTCCTTCGAAGGCGGTACGTCGTGGCAGATGCAGGGGCAGTCGGTCTCGCCCTCTTCACAGCAGGGGATGTAGACGCCGGAGACGAAGTGGATGCGAGTGTCCCGGGTACTTCCCGGGGCAGGCGCGCGTTTGCCCCGGGGCGCCGGCAACGGGCCGGTCATCGTCCGTGTCGCGGGTCGCTGTTCAGGTGGCGGGCGAGGTCCCGGTACGCCCGCCCGCGCGTCCATCCGGTGCCGCAGCGTGTCCCCAAGTGGGCGTGTTCGGCGAGGTAGCCGTTGAGGTAGCTCTTCGCCGCGCGCCACTTGCGGGCCTTGATCCTGTCCCACTCCCGGCGCAGCGAGGCACGCAGAGTACGACGGGCGTCCTTACGGTCGGGGTTGTGAACGAAGTGCTGCCAGTCATGCAGGAGACCAACGGGGTAGATCTCGATGTCAGACAGGGTCACTTCGTCCAGCTTCTCGTTCGGCTTCATACGGCTTCCTTCAGGCTCTCGACGGTGTCGGGGAACAGGTAGTGCACTTCAGCGAGGTCGGACAGCTCCGCCTCCCACAGAGCCAACTGGCCCTCGATGTCGGTGAACCGGCCACGGCGAGGGGACGGCACCCTCGTCGGCTCGTACGGGCCCGGCTCCGGCAACACAGCATGCGACGGCTCGACAGTGGCCAGGCCGGGCACCGGGTCGGGCTCGGGCCGGTCCGGCATCCGGGTCGGCGGAGGCACCGCCGGCACCGACCCGTCATCCGCCACGACGGCCACGCCGTCCAGCAGGCCCCGCTCCTCGGCGGCCGCGAGCAGCTGCGCCCGCGACGCCGTACGCGGCAACCCCAGCAGCGTCGTCAGACTCGACCTTTGCCAGTTCGCCGTCCGCACATCCACCCCCGCCGCCTCCGCGACCTCGTACGGATCCCAGCAGGACGCGAACGCCTTCAGGACGGCCTGCTTCTGTGCGGTGTGGAACCGGCGCTCCGGCGCCGCCGGAGCCGCATGCCGCGCCTTGATGAGCGCCTTGTGCCGCTCCAGCGCCCGACGGCCACCCCACACCCCATCCGGCTCCGCCAACTTCCCGTCCGGGCGGATACTCGAGGCGTACTGGTCGCACAGCACCATCACCGGGCAGTTCAGGCACACCTCGATCGCCGCAGCCTCACGCGCCTTCCGCTCCGCCGGCGACTCCGACACCCACGCATCCAGCGCGTGATGCGCACCCACCGGCAGACTGGGGTTCCCCGCCATCCGCGACGGATCATCCGCGTCGGGTGCGCATCCCCGGTACTTGAAGAACCGGTTCTCCACCCACGCCGTACGCGCCTGCTCCGACGACACGCCCTCGCCCACGATCCCGCTCATGCCAGTCCTCCTTCCGTACTCGGATCTATCCGCGCCACCTCAGCCAGCGCCTCACCAACCACCCGGCCCGCAGCCTCCACCGCCGCCTGCCGGGCAAACTCCCGCTCCAGCCGGGCCCGGAACACCTCCACCTGAGCGCGCAGCGCGGCGTTGTCCCGCACCTCACACCCCGCCATCAACCGGTGCGCCACCGCCTGCCGCTCCAGCCGGCGACACCGCTGCCGCTGCACCAACAGCAGCGCGACAGCGGAGACGGAAACCGCCGCGGCGAGTGCCGCGGCGGCAGTGACAGTCCGAGTCGTCACGACACTCACCCTTTCTCTCTCGGGAAGGCGTAGATCTCAGTTCGACGCCGGCTGGTCCGGCACCTCGTACAGGGCCTCCATCCGCTCGTACGCGGCCGCCACGATCCGCTCGGCGTCCCGGGTCGCCTCAATCCGCGCCATCTCCTCCGCCACCACATCCCGCGCCCGCGGCCGGGGCTTCGGCGACCCACACGACGCCCGCCAATCCCTCCGGTCACGCCGCCGGCCCCGCACCCACAACAGCCCTGAGTAGATGAACGCCGCGGACATCACACCGATCGCACCCAGCGCGGACAGCCACTCGTAGACGGAAACAGGCATGACGAACCCTCCGATCAGATCGGCAGCAGGTTGTGTGAAGTGGGGTGCCCCAGGATGGGGACTTGAGGGGCCCAAAGGGCCGCTAGGTCAGGCGGCCTTCTCGAGGGCCGTACGGACACGGGACCCAACCCAGTGCCCCAGGTTCACCGGCACCGCGTTACCGACCTGGCGCTTCAGGCTGGTCTCGGAGTCACCGGCGAAGACGTGCGTGTCGGGGAAGCGCTGGGCGCGGGCCCGCTCCCGAACGGTCAGCTGCCGTACCTCGGAGTCCTCGAGCGTCGCCCCAGGCTTCACCAGCAGGTGATGGTTCCCGGTCGTAATCGTGCTGACCGGCTCGTCCAGGCTCTGCACCGTGCAGTTGCGGCGCAGGATCACAATGAACGGCTCACCCCCGAACTGCTCCAGCCCGAGACGCACCTTCCGTGTCGTCACCGGCCCGTACGCCTCGAACACCTTCCGGTTCGGCTTACCGTCCCCGAACCGCTGCCCCGCAACCGACCAGTCGATGTGCTCCCGTATCGACCGGATCACCGGCTGAACCGGACGGTGGCAGCGCGCCGTGGGGCAGATGTAGATGTACTGCTGGCGAACCCCGTACGAGCCGACCTTCCGCACCCCGGGACGGTCGAACCGCTTACCCCACCGCTGAATGCCCTCAACCGGCCCGCACTCACTGCACAGGCACGCCGGCCGCACCCGCAGATCCGGCAGCGGCAGCCCCTTCTTCGAGAAGCAGAAGATGACCCGATTCCGCAGCTGCGGCGCCGCCTCATTCCCCACCTCACCGACGTGCGCCGCGTTCACGGACACCACCTGCACGTTCTTCCCCAGCGCGTCCCACACGTTCAGCCACGCATCGAACAACCGCCACCGGGAAGCGAAATCGACGACGTTCTCCCCGCACACCACGTCGTAGTCATGGACCTCATCCGCACGAATCAGATCCCACGCCGTGGCCCGCGTCCGGGAGAAGTCCGGCGGCTTGGGCCGCTCGTCATCATCCAACTCGACATCCAGCGACTCCTGATCCCGCGGCGTCGCATTACGGCCCGCCGGACTGATCTCCGTACAGATCGGGGACCCCACCAGGACGTGACTACGCGGGATGCTGCGGAAGTCCAGGTTGTTGATGTCGCACCGCTTGGCGTACACGCCGGTGAAGTTCGCCCGCACCGTCGCGACCGAGTCCTCGTCATGGTTGGCAGCCGTGACCGCCTCGAACCCGGCGTCCACGTACCCGCGCAGGTCACCACAACCACCCGTGAACAGGTGCGTAGAAGTCGGCCCCGTCATGCGACCGCACCTCCCTCACGGATGAACCACGCCACCGCAAGGTCCGCAGCCGTACACGGCTCACACGGAATCTCGTGATGCTCGACATGCCACCGGTAGCCCGTTCGCGTACCGCACTCCGGCCGCTCCACCGGAAGCGGCGCCCGCGGAACCCAATACCGTTCAGAACCCACCTCGCGGCACGCCTCATCGACCGCCTCGCCCCGCGCATAGTGTCGTCGGAGCGCGGTCAGAGTCCCGCACCCCACCAACTCCCGCTTCCGAGCCGGCCGGGCGGGCTTCCGCGTGCGGCGGCGCGGCTTCGGCTCACCGTGCTGCACCACATACCGCTGAAGCCCATCCAGGCCCCCGCGGATGCCCTCACGGTCCGAGGACCGCAACCGCTTCTCATCCGCCAGCGTGGACGCCAGGCAAGCCTCACGCACCGGACACCGGCCACACACCGCTTTGGCTCGCTCGGCCTGGGCAGTGTCGCCCTCAGCCGGGTAGAACAGCGCCGCGTCCAGGTTCCGGCACGCCGCCTGAGCCTCCCAGTCCCCGGTCATTAGGCCGCCTGCCCTTCCGTCGCGCCGCCCTGAGCGGCCTGGATCTCGGCGATACGGTCGTCCAACACCTTCCGCAACGTCGTCACGACACCGCGCTTGTCCACGAACTCCTCGTCCAGGACCCCGTGCTGGGCGCCGTCCTCCCCGATCTGGTTGAAGATCAGGACGTTCCTGCTCTTCCAGCAGTCGGACACCTGCCGCAGCAGCTTGGCCAGGTGCTCACTGGGCGGGCCAGGCGTCGGCCGGCTCGGCTCCACAGGCTGCTCGGCAGGCTCGGTCACGGGGACCGGCTCATCGTCCGTCTCAGCGCTGGTGCCCGGCTCCGGCTTCACCGGCGGGTCCTCCGGCTCCGGCTGCGGCGGCGGCTGCTGCTTCCACTCCTGCGGCGGATGCGCAGCCGAGAAGCACACCACAGCGTCCCGGGAGCCGTCGTTGTACAGCGACAGACCAAACTGGTCACCCAGGTTGACCGCGCACCGCTTCAGCGCCTGCGACAGGCTCGTCTTCATGGCCATGTCGTGCGCGTCGCCCACCGAGGGCTGGTTCACCGCATCCCCGGCAGCGCCGTCCTCCCAGTGGCAGATCTCCTGCCCAGAGGTGTCGAACACGGTCAGGCGGATCTGCGCTCGGTAGACGATGGTCCACGCCGTGTACGGATCCCCGTACTCCTCCCCGTTCCTGTTCTTCTTGCGGTGGTTGGGGTTGGCGTGCTCGTGCACCAGGTCCAGAGAAAGCGTCTCGATGGAGTAGCCGCCGAAGCCGAAGATGCGGATGAGCTGGCGGCGGACGTCCCACGCCTCAAGGTGGGCCAGCTTGTTCAGGGTGCGGACCCGGTTCGGGTTGATCCCTCCGTGCAGCATCCGCAGCTGGTACGGGGACAGGCGCGGGGCCTGGTTTTGGGTGTGCGAGGTCTGGCCCTCCGCCGTCGTGCTGGCGGGGGCCTCAATGGCAGACGCCATGAGGTCTCTCCTTGGGTTATGCGATGTACGAGGCGCGTGGCCGAACCGGTGTCGGCATCCAGGCCGGCCCGCACCCGTGAGGTCTACGCGGCGGGCTCTCCCAGCCGGTCAGTGAGAATCGCGCGGACGATCGTGCCCGGATGAACCCGGACACCCAGCTCCCTGGACAACTCCGGCGCCATCTCGTGCAGGGCCTCCCGAGTCTCGTGGTCGACCCGCACGGACAGCTTCTCCAGCGAAACGTCCTCCCTGGAGCCCTTCGGTGCGCGCTTCGGCCTCGGCAGCTCCCACGTACCGGCCACCAACTCGCCGACACGCCCGTCCACTACATCCTCCAGCGACACACCGGAAGCCGCAGCGGCACGGAAGTGAGCTGCCACCGGGGCCGGAAGGACCAGCGTCATCGCCGACCCCACCCCCTGGTCAACGCCCAGCTCCTCGCACATCCAGGACAGGGCAATGCTCGACTCGCTGACCCGGTAACCGGTCTCCTCGGTCAGCCTGGGCAGCTCCTGCTGCACCCGCTGGCGAAGCTCAGCACTGATCTCGAAGTTGATCGTCGTGCGCTTGCCGCTGTTCGGGGTCTTCCGGCGACCGATCGCCGGCGGCCGCCAACCGGTCTCCAGAACGGCCCGGTATCCAGCCTCGGCCACCGCGGGAAGCGGCCAGCCGAACTCCTTGGACGCCTCCTGCAAGGCCAGCTTCAACTGCTCGGGCACCGTGTACGAGATGTGGCTCAGACCGGTGCGCTCCTCACTGTCCCGCAGCTGCACCCAGCCGCCACGGGCCAGGAACGCCTCAATGGCGGCAGCCTCGTCGTGGTCTCCGTACTTCTTCAGCTTGGCGACACCACGGGCAGCGCGTTCGCGGGGCGAGTCGGTCACAGCATGGGTCCTTCCGGCGGGGCGCCGGCCAGACCGGGGATGGCCGGGCGGGCGCGTGGGGGCATGTCGCACGCCAGTCTCCTCCATTCAGCATTGCTACGCCATGACGGATTGTCGTGACGGCCGGAGCAGCGCCCCAACACCTCAAAGAATACCGTCATTGACATTGCTTGGCAATGCTCAATGCCCTATGGTGGACCCGCCGCACCACACCAAGGGGGAACCACCAATGCGACTGACGGCGAAGCAGACCACCACCAAGACCCTGGCTGACCTGTACCGCAGCGTCGACCGCCAGCAGGTCGTGACCCTCACGTACCGCGACGCCGATGGGACCGAGACCATCCGCACCGTCGAGCCGTGGGACATCCGCACCACCAAAGCCGGTCGCATCCAGCTCCGCGCCGGATGCCGCCTCCGCGGCGACGCCCGCTCCTTCTACGTCGACCAGATCGTCTCCTACACGCTTCACCGGATCGGCTTCGTCCTGGAGCAGCCCGAGGCAACGACTCCCGCCGGACGCGGCATCGTGGTCCGCAGCGAAAGCCAGCTCATCGCCCGCGAACTCGGCCGCGACTACCTGCCCACCCGCCGACTGGTGCGCACCGACACTGACCTCGCCGCCTAGGAGGATCCCGTGGCCGACACCACCGACACCGAGGACCGCGAAGCCTCAGAGTCCAGCGGCCGGAGCGTCCGGCCCGTCATCGAGCACGCTCTCACCGTCTACTACGACGGCAACGCCGAGCTCGCCCGTACCCTCATCGACCGCCTGCTCGGCGAGAACCGGAGCCAGTGATGCCAATCCACCTGAAGGCCCCTGAGCCCGTTCGCGGCGGCCCGGACGGTCGCGGCTGGACCCGCTTGTCCATCGCCTCCATGGGCGGCCTGGCCGGTGACGAGTGTGCGCTGCGCCCCCGCGACTACAGCCATCTGCGGGAGTCGCAGGACACGCGGCGGGCCCGCTATGGCGGCTACGGGCCGTGCATCGGCAGCGGAGACTGCGAGCAGTGCCCGATCCTTCAGTCCGCGCCGCGACGCCTGGACTCGCTGGACGACCGGGTTCTGGTCCGGGTCCACCCGTCGGACGGGCGCCCGTACCTGATGAACCGGCCCGAAGACGGCTGGGCATCGCTCGGGCTCCGATGGACGTGGCAGGACCTCGCCCGGCTTGAAGGTTGGGAGATCGGCCGCCGTCACCACGACGAGCACAGCGACGGCTTCTGGATTGAGCGAGCATCGGGCTGACTCCGGATACGGCGAAGGCCACCATCCCGTCTCGGGTGGTGGCCTGAAGCACAGTCAGCGCGTAATGCGCAGCATAGCTTTCCATACTGCCATCGCACCAGCGTTTCCGTGGATCAGACTGGACATCATGGCCAGAGAGCAGCAGGCGGCGCTTCCCGAGGTTCCTGCCGGGCCCCGCCGGCGCGTGTGGTGCCGGGGCTGCCGACGGGAGTTGAGTGACCCGGAATCTCGTCAGCGCCAACTGGGGCCCGAATGCGATCCGGAGCCCCGGCATGCCAGTGCACGGTTCGACGTCGATCAGGAGCCGCTCCCCGGGATGTGACCCGGGTTGTCAGCGGCACGCTCTAGACTTCAGCATCAGCGGCAAGTCGCGTACGCCGCCAACCGCATGACCCGTATGTCGCACCCACGCGGCGACAGGGGAAGGTGAAGGTCTCCCGGGGCCCGCGAAGCCAGACACTACCGTCACGGACTCCCTTTGTGCGGCGGCAGGGCGTGGGCGGCCGCCGAGAAGCGGAGACGATGACCGTGCCGAAGAAGCAGTCCACCGCGGCGAAGAGGGCCCGCGCTGTGCAGCGCCAGGCCGGCGGCAAGCACACCGTCCTCCTCGCCCAGCAGTCCGTGTGCGGGGAGCTGCTGGACCCGTTCCTGATCCTGCCCGAAACGTGCGCCCGTCCTCCGCACCCGCATGATGAGCCGCACTCCAAGAACCGCGACTTCGACGCCAGGGCGTGGCGGCAGCGTGTGGCTGACGCGTGGGCGGCGGAGGAGGCCCGGCGTGCTGCCCTGACGCCGCAGGAGCGCGCCGAGGAGGACGAGCGGGCCCGGGAGTGGGAGTACGACGAGATGCGGGCGGCCGCGGACGACTTTGACCCGTACGCGAAGGACTACAGCGATGTGGACTGACCCGGTTACCGGGGAACGTGACGTGGAAGCGATCGCCCGGGCCAGCAACTATGTGCGGCATGGCACCACGTTCATGGGCGGCATGTTCGCTTCCTGCGTGTGCCCGAGGGCTGCGTGCGGCGGTGTGGCTTCCGAGCGGGAGCGGGACGACTGCCCCCACCACCGCAGGACCCCGGCCCAGTTGTGGCACTGGGCGGCCGAGTGCCCGGGCGGGGCCGGCGCCTGAACCACTGTGCCCCCGGACCACCCGGCCGGGGGCACGCCCGCAGGGGGAGTCAGGGGAACACTTCCCCGGATCCGTCGTAGCGTGCTTGCAAGGGTCCCCGCCCAGGGCTCCGACCCCCACCCCTGCCCCATGATCGCCATAGTCACAAAACTTCTGGACCCACCACCCTCCTACCCGCACGCGCGCGACCCCGCCCTGCACCTCCCCACGACGCCCGACCACAGCAACGAGTGGGATGAGGTAGCTCAGAAGTTTTGTAATCGATCACACGGGTGGGCAGACTAAGGGGCATGGACGCCGAGGAACTCCTGCACACCTGGCTCGACGGCTCAGCCCTGCGCCCCTCCACCCGCGCCGAATACACCCGCGAACTCGCCGGACCCCGCGGCTTCCTCACCTGGTGCACTGGGCAGCAGCCCCCCATCGACGCGCTCACCGCACGGCCCAAGGACATCGCCGCCTGGGCCGCCGACTGTCACCTTGAGCCCTACCTCGACGGCCGGCCCTTCAACGGACCCGACGCCCTCGCATATCTCGCCCAGCATCACCCCGAAGCCGCCCGCTCCCACGACCGCCGCATCTCAGCCCTCACCCAATACTTTGAGGCCGCCTACGACCGGCAGATCATCACCCTTCCCCCCAACCTCACCGCGCTGCGCTCCGGCGTCACCAGACCCGCCGGCGCCAAAAACCGCCTCGACCGCATGGAACGCGCAACCCTCTTCGCCGTCATCGGCGGCTGGGGCCCCCACCACTCCCGCTACTGGCAACGCGACCAACTCGCCGTCTGGCTCCTCCTCGAAGGCCTACGCCCCGCCCAAGTCGTCCGCGTCGACACCCGCCACCTCTACCCCCAGCCCGACGGCACCTACCAACTCCGCGCCCCCGACGAACACGAAGCCGTCGGCAAACAGTTCGTCCTCGAACCCCTCACCGCGGCCGCCATCAAGGCCTACCTCAAGGTGCGGCCCGAACCCGCCGAGCCCGGCGAGCACGCGCTGCTGCTGAACAAAGACCGGCGCGCCTTCCAATCCCGCTGGGTCAACAAACTCGTCGGACAGATGGCCGCCACCCACCCCCTCCTCGCCGACCGCGAACCCCCCGTCACCGCCGACACCATCGCCCACACCGGCTTCTGGGACACCCCCCAGGGCGGATAGCCTGCGCACATGTCCACACGCACCACCATCACCTGCACCCGCTGCTCCGCCCAGGCAGACGTCCCTGAAGACGGCGACCACCGGGCCTTGTGGGATGCCGGATGGCGCTGGCTCGGCTCGCAGGACCTGTTCTCCTGCCCCGGCTGCCCTGCTGTCGTCACGGTCACCGCAGACGGGCAACACCAGCGCGGTCCAGGAGCACCAACCGAGTGACGCCCACCCAGCCCGCTACGCTCCCCGCATGAGCGAGACCAAGCAGCCGCCCATCCGGCTCGAGCTGGACGGCGTTGAAGACTTCATCGGAGTTGCGGCATCCCTCCGAGCCACCGGGGCCCGCCGTATGCAAGCCGGGCGCGGCCGCGGCAACCGCACCTTCGCCATCGACCACGACATCACCGCTCTGCAAGCCGCAGCGCTCATCGAGTTCATCGAGATGGGCACCTCCGAGGGCTGGCTGAAGGTGTCCGTCAACGCTGGCGAACTCGACGAGGACGGCGTAGTGGAGTGGTGGGAGAAGGCGTAGGCCCCGTCGGGGGGTAACCGGCCGGTACGGCGCGCGTCGGCCCTTCGGGCGCGGCAGGATCCAGGCATGACCTGCGAAGACACTGCGGGCACTCCCACCCGCATCACCTGGGAAATCCAGCTGTACGAACCCGCCAGCCGCGCATGGATCTGTGAGGGCTACGGGCGGGCCACCACCACCGCCCAGCCCGACGCCATCGCCCGCGCAGCCCTCGCCGGCTACCTCGCCGCGAACCCGCCCGGCTCTGGGGAGACGGTGCGTGCGACCGCCCGGCCCGACGGCGGCGAGACCGTCACCGTGACCGCCGCCGACCTGAACGACGACGCCACCACCGATCCGGCCGTCCGCCAGGCCCTGCCCCTCTACCTGTGGGAGGCGCTGGCCTGACGGGCTAGGTAAGGTCGGCGGTGGAGTTGTCCTCCCAGCCATCCTCGATCTGGAAGTAGCCGTTCATCGAGCGGGAGTGCCGGGCCCAGCCGCCTTGGTCGGCGATGATCACGGAGTCCTTGCCCTTCTTCCGTCCTGCGACGGCGTGGCCGATGCGCAGGCTGTGCCCGGTCCAAGTGAGCTGGACGCCCGCGCGCACGGAGATGCGTTTGACGGCGCGGGTGACGGAGTCGGGGACCATGCCGCCGGTGACCTGCCCCCACCGGTTGATGCCCACGAACGCGGGAGCATCAGGCGCGGACCAGCGCGGGTCCGCCTCCGTGACGAGCCGATCCCGGTAGGTCTTCCACGCTTCGACCGGGCAGATCTCGGGATCGCTCTGGTATCGGATCTTGGCGTCGCGCACCGAGTGCTTGGTCTTCCCGGTGAGGATGGAGACGATCAGGCCGCGCGGGTGGAGGGTGACGTCCTGGGCGAGGAGTCCGGCGGGGTCCTGGGCGCGGGCGGCGTAGTGGAAGCCGGTGAGGATGAGCGCCTTGTCGCGTGCGCCGGCCAGGGTGTCGGGGCATGCGCGTACGACGCGGTACAGGTCGGGAACCTGGGCGGTGGCGGCTTTCCCGCGGCCGCGGCGCTCCTTGTTCTTCAGGAGCTTGACGGCCAGGCCCTCGAGGCCGCGGCGCGCTTCGGCCTGGTCGTCGCGGCTGACGGTGACTTTGCGGCGGCGGAGTTCAACGACGGTTCCGGCGAGGATGGTGGAGGCCGAGCTGGGGGCGTAGCCGGATCCGTTGGCCTGTCCTTCGCGGAGCATCCAGGCGACGTAGGTGGCGAGGGCGCCGCGGGAGCCCTCGAGCAGGGGCAGGTTCTGGGTGGTGGTGAAGCGTTCCCAGACTCGCCAGGCCTTGGTGTAGGTGTCGGTGGTGTTTTCGGGGGTGATTTCGCGGGCGACGGCGTCGGCGAGGTCTTCTGCTTGGGCGAGGCGGTGGGCTGCGTCGATACCGTGCCGGGCGGCCCACTTCTGGATGAGGGCGGTGCGCTCGAGCTCTGCCGCAGGAACGAGGTCAGCCACGACCGTTCTCCGGGTGAGTGGTGTGCATGTCTTCCTCGTTCCACTCTCCGAGGATCTCGTCCTCATGAATTGGGCCGCTGTGGCCGTGGTGGCGGATGCACTCGGCGTCACATGCTTCGTCGTCCGGCCAGAACACGGTGCGCGCGCCACAGGTTTGTTGTGGGACGTCGTATGGCATCTCGGTGTCCCAGATGGTGCGGCACTGCTGGCACTCGATGATTGCGGTGTCGCATCCGTCGGAGTTGCCGAAGCCGCCTTCTACTCGGCCGCGTTCCTCAAGGTCGGCGCTGCCGCACTGGGGGCACCTCTTGTCGTACCGGTTGAGGCTCACGGTCGCTCTCCCCTATGTGATCGGATAAGGAGAGGTTATCCGACGCCACATGAGGTGATCCCTCCGCCGGGCGCTCTTAGGTCCTGGTTATGAGCGTCTGAGGGAGCGGTCCTGTGCCGTCAAACTCAGGCGGGGTCGGGGAAGGCGTGGTCGACGCTGCCGAGCACGTCCTGGCAGATGCATCCGTCGACGGGCGACCAGGACGGGCAGAGACTGGTGATGCCGGCGGTGTGCTCACACGGGTCGTTCCAGAACGTCGCGTCGCAGCCGCACTTGTCGTTGTTGTGCCAGCGCGGGACGGGCTCCCGGCAGAGGTCGCAGACGAGGAACGGGTTGGCGAACTCGACGTAGACGTGGGTCCTGGTGAAGGTCATAGGTCCATGCTGGCGCTTCTCGGGCGCGGCGTTCCCCCTGCGGGCAGCCAGCCCGAGTGAAGGAACATTATTCGTAGTCAGGCGCGCCGTTGCCTCGGTGACGCGCTTCGCTTAGTCGGCGCACCGTCGGGGCGAGGATGCGCCGCAACTCTTCCACAACCTCCCAAGGCGGTTCGGGTGCTTCAGCGACGCAGGCCTGGATGTGGGCGATGACGTCGTTGCCGAGGATCCGTCGGCGTTCTTCTGCGTGCATGCCGTTCCAACGGGACGGCTGCGGGGGTGGACACGTGCGGCATTGGTGATGTGCCATCAGATTCTTCGTCAGGAGCGATTTTGCGCACGACCGCAGATCTCGGGTCGACGGGTGGTTCCCTGGCTTCCTTGTGTAGCGTTCGCGATGCGTGTATCGTTTGAGTCATGCGCAAGATCTATGCCGAGTTCGAAGACCCCGACAACCTCGAAGGACCCAAGCTCGCCGCCTTCGATATCGCCCCCGATCTGGCCGACGCCATCCGGGAAGCACTCTGTAACGTCCGCACCGTCGAACCGCCCCGCCATGTCCACTCCTTCGACGACCTGACAGAGACCATCGCCCAGACGTCCCGTCTGATCCAGCACCTAGAAGCCTTCCGGGAGCTGGCTATGGTCGCGGCCGACAAGACTGGCCCGCACGCTGACCGCAAGGCCATTGCCGTTGCTGCCGCCATGCCGCCGTCGCGGCTGTATCGGGTTCTGGAGAAGCACGGGCGACCGAAGAACCGCGCGAAGGCGTACGACGACGCAGTGCACCAAGCCATCGACGAAGGCGTAGAGGGCATCCCTCAAATCTTCGCCCGAGCCAACGAAATCACCAAGACGTGAGGACACCGACCATGCTGGCAACACGCGAGCGCGCCCAGGGAAAGACGGTCTGGGAGGAGACGATCATCTGGCACAAGCCGATCGGGCGGGTCTCGGAGGAGTTCCAGGCCATCGCCTGCTCCGACACCGACGGGATCGTCTTCCCGCCGCCGAAGCAGGACGTACCGCTGCGCCTGGACAAGGCGGGCGAGAGCTGGTGCCCGGACTGCCTCGCCATCATCCAAGCCGACCGCACCGACGAGCAGTGAGGGCACCGGCCATGGAAGACGAGCACGCACGGAAGGTCGCATCCCTCAACGCCGAACTCCGGGACCGCATCATTGAGAACCACGAACTCCGCCGGGAAGCGGCCCGCGCTCTCCGATTCATCGAACGCGGCGACCTAGACTCCGCGACGACCCTTCTGCGGCGTCTGTCCCTCAGCGTTGCCGAGAAGTAAGGACCCCCACCATGGCCCGAACGAAGCCCGTTCCCATCTTCACCCCTTGGGATGGACAGGCCATGACCATCCGCCATCACGAACACCACGAGCGCATCGCAAAGATCAGCTACGCGGAGACCGATCCGGCAGAGCCAGAATGTCTCACCGGGTGGGTTCTCTGCTGGGCATGGAACCGTCTTCCGGTAACCATCCACGACACTGCTCTTGAGGCTGTCGCCCATGCCCGGGATGCGTATCCCGAGTATTTGAAGGCCGAGAACGAGGCCACGCGGGGGTTCCGTGAGCGGGAAAAATATGAGGAGCGCTTCGTTCGCCGTCGTGCCAATTCCGTGGCGCGCGCCCTGCGAGTACCGACCGGCGGTCAAAAAGGGTGGCAGAACCGTCGACCGTCAGCTCCTGACGCCGAACAGTGACGACAGCGCCCCGTCTGAGGAAAGCAGGCGGAGGCACCGTCATGCAGGCTACCGGCCGGCGGCGAGATTCGGACAACACGCGAAGTCGCAGGTCATTGACACCTACCGGGTACTAACGGTTCCTGGCGTTACATTGCCGAGTCACTGCGGGTGCCTTTGAGCTCCCGTGACTTCACCTGCACCCAGGTGCCCTGTGGCTGCGAATTGCAGCCCCCCAACACGCGAACCTACCGATGTGTTCTACCGTTCCCGCATCCGTCCATCGAGGTGGCTCAGGAAGGGAGGACACTGCCATGCCCGGAAGATGTGGCGACTTTCACACTGCGACAGAGGAGCGTGGCGGTCCGGTGGCGTTCCGTGGTGCTGTGTGGCCATGTGTGGTCATGTGTACGCACCAGCGCGTGACGGGCCGTCACATCACATGCGCGCAGGGCGTCTCGCCCAGACGCGGACGCACGGTTGTCTACCCCCGCCGATACACTCGGCACGCAGAAGGAGCCCACCCCCGACGCGAGTTTCTCAGGCCAGTGTCGGGAGGGCTCCCTATGCGATGTCCCATTCGCCAAGTCACTGAAAGGCAGTGAAAGGAACAACATGAAGCAGGGTAACAAGGAGCCCGGTCCCGTGGACAGGTGGCTCGCCCGAGTGGCCCGCTACCTGCGGGAATGGCCCCGTCGGCACGCGCGGACTGTCCACGACCAGATCCTCAACGGGGTCGCGTACGGGGTCGGGAGCGGCGCGGTCAGCCTGCTGGTCCTCTGGTATGAAACCCGCCTCTGACGGCGAACAGATCCATGATGGCCCCCGCTACGGTGGGGGCCATCCTCATGCCCGACGCCTTTGGCTGCCCGCCTGGCTGCACTCGCTGATGTTCTTCATCGACGAGCCGACACCTGCGCCCGCCACTCCTCCAGCTCCCGGGTGCACAGCACGCACAGAGGGTTCCCGCCCAACCCGTACCTGTGTGTCGGATGCTGGCACTTCGTGCACGGGCCCACCTGCGCGGGGGCGCACACGGGGGCCGGCGGGACGGGTCTGGCGGAGGTCGGGGTGCTCATGACGGCCATCGTACGAGCGTGCGGGCGTGGCAGTGCGGCCCGTCCTCGCTCACGCGCCGACTGCCGCCCACGGCCCGGCGAAGTCCGTTCCCGTGTTCGACCCCGGCGTGATTGACGACGGCAGTGCCGTCCGGCCGGTGCCGTTCTTCGCGAACCGGTAGGCCGATGCGGTCAGGCCCAGGTTCGAGGCCGTGTCGACGCCCGTCCAGCCGGAGCCGCGCGTCAACGTCGGAGGGGACGACGCGTTGAACACCATCCCTACCCAGTAGAACGCGCCGGCCGTCAGCGACTGGCTACTGATGGTGGTGGCCTTCAGCGTGGCCGACGAGATCGCCGAGTCGACGTTCGCGGACGCCAGCAACGTGCCGCTCGAGTTGTACAGGCCGACCTCGTTCTGGCCTGCGACGGGCCCGAATCCCTCGCCTCCGACCCACCAGTAGATTTTGGTGACGTTCACGTTGGCGGCGATGTTGATGCGGGTCAGGTACAGAACGCCGCCGGACAGCTGCGTGGAGTTGACCGCCAGGGCCGGGTCGTAGCACCAGGCGGCGATCCCGTGGGCGGACGGAGTGGCCTGCCCCAGCGCGTTGCCGGTGACGGCGAGTGTGCCGTCCACGGCCAGGTTTCCGGTGACCGCGGTGTTCCCGGCGAGCTGCCACGCGGTGCGCAGGCGGGACCAGGCAAGAGGGATGCCCTGGAGAGTCATGGCCGTCTCCTCAGTTGTACAGCCGGAGGACGTCGCCCACCGGGAGGACAGGGATGCCACGCGAGTTGATGGCGTCCATGATCAGATTGAAATCTGTCTGGCTGCATTGGTTCGACGTGGTCACCGAGCCGGTGACGATCTCGTGGAAGGTGAGGATCAGCCAGTCACCTTGGAGTTGGCAGCGGTCCAGGGATCCGCCCGCGCCGGTCAGGTTCGAGGGGAGGCCTCTGGCGGAGGCGCCGGCGAGGGAGCCGATGCCGGTGATCGAGCGCATGCGGTACGGGGCCGGGGGCGGAAAGATCTCAAGGTTGTCGGCGCTGCTGATGCCTCGCCCGGATGAGAAGTAGCGGCAGGCGAGGGACTCGATGGACACGTTGTCGCTGGTCTTGGAGAACCAGCCGCCGGGGTAGGCGAAGGAGGCGGACGGGAAGCCGTTGGAGGCCATCCACATGCGGGTATTGCGGATATCGTCCTCCACCACGGCCGCGGTGAGGGTGTTGTATTTCGCGTTGTGGTTGGTCACCGAGTAGGCGTGGCCGGCGACTTCCCACCCGGAGTTGTTCTGGACGGACTGGAGTTGCGCCGTGGTGAGGTAGCCGCCGGTGCCGATGACGTCGCAGATCGTGTAGAGGGTGCCGCGGAAGCCGAGGCTGTCCATCTTGGGGCGGGCGCCGGTGTACTGGGTAGCGTAGGAGTCGTCGAACGTGACGCTGACGACGCCATTCGGGAACGTCTCGGTGGTGTCGTTGATGACCTCGATGGCCTGGAGGTTGACGGTGAGCGGATTGCCGGTGTTGTCATCGACGACCTGGAACAGCAGGTCGGTGAACCCCGACGTCGTCGAGGGGACGCCCGTGGACGAGATCGAGTAGGTGCCCGTTGCGGATCGGACGTCCGCCCACGACAGCGTCATCACCGCCCACTCCCCGCTGAGGACCTGGTTCTCCGCGGTGGAGGCGTGGGTGTGGAGCCGCCAGGAGAACGTGTTGGCGATCGTAGATGTGCCGACCTGCACGTTGATCTGGTTCAGGTGCGTCACGTCACTGACCCGGAACACCAGCCGGAGCGCCTTGCCCGTCAGGTCGGGCAGGGCGCTGCCCAGGCGACGAATGTTCGCGACCGCGCCCGTACCGGTCGTGACGACCTGAAAGGACTGCGTACCGCGGCAAAACGTGTCGGTGTCGTTGACGTTCGACGAAGCGACACCGGATCCGGACGCCGTCCAACCGTGCCCGGACTGGAACTGCTGCGACCAACTGGCGGGCCGCCAGGCAGGCCTCGGGCTGGACGGCAGCATCAGCGGCAGGGTGACACCCGCTGTGCTGAGTCGGCCGCCAACGATCAGATTGTCGTCGGTGGCGAGGGTGTCGGCACCGGCCCGGTACAGGTTGGTGTCCCGGGCTGCGTTTCCGGGACCCCATTCTTGTCGTCCAGCGGCGTCGCGCCGGTACCGGTCGAAAGTGTCCCCGGAGGCCAGGGACGCCTGCGCGACGGTTGTTGAGCTGGTCAGGGTGGCGTTGAGGGTGCCGGTCATGGAGCCACCGGCGAGCGCAAGAAGGCCGCCGAGCGCGGTGGTCAGGCCAGTCACTTGGGATTGGGCGACGGTGACGGGGTCGGTGCCGCCGGACGCGTGGCTGCTGGAGTGCGCAGTTGGGGTGCGGGCGTTGGTGGTGGTGGGGTCGGTCGACTTCAAGGCGATCGTGTCGCCTGCGCCGGCCGCCCCGAGCGGGGGCTGCGGGCCTTGCGGCCCGGTGTCGCCGGTGTCGCCCTTCGGGCCCTGCGCTCCGGTGGCTCCTGCGGGCCCCTGATCGCCCGTGTCGCCCTTGGGGCCCTGCACACCCTGGACCCCCTGCGGGCCGGTCTCGCCGGTGTCACCCTTCGGGCCCTGCGGCCCGGTCGCGCCCGCCGGGCCGGGGTCGCCTTGCGGCCCCTGCGGTCCGACGAGGCTAGCCAGCCATTCCTCCTCTGTGGTGCCTGAGAAGCCGTTCAGTTGGGCTAGCTCGTAGGCGGACAGGCCTGCCTCGCCCGTGTCTCCCTTGTCGCCCTTCTGCCCGGCCAGGTAGACAACCGTGCCGTCCCCGGTCTGTGTGTCGGACAGGTCAGCGCGGATGGAGCCCACCCAGTGCTCGCCCGTCGCGGGGACGGCGATGAACGTGCGCATCGGGGTGCCGTCCAGGGCGCGGCCTTCGGTGATCGCCCACAGGGTGTCGCCCGCGTCGGAGACGATCTCACTGTTCGGGGTGAGGTCGACGGTCCAGACGCCGTCGCTGTTGGGGGTGATGCGCTGCGACTGGACGACTTCCCCGGGGACGCTGGCGACGTAGCCGACCGCTGGCTTCCCGGTCACGTCGACGAGGGTGGCGGTCATCTCCACCCGCTGCGGGTTGGGGGCCCCGATCAGTTTCCCGTTCACCGTGGTCATGGCTGCTGTACTCCAGGTCAGGCGGTCGGCGGGCCGGGATCATCAGACTCGTGCTGGGTGTCGTGCAGGGCGCCCTGATGCTGGGCTTTGAGGACCATGAGGGTGCGCTGCATCACCAGCGCGGCAATCAGCAGCAGGATCAGCGTGCGCACGAACCGCATGGCCGAGGCCGGTGCACCTTCCTGCCAGATCGTGATCAGCACGGTGTACGCGCCGAGCGCCCCTATAGCGAGCGTGAACATCATCAAGTGGCGGCCCACCGCAGTGGACCGCCATGGCGCGTGCCGGTGGTAGACGACGGCGAACACGGCGCAGCACAGGGTGACCAGGCCCGATGCGGCTGTGTTGGCGAGCTGTGCGCAGTCCATCAGTGACGGCCTCCCTCCAAAGCGGCGCGGAACATTTCCGCGAAATGGTTGCGTTGCCGCTCCCGTGCCAGGCGGGCGGCGACTTCAGCGACGGCCGGCCGGTGCGCTTCAACTTCCCGGCGCGCCCGTTGTGCGCGGGTCAGAGCCGACTCGGCGGCCTTCTGCCCCGCTGTCTGTCGGGGTGTCTCCGAGTCCTGGGGGGTGGGCTTAGGACGGCGGCGCAGCAACCGGCTTATCCATCGCATCCCCTGGCACCTCCCCCCTGATCGCGCGCAGCACGTGGTCGGCGGTGCGGGACAACTCCAGCAGTTCACCGACCTGTGCCTGCGACTCCACGCGTGCGGCCTCGCTCTCCCGGTAGGCGTCACGCCAGGCGTCTCGTTCCGCGACGAGAGCCTGGATACGGTCGTTGCGGTCCTGGCGGACGTCCTCGACCACGGAGCGGGGGACGAGGTTGCCGCGCAGGATGAGCAGCACGATGAGGGTGACGAGGGCGATGGCTCCGCCTTGGGCGATGTTGATGCCCATCAGCTCGTTCACCGGTGCCGCTCCCTAGTGGTGGGGCACGCCCGCACTGCTGCCAGACGGTGCCGCGCGTGCCAGGTGGTCATCGGTCAGACCGCGGTCGGCTTGGGCGCCCGCTCCAGCGGGCTGGACTGCTCGAGCCGGACCTCGGGCACCGGGGCGGTCACCTCGCGCCGCAGGAAGATGGCAACCGCGCTCTCGACGATCAGCATCCACAGGGCCTGCTGCTCGGCGCTCATCTCCAGGCCGAAGCCGAGGAACAGGGCCAGGCTGGCTTGGGCGAGGTTCACGATGGCGGCCGCGGCCGCGCCGGTGCGCAGCACGATCGCCTCGATGAGGGCGACGGCGCAGGACAGGACGGCCATGATGACGGCCTGCTGGTCGGCGCTGACGTCGAGGCCGTAGGCGGATGCCAGCTTGAGGGCGACGGCGATGAAGCCCAGGATGTAGACGGGCTCTCTTCCGAGGATCTTCACGGGTTTCTCCAGGTGGGAGGGTGGTGGGGGGTGGTCAGACGTTGGGGACCTTGAGCCGGTCCCAGGAGGTCTTGCCGGGGATCCCGTCGGCGTCCGCGCCGGCGTAGCCGAGCTTCTTCTGCCAGCGCCTGTAGGACTCCCTGTCGGCGTTGGTCCAGTTCGGGCCCGGCCCGTTGCGGTAGACCGCGCAGCCTTCCTGAACGAGGCGCCTCCCCATCGCGGTGATGACCGGGGAGTGGCGGCCGCCGTGGAAGAACTCGGCGCCCGGGAACGGCTCGTACTGCGGCGCGGCCGGCTTGGTCGCGGGCAGCTTCAGCTTCTGCCCCACCGTCAGGTCGTCGGGGTCCCGCAGCGCGTTCAGCGACACCAGCTTGGCAACAGTCGTACCGTGTGCCTTGGCGATGCTGGTGAGGGTGTCGCCCGGCTTCACCGTGTATGTCGACGCGCTGGGCGCAGGGGTGTCGTTGCCGCCGGACTCGTTGACGACGGCCTTGCCGGGAACGACCGAGGTGTCGATGGCGCCCGGATCCCAGTGGCTGTTGCCGGGCACGTGCATGTGCCCGAAGTGGCCGCCCTTGGTCTGCCACGTGGTCCGGTTGCGTGTCGTCTTGGCGACGGCGGTAGCGGTGGCCAGTGGGGCGCCGGCGGGCCATACGTCGGGGATGCCGTGCGCTCGCATCGCAGCGAGCAGCTTGCGGAAGTTGGGCTTCTTGGCGGGGTCGAAGCCCTTCGTCCACGGGGAGCTGGCGCGCCCGAGGACCTCCACCTGGATGTTGACCTTGCCTTCGCGGTTGGTGCGGCGGGTGCCGTCGTTCTGGAGCGCGCGGGCGGACTGGGTGAGCGGCCCGAACTGGCCGAGCTTGTCGCTGTCGGGGTCGTAGATGACCTGCGGTTCCGAGGCGACCCGGATCAGGTAGGCGGCGATGGAGGTGAAGTAGCCGCCGCCTGCTGGGGACTCGGTGGTGTGCCAGGTCGCGCGGGGCGGGTTCTCCGGGTGGTCCATGGCGCCGCCGATGGACTGATCCCCGAAGCGGACAGCGACGTCAATGTAGGCGGGGCCGGACGCGCCGCGCGGCAGGTCGATGCCCTCAATCTGGGTCTTCGGGTCCGGGTCCGGGTCGTACACCCGGTACTCGAGGGCGCCCACGGGCACGTACACGTCCAGGTCACCGTCGTTGCGGAGCACCATGAAGGCGCCGTCGATGTGCGGGTGCTGGCGGACGAAACGCGGGGAGGTCTTCAGGGCGGCGATGGCGCGTACTTCGTCGACGTGGGCCTGGTCGACGACGCCGAGGTAGGTGGTTTCCACCTGCTGCCCGTCGGTGTCCGGATCCGGTGAGGCGAGGTGGTCGATGGCGACGTGGTACTCGGTCATCGCGAGTTGTCCAATCGGGGCTGGATCAGGTCGATTTCGTTGCGGAGCTCCTGGTAGAGAGCGAGGGTCATGCGGAAGCTGCCGGAGTCGCCCCAGGACTGTGACCAGGAATTTTGCACGCGCAGGATGGTGTGGTCGTAGAAGATCCGGTTGGTGGATTCGTCCACTGCCACGGCTTCCAGGGCGGTGATGCAGACTTCGTGTCCGCCGACTACAGGCGAGTTCTGCCAGTTCGGGATCTCGTCCAGGAGGGCCAGGTCTCCGGTCGGGGAGCTGAATGCGTCATGCCAGGGCATTCCCATCAACACGGGGCCGGTCTGGAGGAGGGTGCAGAGTTCCTCTGCCGTGGTGGCGTGCCCGTACTGGTCGATGAGGCCGCGGGTGCGCAAGGCCTTGGCGACGCCGAGGCCGGAGGAGCCACAGTCGGTCGTGGGCCACGTGTAGTCGTTCCACTGGTCGCGGTGGGTGGCGTCGGAGTACAGGCCGATCGCCCACGCCTCGGCGGCCGCCGGATCGGTGACGTCGAGTCCGGCCTGGGCGAGCTCACCGGCGGTGTGGAGGGCGGAGATGAGGGCGGTGGCGGCGTTGCCCGTGCACGAGCCGAGAGCGTCGACGTCGTCGGCGCCCTCGAAGAGTTGGCTGGTGTGGATGTTCTGGGCGAGGAGGTTCTGCTGGTCCAGGACCGGGATCTTGGGCGCCCATTCCACGGGGTGGAGGGGGCTGCCGCTGTAGGGGCGCCGGTAGGCGAGGCTGCGCGGGTCCAGCACGAGGTGCCGGCCGAGGCCCGGCCGTACGTCGTACTTTTTGATGGTGAGGTCGGGCACTCGCCCGTGCTCCTGCACTCCCCGCGCCCAGAGCTGGTGATTCGTGCGGGCCACTGTTGTGTGGCCGTCCCTCAGGCGGTGATGCAGGGGCGCGGGCGGAGGGTCGCCCGGCTGATCTCAGGCTAAGGCCTGCCGGGAACGGTGTTCCCCCTGTGGTGTGGTTACTGGGGTGCGGGCGGGAGGGGCGTGACGGGGAACAGCTGCTCGTGGCGTTCGGCGTTGGTGGAGGTGACGTAGTCGACGTTGTCGAGGAGCCACTGCTCGATGTGGTGGGCGAGGGCGGTCTCGTCGACCTGCGTGTATTCGGACTGCACGTTGACGTACACGCGGACTGGGTCGGCTTCGCCGTTGCCGTTGATGAGGGTGTAGGGGTACTCGGCCATGGTCACGCTACTTTCGTCAGGCGGATACGGGAGTCGGTGTAGAGGGTGGTGGCGGTGGCGTTGGCGCCGCCTTGGGCCCAGCGCAGAGCGAACGTTCCGCCGGTGCTGCTCACGCGGAGGGTGCCGCGGACGATGACGCCGTAGGCGTTGGTGGAGACACCGCCGTAGACGCGGGTGGCGGCGATGTCTGTCGTTTCGGTGCGCACCGTGTAGCCCCAGGGGCTGGTGACGTCCTGCTGGGTGCCGTTGGAGGCGGTTCCGGAGACGACGGTGGTTCCGTTGCCGAGGCCCATCCACTCGCCGGCCGCGCCGGAGGGGGTGCTCCAGCCCATCTGGAAGTCACCGGGACCGCTGTACTTCAGCCAGCCGTCGATCTCGTAGATGGCGTTGGCGTCGACAGTGAAGGTGATCTGGGTGTCGTTGGTGGGGGTGGTGGTGTTGGTGCGGGTGTCGTCGGTGCTGCGCCGCTTGCTCTGGAATCCTCCGGTGCCGGCGACAGTGAGGTTGCCGTCCTTGTCGACGGAGAACTTGGAGACGCTGTTGACCAGCAGGTTCAGCAGGGTTCCGGTGTGTCCGGTGGCGGTGTTGACGTAGAGGGCGGCGTTGGAGGAGGCGGGCGGGTACACCTCGAGGCGCCCGTTGGTGAGCTGACCGCGGCCTGCTTCCACGATGAAGATGTTGTTCTGGCTGGAGTTGTCGGCGTTGATGTAGCTGACTGATCCGTATCCGGAGCGCAGGTCGATGCGGCCGCCGATGGGCAGGCCGGTACTGGAACGGATGCGCTCGATGACAGCGAAGTCGTTACCCATGAAGGTGCGCCACTTCATGTCCGTGTAACCGGATCCGGTGAAGGTGCCGCTGTTCATGCCAAGGTCGGCTGCGCCTGCGGTGTTCTCGGAGACGTTGATGACGGCGCTGTTGGTCTGCGCGGCGTTAGTCATCCGCAGGTTGGGGTAGGTGGCGTCGGGGTCCAGCCACAGGACTGCTCCGGTGGTGCCCTGGACGAGCAGGCCGCGCTCGGAGAGTTCACCGATGGCGGTGGAGATGACCCCGTCGTAGACGAGGACTTTGTTCGCGGCGGACTCGTTGATCGTGATGCGGGCGCCCGAGGCGGCGGTCTGGAGGAGGGAGCCGGTGATGGTGCCGCCGGTGATGGTTTTGCCGGTAATAGCGTCCGCTGCCAGTGCGGTCGCGTCGACTGCGCCCGCTGAGATTTTGGCGGCGGTGATGGCGCCGTCGGCGATGTTCACCGCGTTGACGACGCCGGTGGGGACGGTCTCCAGGGTGACCTGGTCGACCTGCATGGTGCCGCCGGAGGTGGAGCCGATGAGGAGGCGTACCAGGGGGCGGATGTAGCGGACGCTGGTGTGGAGCTGTCCGGGGGCTTTGGGGTCGGGGCACGCGGTGATTGTGCCGGTCGCGGCGGTGCCCTTGGCGTAGCCGGTGACGGTGGTCCACGTGGTGCCGACCGAGACGGTGAGGTTGGCGGCGGCGATGTAGTGCTGGTTTGCGATGAGGTTGGCGCCGGTCTGGTTGACGCGGGTGGTGCCGTCGGCGGCGATGCCGGTGAGGCCGATGTACACGGTCGGTGTGCCGCTGACGGGGGTGACGGTGGTGCGGATGCGGGCGGTGACCTTGTACAGGGCGTCGGGGTCGAAGGGGGTGTTGGTGGTGCGTTCCAGGGTGGTGCGGCCGGTGGCCTGAATGACGGTGCTGCCCGCGCCGGCGTCGGTGACCCCGGTGACGACAGCCCAGGCGCCGGTGTCGGTGGGCTGCGTCCACAAGGTGGCGTCGCCCATCGCGTCGGTGATCTTCTGGGAGATGGAGTCGGCGATACCGACGGTGAGCTGGTTGGTGCTGATGGCCCCGGCTGCGACCTTCCCCGCGATGACCGAGTTGGCCGCGAGCTTGTCGGAAGTCACGGCGAGCGCGTCCAGCTTGGCGGTGGTGACCGCACCTGCGGCAATCTTCGACGCGTTGACGGCGTCGGTGTCGATCTGCGCTGCCTGCACGGCTGCGGCCACGATCTTCGGGGTGGTGATGGCGTTGTCGCTGATCTCCGTGGTTCCGATCGCCCCGACGGCGACCTTCGCCTGGGTGACCGCGTCGTCGGCGAGCTTGACGGTCGTGATGATGCCGTCCACGACATCGTCCGCGACAACCGGTGTCGGCTCCGTCGGCCCGACGATCCTTGACGGGGTGGAGGCCGTCCCGGAGGTGTTGCGGGCCACCAGCAGCACGTAGACGGGTTCATCGCACGCGACGACGGCGGTGGCGCCCTGCGCGGTTTCGATCGTCGCCTTCAGCGTGTCCGCGCCCGGCGTGTACGACGCGAGCGGGGAGACGTGGACTTCCGTGCGCTGCCAGTCCAGCGGCACCACTGCCCCGTCGGCGAACTGGCCGTCCCAGGACACGGTGACCCCGTTGATCATGCCGGTCACGATCGGGTCGGACGGCTGCGGCGGGGGCGGCCCGTTGACGATGTTCACCGCGGTCGTGCCGTCGGCCTGGACACCGAGGAGGCCGCGCAGGCTTCCGTCGCCGTCGCGGACTTGTACGGCGGTGTTGTCGATGCTGGCGTGGGAGAGGCGAGCGGAGTTCTCCAGACGCTCGAGGCGCGCCCGCATGGACGCGAGTTCACGGCCGATGTCCATCACAGGCTCCCGTAGTGGTACATCGAGGCGGGCTTGAGGCTGACGACGGCCTGCGGGCCGCCCCGGGCGGTTGGCTTGATCGTCCATCCGGTGACGCGGCACCAGCCGGTGTAGGACGTCCACGCGTTGTGGATGCGGGTGTAGATGTCGTCGCCGACCTGCCACGCCCCGAACGGTGCGGCGTCGGTGTCGCGCAGAACGACCTGTTCGACGCTGCCGAGGGTCTGCCGCCTGGCCCGCTCCCATGCGACGCGGTCTTTGAGGACGTCGTTGCCGTTGATCTCCGGGTACTGCACGGCGGCCTCGAGGCGGAGGCGGCCGTTGCGGACAGCGGAGATCTGCCTCAGTTTCGCGCTGCCGTCACCGGCACCCGTCCCGATCACGACCTGCGCGTAGTCGTCACCGGAGAGGATCTCTTCGGGTTCTTCGATGATGTTGACGCCGGAAGAGAACGTGATGTCGGTGCGGCGGGTTCCCAGGCGTGGCCAGCCCAGCTGGATGCGTTTGATGACGTCGGTCTTACCCGTGTTCCAGGCGGTGGTGCACGTGTACTCGGGGGTGGCGTTGTCGGAAACGAGTTCGTCGACCTGGTCGCCGAGGCTCTTCGTGTCGTACCAGTAGGAGTGGTACTCGTCGCCAGGCACGCCGACCTTGGAGGTGCTGGTGGTGGTGTCGACGATGACGCCGAGGTCACCGTCGGGAACAGATTGGGCGTACTCCCAGATGTTGCGGATGACCTCGCAGCGGTCCGTGTACACGTAGGGGCCGCGGCCGCCGTGCTCGCCGTCCAGGTCGAAGCGGCGTTGCAGGTACGACGACCAGGAGGCGGCCTCGAGGCTGTAGTCGTTGCCGGAGGATCGGACGTCCCAGATGAGGCCTCCCCACTGGATCTGCCCCTCGGATTCGACGTAGATGGCGGTGGTGCCGGGGTCGACGGTGGCTGGCTGGGAGGCGATCAGGCGCGGCGACAGCTTCCCCGTCAGACTGCCGGGCCCGGACAGTTCCGGCCCGTACTCCAGTTCCGTGACCGGGAGCGCGGTCGCCAGCCAGTCCCCGGTGAGGAGGTTCTGGGTGAGGACCCGGTCCGGGATGGGCTGGGTCACCGGGGTGCCTCTTCGAACTGCACGTCGGCGACGAGGGTGGTGCCGGAGTCGACGTAGATCCGTCCGGCCTGTCCGGAGGCGAGGCCGGCGGCGCGCACGCGCAGAAGCTGGGTGGTGTTGCGGTAGGCGGAAGGCAGGGTGAGGGTGTCGGCCATGATGGCGGCGATACGGCGGGCGCCGCTGCCCTGGTTGTCGTCGAGGGTGGTGGGCTGCACGGACAGGCTGGCGCCGAACGTGGCGCTGATCTGGCCGTAGAAGTTGCCGAGGTCGTAGCGCAGGGGGCTGACGTCGATCTTGATGATGGCTTTGGTGGCCCAGTCGGGGATGGCGATGTTCCACCCGGCCGCCGTGCTGAAGTAGGAGTAGCTGGTGCTGCTGCCGATGCCGCTGCTGATGCTGGACGGTGACTGGGTGACCAGGGTGCGGGAGCGGCGCGGATTGGCGCACTTCCGCAGGTCGGTGATCATCGCGTTAGTGATGGTCCCTGTGGAGGCTGGGATGTCGATGCGCGCCAAGGGGATACCGGTGCCGGTCGGAACCGTAGTCGCCGAAGATGAGACGTTCGATAGGACATCAATGAAAACGATCTCGTCGGTTGCCGGGTTGTGGCTGTATCCGTACTCGGGATCCTCAACGCGGACGATGACCATGTCCGAGCGCGGTGTGGCCCCAGTGGCCGCAATGTCAACGTTGATGGACCCGACGTTGCATGCGGCGTAGTGGCCTTGGAAGGTGTTGTCGCGCCCTTTGATGACACCCGAGCCATCGCCCACGGTTACTCCACCGCCAGGCGTCGATCGCTGCGTAACTTTCAGATCGTCGCCCTGAGTAATGCCCTCCGCCCCGTTGGCGAGGTCGCGGACCAGCATGCGGAACTGCTGCGCGGAGTGGGTGGCCCCGTTGGTGAGGATGGGCGCCGGGAAAAAGGCCATTGCGGCTCTCCTTCAGAGGGCTATGTAGGCGTCGCGCCAGGTGACGCGCAGGCGGGACGAGTTGGTGTTGTCGAACGCCGTCCACCGCATCTCCGATGTGCCGGGCAGCAGGCTGAACAGGTCGAGGCGGCTGCCTGGGGAGAGGTAGGTGGTGGCGTTGCCACCGTTGTCCCAGGTGACGGTGCGATAGCCGGGCCGGGTGTCGATCTGCACCCACCGGCCTGCCGTCAGGTTGAGGGTGGGCAGGGCGAGGGCGCGGCCGGTGGCGACGTTGGTGATGGTGACGTTGGCGCACGGCCCGGTGATCCGCAGGATCGGCCAGGCGGGCGCATCCCCTTCGTTGGTGACCCAGCCGGGCCGGTCCGCGGCGACGGTGCCGTCCTGGACGTAGATCGGCGCCACGACTGGGGCGGCGAAGCCGCCGCCGGTCAGCCAGCCGAGAGGCAGCTCGGTGACGGACTCCTCGTCCGCGTAGAACGTGGGGTCGTGGGCGAGGAACTCCATGTCCAACGGCACGTAGCCGTGGATGACCTGCCGGTACTCCGGCTCGAGCTTCCGCGCCCGTACCGTGAGCCGCTTGACCGGCCGTCCGGGGCGCTTGAGGCGGAGCGCCATGCCCTGACCTCCCAGCAGGCGTACGGCGGCCGGGTCGGTGGCGGCCTGGAGAGCGGCGACCATGTCGTGGCAGGCGTCCGGCTCGCCGGGGATGCGGATGGCGGCATCGATCTGGATCTGCCTGCCTGCCCAGTAGTCGGGTCCGGCAAACTGGCCGTCCATGGACGGCTGGTCGACATCGGAGTCCCTGACCGGTGGACGGCCGAGCCCGGTGGTCTCGATCACCTGCACGTTGGTGCCGGCGCCGATGAGGACGCCTCCGACGTCGTACTGCCAGTCATCGAGCTCAAGCAACGGCACGAGCGTCCACTCCTCCCCTGCGGGCCCGGCGCACACTGCGGCCGACCTGGAATCCGATGTCGGATGCGCTCGCCCCGGTCCGGACGGGGGTCACGGTGACCTGGGTGGTGTCGCCGGAGCGGACGATGACGATGGGCCTGCCGGCTTGCGCGTCGGTGAGGCCGACTCCGAAGCGGCTGGCGACGTCCCGCAGGACGGGCAGCGCGGTGCGCCGCTTGCTGGGGCTGAGCGGCAGGTACGCCTCTCCGCCGGTGGAGGGCTCCGCGAAGCGGATGATCCCGGCCCGGGTCGCGTACATTCCGGCGCGGATGCCGCCGTCCGCGTACGCCATGTGCCGGTTGGCTTTCGTCAGGTCGGCGAGGAAGCGGTCGGAGCGCGGTCCAAGACTGGACTGGATCTGCCTCTTTGCCTTGTTGGCGACGTCGATGATGACGTCCTCGCCGAGCCCGGTCTTCGCGGCGACGTCGTGGATGCCGGTCTTGCTGGTGGAGATCGCGGCGATGATCTGCACCAGGTCGGCGACCTGCTCGGAGGTGAGGGCCTTGTTCGCGGTCTTGGCTTGCGTGTTCGCCGCTCGGGCCTTCTTCTTGTCCTTCACGGCGGCCGCGGCGAGTTGCTGGGCGGCTTCGTCGTTCTGGCTGGCGAGCTGGGCTGCGAGGTCGCCGTAGCCCTGCGCGGCGAGCTTGGCGAGGTTGTCGGAGAACGTTTTGTTGACCTTGTTGGCGCTGGTCAGCTGCCGCGTGTAGTCCGTCAACGATGCCTTGGCGGTGGCCTGGAGGTTCCTGAGGGCCTTGGACATGTCGTTGATGTACTTCGTGGAGCCGGTGGCCATCTTGTGGGCGAGTTTCATGCCGTCCTCGCCCATCGCCGCCAGCGCTTGTGCAACGTCGCCGCCGACGCGGTCGGCGACCTTCTCCAGGTCCTTGTTCCAGGCTTGGGTGGCTTTCGAGGCGCTCTTCAGCTTCTTCTCGACGGCGCCGAGGTCGAAGTACTCGACTTCCTTGGTCGTGGTCTTCTTCCCCTTGACCTTGACCTTCACTTTCTTGGTCTTGTGGCCGGCCTGCCCGGCATCGGAGGCGCTGTAGAGGGAGCCGGTGCTGGGGTCGTAGCGCCAGTCGGTGACGTTGCCGTCGGCGTTCCACTGGATCCCGCGCGGATCGCCGCCCAGACGGCGCACGATCTCCTCGGTGATGGCGCGGGAGCGGGGCCGCGCAGACATGCGGAAAGGCACGTATCCCTCGCCCTGGGTCTCCCGCTCCCCCCAAACCCGGTAGGAGCCCGCCTGGGTGATCTGCGCGATGTGCTGGTTTGGCCTGTCGCCCCGCTCCATGCCTCCCCCGGCATAGGCGCGGATGCCGCCGCGGGCGTAGAAGTCCAGGACGTTGCCGCGGGAGTTGGGCGTCACGCCCGGGTACTTCTTCCCGTCCACCGCGCCGGTGCGCACCGTGTTCAGGTATTCGGTCTTGTAGATGCCGATGCCGATGGTCTTGCCGTGCATCCCGTTGATGGCGCCCTGGATGGCGCTGACCGCGGAGGTGGGCGGACCGGTCGGGATGGTGATGGTGACGTTCTTCGATCCCGGCACGTCCCGGATCTTGAAGCCGAGGGCTTCCAGCTGCTTGCGGGCCTCCGCGGTCGGCGCCCGCATGGTGATGGTCTTGCCGTTGGTGGATCGGATCTTTCCCTGAACGGCTTCCAGGTCCTTGATGGCCGCGGCGGTCTTGGCATCGACCTTCACCGCCTTCCCGCCCGGCGTCTGGGACAGCTTCGTGATGAGAAGGTCCAGCTGGTCACGGGCGGCCTGCGTCGGCGCTGTGATCTTGTATTCGCGGGTGCCGGGAATCAGCTGAATCTTGTAGCCAAGGTCCTCGAGTTCCCTCTTCGCCTGCTCGCCGAGCGCATCAACGGTAATGGTCTTCTTGTCGGGGAACTGCTCGAACTCCGCCTGCACGGCCAGCAGCTCGGCCAGGGTCGCGTCGACACCTTCCGTGGACAGCAGAATCGACACCTGGCCGGGGATCAGACCCAGGGAGTCGGCTACCTTCCCGGCCTGCTTCTCCGTCATGCCGTAACCGGTCATCAGGTCGATGGCCGCGTCCCGGCTCTTCTTCATCTCCCCGCGGGCGGCGGCCAGCGACTCGGGCAGGGTCTTGCCCTGAGACTGAGCGAAGTCGTAGGAGGCGATCGCGGCCTGCGCGGACCCGTCGGAGATCGTGTTCAGGGTGTTGAAAAGCTGCTGCCCGTTCTTGGTGGTGGTGTTCAGGGTGCCGTTGGTGTTCAGCAGGGCCTTGCCCCAGCCGTCCGCGTGGTCGATGCCTTCCTTCAGCGCCTCGTTGGCGTTGGTGATGGCCTCGTTGACGCGGGCCTGCGCGGCCTGCAAGGACACCGAGCCGCCGGAGAGGAGATCCAGGGCGTCGCGCAGGGCGCGGGTGCGGGAGTCGGCGTCCGCGGTCTTGTCGGCGAGCGCGGCGACGGCGTCCTTCAACCGGCTGTAGGCGGACACTCCGTCGCCGGTGCCCTTGGTGGCCGAGTCGAGGTCCTTGGCGTTCTTGGCGGCCGTCTTGGCGTCGCCGGACATGCTGCGCAGGGCCTTGGCGGCGCCGGCGTAGGCGTTGGCCTTGTCGAGGATCGCCTTGCGGTCCTTGTCGCCGCGACCGGTCTCGTTGAAGGCCTGCGCCTGCTCCTTGGCCAGGGCTTCCATCTTGTCGGCGAGCTTGTCGACGCTGTCGCCCTGGCCGAGGTAGGAGTCGGTGAGGTCGGACAGGGAGTAGCCCTGCTTGGCCATCACGTCGGCGAGGGTCTGGCCCGTGTTGGCGAGCTTGGTGTTCTGGATGGTCTGGGCGGCTTGCTGGCGTACGTTTTCGTCGATGGCGCCGTTGGACTGGCGCATGGCCTGCGTAAGTCCGTCGATGTTCGCTTTGTGCTCTGCGGCGCGGGTGGCTGCCTGCTGCTGGGAGGTGGCCAGCAGGCCGAGGCCGACGGTCAGGCCGGTCAGGGCGAGGCCCCAGGGGCCGCCCATGGCTCCCATTAGTCCGCCCATGGCGCCGCGCAGCCCGGCGCCGGCGGCGGCGGTGATGCCGCTGATGGCGCCGGCGAGGCGGCCGCCCTGCCCGGAGGCGGTACGGAAGGCGTCGCCCATGCGGCCGATGACCGGGACCCTGGTCTGGAGGACTGCCATGGCGGCGCCGTAGCGGGACAGGGACTGTCCGGCGTTGGTGGCCAGGGTCCGCTGGAGGGTCATCTGGTCGTTGAGGGAGCGGAATGCGGTGGTGACGCGGCCGGAGACGGTGCCGGCGAGGGTGGCCATGCGGGGCTGGATCCGGCCGACGAGGAGCGCGGCAAGGACGAACTGCTGGATCGGGCCGGGCAGGCCGGCGAATGCGGATACCAGGCCGCCGACGATGTGCCCGATGGGCACGAGAACGGCGGAGAGCGCACCTGCGGCGGTAGCGGCCAGGTCGAGGACGGTGACGACGAGGTCGAGGGTGGAGGCGACGGTGCCGCTTTCGCCGGAGAGGTCGCTGAGCGCGGAGACGACCGGTTCGGCGCCGCTGGCGAGGTTCTGGAGGACTTCAACGACGAGCTGGCCGACGGTGAGCAGCAGGTGCAGTCCGTCGGTGAGGGCTTTCCCGGCGAGGTCTTTGAAGGGTTCGGCCAGGCCGGAGGCGGCGTCGGCGATGCTGGAGAACTGCTCGCGTGCGGCGGCCGCAATGTCTGGGCCGAACAGGGTGGCGGCGTCGTTCAGATAGCCGAAGAAGGACTTGATGTGCGGGGTGGCCCTGGACAGTCCGCTGGTGATGCCGCGGACGAGGAACTCAAGTCCGGGCGCCATGCCCTGGTAGATCGTCAGCCCGGTCTGCTTGGCCTGGGTTTTCAGCTGGAGCATCGCGCCGGCGAGGCCCTTGCCCTTGGCTGCGGCGATGTCGGAGGCGGCGCCGGTGTCGGACACGGCTTGCATCAGCGCGTCGAAGGAGTCGACGCCCTGGTGGGCCAGGGCGATCGCGCCGGACATGGCGGGCTTGCCCATGGCCTTCTTCACGGCGGCCGCGAAGTCCTGCTGGCTCATCTCGTGCTGGGCGTGGGAGAGGCCTTCGATGACGTAGCGCAGGCCCTTGAAGTTTCCTTGCGCGTCCCAGGCTTGGATGCCCATGGCCTCGAGGCCTTCGGTCATCTGCTTGGTGGGGGCGGCGAGGTTGGCGAACATGCCGCGCAGGGTGGTTCCGGCGGTCTGTCCGAGGATGCCCGCCTTGCCGAGCATGCCGACCGCGGCTGCGGTTTCCTGCATGCTGACGCCGAGCCCGTTGGCGACGGGACCGGCGTACTTCATGGCGTAGTAGATGTCGATGATGTCGCCGCTTGCTGCGTTCGCGGTCGCGGCGAGGGTGTCGGCGGCTTGGGATGCCTGGTCGGCGCCCATGCCGAACTGGTCCATCATGTCGCCGAGGTACTTGGCCGAGTCGGCGGCGTCGACCTGTGCGGCGGAGGCAAGGACGAGGCTGGCGCGGGTGGATGAGATGGCCTGGTCGGTTCGGAAGCCGGCCTTGGCGAGTTCCACCATGGACTCGGCTGCGTCGGTGGCGGTCGCCCCGGGCAGGCTGAGGTCGTTGCCGAGCTGGTCGGCGGTGGCCGCGGCGCGCTGCATCTGCATGGAGGTGGCGCCGGTGACGGCGCCGAACGTGTTCATGGCCTGCTGGTATTCGCCGCCCATTTTCAGCAGCTCCGCGCCGCCGATGGCGAACGCTCCCCCGGTGAGGAGGGTGGCGAGGTGGGCCATTTCACGGCGGGCGCGGCCGGTCTCGTCGGCGTAGCGGCGCATGCCGTTGGTGCGGCCGCCGACGCTGTTGAGGCGGGAGTCGGCGCGGCGTGCTGCGTCGGCCAGGCGCAGCAGGTCACGGACGGCGGTGTCGATCTGACCGGACATGCGGGCCAGCTGCCGACCGGTGGTGCGGGAGTTGTCGCCGAGGCTGTTGACCTGGCGGTTGGCTCGCTGTGCGGCGTCGCCGTACTGGCCGAGGCGGCGGGCTGCGGTGCGGGCGCCGTCGCCGAGGCTGTTCAGGCGGCGTGCGCTCGTGCGTGCTTCGCTGCCCAGGCTGCGCAGGTGGCGGGCTGCGCTGTCGGCGGCCTGACCGAGCTCGCGTACTTCCTTCTTCGCTTCCCGGGCAGCGGTGGCCAGGGAGCGGGCGTGTTTCGCGGACGACTTCAGGGACTGGGCGAGGTCGTTTCCGTGGCCGCGGATGTCGACCGACAGGTTCCAGTTGGCCACCGGCCTGCCCCTCCCTTCCTTGTGTGGTGTCGGCTATCGGTTGGTGAGTTCGTCGGCGATCTGCTGTGCGGCGTAGATGTGGGCGGGCATCAGCAGGACCTTCATGCCGTCTCCGGCTTTGCCTTCGGGGATCTCACGCTGCTTCATGGCGATCTCCTCGCAGCCCATACACTTGTGGGAGACGGCGATGTAGGCGTCGACGTAGGCGCCGTGGTCGTCGGCCCATTCCGATTCGCGGGTGCCGCACTGCGGGCACACGCTGCGCTGGTAGACGGCGTAGGCGAGGGCCTTGTCCCGGTCCAGGGCGGTCCAGGTGCCGTCACCGGTTCCGCGGAACAGGCTGTGGGGGATGCCCCACTGGTGGCACAGGGCCAGCTCGGACCGGAACCGTTCATCGTCGATCAGCCTTTTCCCAGGTCGGCCCGGGTGGTGTTCTGCACGCTGAACGCTGCGTTGAACATCGCCCGCGCCTCGGACAGGGACCAGGAGTCGAGGAGTTCCTGCGCTTCGGGTTCGGTCATGCCGTCCACGGAGGCCGCCGCGATGAGGGCCGCGTAGAAGGTGTCGGCCCACTCCTGGCCCTCGTCGGCGTCGGCTTCCGAGGGCTGGTGCTGCTTGGTCAGCGCCTCGAACGCTTTCCTGGGCAGGGCCCGGAAACGCAGCGGAATGGCGACCTGGTCGTAGGCGCTCTTCGCCTCGTCGAACTCCACCGACGCCTTCACTGCTTCGGCGGCGGCATCGGTGTCGTCGGGGTGTTCCTTGACGTAGGCCTGGGACAGTTCGTGGGCGCGCTGGGCGCGCTGGAACCGTGTCCGCACGTCGGGGTCGTCGCAGATCACGAACGTGGTCTCGGCGAGCTGCCGGTCCCGCAGGCGGGCCATCTTCTGCGCCCAGTGGGCGTCGGCGGCAACCGCCTGGGCGGGCGGCTCGGGCTTCCTGGTGGTGGTCATGTGGGGTGTCCTTGGTCAGGGGGGCGGACCTGGCCGGGCGGCAAACGCCCTTCCCGAAGCGTGTACGCCCGGCCAGGAACTGAGGGGACGGTGGGCGGGTCAGCCGCCCGGCGTGGTGGTGGTGACGGTGACGGCCGGGCTGGTGCCGCCCGTCAGGCCCGCTGCGGAGGCCGTCATCTGCGGGACGTCCTCGCCGTCGTAGGCGCCGCCACCGAAGTTCACGGTGACCGGCGTGCCGGGCAGGGCACCGCCGGCGCAGGTGACGTCGCCGACGGCGATGTTCGACAGCGCCTCCAGTGCGGACTGCACCGCGGACGCGGCCGCGTTGTAGGCGATCCCGGACGTTGTCTGGCCGGAGAAAGTGAGCGTGAACGTGCCGCCCGTCGGGGATCCGGTGATGGTGACCGTCTGAACCTCGTCGGTGCCCGCCGCGGGGACCGGGGCACCCTGAAGGGGGCGGGAGGTGATGGAGCACGTGGCCATGAACTTGGCGGCCTCGTTGTCGGCGGTGTACTGCGGCGACAGCGACGCCACCCGGATCGGGAAGACGTCCATGCTGTTGTTGGCGGGGACGTCGCCCTTGCGGAGGATGACCACGTAGCCCGTGGTGCCCTTGGCGAACGTCTGCTCCAGGGTGGCGGTCTCCTCGTCCTCGTAGAACGTGAACGAGGAGGAGTCGGCCTTGTCGGAGCCGGGGATGGTGGAGTCGTAGGTGTCCGCCATGTTCGGCGTTTCGATCTCCTGGTTGGTGACCGTCCAACCGTCCATCGCGGCGATGTACTCGGAGAACTCCGTGCCGGCGTTCAGCTCGGAACGGGTGGGGATCATGTTTTCGGCGGCGATCGTCGGCACGAAGTAGAACTTCGACGTGCCGCGCCGCATGTACTTCTTGACCGGCATTCGTGGGCCCCTTGGTCCCGGGGCCTCCCGTCTGGTGCGGGCCCGGCCCCTTACACGGTGGTGTATGGGTTCGGCCACCTGTTGTGGTGGCGTCCGCGGAGGGGTCCCGCCGCGGTGCGGTTGTTCGCCTGACGCGGGTCAGGCGCTGTTCACTTGGAAAGCGAACCTGCTGGCACTGCTCATGATTCCATCGGTTGGGTCGGGTGTTCCCCCCACCTCGATGTCGGGCCGTCTGGCGATGACCCTGATGCCCGGCGGGTTTAGTTCGTGGAGCCATCTGCGGGTGGCCGGGTCACGGCCGAGGATGACCTCGCGGGCCTTGTCCTCCAGCCACTCCAGCTGGTCCTGGGTGCCGTAGGAGTCGGGGTCGCTGGGGTCGGGCCCGGATACGGCGGTGACCTGGTAGACGAGGGTGGCGTCTTCGTTGAGGTCGGTGTAGGGAGCGCCGTCGGTGTTCCGGTCGACCCGCCACAGGATGTAGTAGCTGGCGGGGTTGCCGTCGGGGCGGCGCCCTTTGCCGACGGGTTTTCCGCTGCCCGCGGCGAGCATGGCGGCCAGCGCGTTCGTGAACACCCGTGTTTTGATCACGCGAGGACCTCCGCGACCGCGAGCCGCATGCTGGCCATCAGCGTCGTCTCGATGAACGGCAGGGCGGGCTGCACGTGGGGGAAGGGCGGCTGGTTGTAGTGGCGGCCCAGGCTGTCAACGCCTACGAACCCGAACTCGAGGCGGCGCCCTTGGGGGGCGTCGGTGGCCAGGGTGCATATCGCGCCGTAGGGGATGCGGCGGGTGTGGGTTTGCCAGGAGTTGCGGTAGGCGCCGGTGATGACGTTGGGTCCGGGCCGTCCGGAGGCGTTGCCGCGGATGCGGGCCTGGCCGAGGGTTCCGGCGTGTTCCACGCCGCGGGCGATGGCCGGGCCGATGCGGGTGGCTGCGTGCTCGAGCTTGTCGGCGAGTTCGTCGGGGGTCATGGTGTGCTCCCGCGGGCCTGGTTCTGGTCCAGGGGGGTGATGCGGACGGCTTCGATGGTGGCGGCCCGGCCGGGGTCCTGGCAGATCCACGACCGGCCGATCAGGGCGGTGTTGGCCGGGTTGTGGACCTGCACGACGGTGACGATGGCGTCCTTGGGTGCGAGGGGCGCGGTGAGGGGGGTCAGGAGCCGGAAGCGGGACTTGGTCTCCTGGATCCACGGCTGGAGGGCGTTGGGGGTGGCTGAGATTTCCGACTGTGCGGTGCCGCCCTGCACGGCCCCTGGCCCTTCGTACAAGACGTCGCCCTGTGGCCGGGTCAGCTCGCCGGTGTCCTCGTTGAGGATGGGATCGCCGGTGGCGGGCAGTTCGATGCGCACGGTGTCCAGGAGGATGTTCTTGCCGATCCACGCGGCCACCGAGGCGAGCACAGCGTCGAGGCCGGCCATCAGGTCCTCCCCTGGGCCCAGTCGGCGATCTGCTTCAGGACCGCTTCGGTGATCTCATGCTTCTCGCCGGACAGGTCCGTACGGTCGAGGGCGGCGCGCTGCACGGCGGCCGGGTCCAGTCCGAGAACGAAGTCAGCGACCGCCTGCCCCGGATCCTGCGGTGCGGCGACCGCGACGCGTGCGAGACCTTCCCAGATGACGCCTTCGGGCTGCCGCGTGTGCAGGACCAGCATGGGCAGAGCGTCGGCAATCGAGTGCTCCAGCTGGTAGCCAACGACCTGACCCGCAGGAAGGTGGGCGCCGTCGATGCTGATGGCGGCGTGGCCGGGCTGGGCTTCGATGCGGACACCGTGGGCAGTCGGCTCGCTGGGAGTGCTCATATGGGGTCTCCGGATACGAGGCCGCGTCGGTTATTGAGGTCGGGGCGGGGGATCCACTGGCGTATGCAGCCGTGGTGAGCGACGGGGTAGGCGGCTGCGTCGTCGGCTGAGCGGATGGTGCCGCTGGCGTGGTCGGTGTCCTGATGGGAGACGAATCCGCACTCCGGGCCGTCCACGCACTCAAACCAGGCGGCCTGAAGGTCCAGCGTGCCGGTGTTGATGGCGCCGTGGTTGGCGGTGACGACGCCCTGGTAGGTGAGCGCGGAGCGCGCCCAGTCCTTCACCGGATGCCGCGCGTTGTTGCGGTAGACGATCGTGGACAGCGGATGGTCGGCCGCCAGGCGTGCGGAGTCGATGCCAGCATGGTTGCGGCCCAGGGTGACGTCGCGGGCCGCGCTCTGCGCTGTCCGGGCGAAGGCCTGCGCTCGGCGTACGGTCTCCTGGATGCGGCCGATGAGGTCGGTGTAGAAGGTGGCGGTCAGGGCGGTGATGGCTGCCTGATGGTCGGTGGTCCACCGGAAGAGGCTGATGTCGGCTCCGGCCTGCCGGAGGGCGCGCTGGGCGCCGTCGCGGTAGGCGACGGGCAGGTCCTGGGCGGCCCATCGTTCGGCCAGGGCGCGGGCGAGGCGGTCGAACTCGCCGACCTGCTGGTTGAAGCTGGCGATGATGAGCCGGATGCGGGTGGTGGCGCCGAATCCGGGGCGCAGGCGTTCGAGAAGGCGCAGCAGGTTGTCCTGGGCGGTGGCCAGGCGCTGCCAGTGGCGTACGAGTTCCGCGGTCATCACGGCGATGAGGGCGGTGAGTTCGGCGCGGCCGTTGTCCTGCTGGACGGGGGTGGTCATCGGCGGGGCCGTTCAACGAGGTAGAACACGCCGAGCTGGGGGTCGCTGCTTGTGGTGTCGGCGGGGTCGTCGGGGGCGGGTGAGGCTCCGGCTTCCAGGAGGGCGATCTGCCGTTCGTAGGCCTTGATGTTCTCGACGTAGGACACCGAGACGACGCTGGAGACGTTGATGGTGGAGGCCTGTGCGCGCAGGTCTGCCAGTCGCTGGTTGAGGACTTCGAGGGCGACGGCGCGTGCGGTGCCGAGGCGGCTGTAGCGGGCTTCCAGGTCGGCGGTGTTGGTGTCGGTGCCGAGCTGGCCGGTCAGCCAGGCTTGTACTGCCGTGTCCAGGGCCACGACGTCCTCCCGGGGGCAGGTGGGTGGGGTGGGAAGAGTGTGCGGGGTGCGGGCCCGCCTGTTGGCGCCCCCACCATGGGGCGGGCCCGCACCCTGCTATTCGCCGCTGGTGCCCTCGCCGGCGGCGTCCCGGCCCCGAGACCGGCTGGTGGCCGCAGTGGTCTTGCGTGCGGCGGTCTTCTTGGCCGCCGGGGCGGCCGTGTCGGAGTCCCCGGACGGGGGCTGGTCAGCGTCGCTGGACGAGTCGTCGCCAGAGGCGTCGTCCTGGTCGTCGCCGGTAGGGCCCTGGGCGCTGTCGTTGTCCTGCTTCTTCGGCAGGCGGGGCAGCTTCCCGTCGACCCAGGCGGCCGGGTTCGTCACCAGTGCCGCCAGGCGCGGCTCGGGGAGCGTCCCTTGCGCCAGTTCGACCGTTTGGTGGGTCTTCGGATCTCTCACGTACACCGTCGCTGCGAGTTGGGCGCCCATGGCTTACCACACCGTCGCTGCGATGTGGATGTCCGGCACGTACATGACCGGCAGCGCGGCCGCCGAGCCCTTCGTCCACACCTGCGGCGGGTCGTCCTGGTAGCCGCGGGTGACGACGATGCCGGGGGCTTCCTCCCGCTCGATGGCGGGGTTGCCGCCGGAGGAGAGGATGAGGCCGTCGGCGGTCAGGCCGTACTGGGTCTCGGCCCACTGGGTGGGGTTGGGCGGCAGGAGGAAGAACATGTTCTCCGGCAGCGCGCGGACGTCCGTGCCGTTGTCCAGCTCGATCTTCACGTCGTACGTGGTGATCGGCGGAAGGTTGTAGCGGGACCGGACGACGTTGACTTCGTTGGGAGCGAGCACCGCGGTGGGGATCGTCGACGCGGAGTTCACCGAGCCGTAGTAGGCGGCGCGGTAGGAGTCGTTGCCCATCATCAGCGCTGCCGTCTTGTACGACGTCAGAGCGCGGCCGGGAGCCGGGGCACCGGAGGCGCGCAGGACCTCGATCCAGCGCATCTCGTCGCCGAGGATGTCGGCGGTCGGGTCGGTCCAGTTCGTCGGCGCGGTCGGCCGGTTCGCCGACGGAACCGAGTAGTCGGCCTCCAGGGTCAGGCCGTTCTCGCCGACGAGGGAGAACTTGCCGTCGACGAGGAGGTCACCGACGGCCAGCTCGAGGCGCTTCTTGATGGACAGGACGTGCGCGCCGACGTCGTCGTAGACGGCGTTGACGAGGTCGCGGCTGTCCATGCCGCGGTCGAGGCTTTCGAGGATGGTCTCGAACTCGCCGACGATGTACTTCTGGCCGAGCGGGAGGAGCTTGCCGGAGGTCGCGAACTGCGTGATCTCACGCGTGGCGACCTTGGTCTGGGCGTCCCATGCGCGGTAGGAGGCGGCGGCGATCCGGCGGCGGGTGCCGCGGGTCTCCCACTTGACGGAGTTGATGGTCCGCTCGGGCATGACCGTGCGGGTGAGTTCGTAGTCGGCCGGCGTCTGGACTTCGCGGGCGAAGGCCTGGATTTCGGTCGGGCTGAGGTCGCGGAGCAGGAGCTCCAGCATGTCGTTCGGCATGTCGGTGTCTCCTGATCAGGCCTTGTAGACGAACTGGGTGTTGGATCCGGCCGGGATGTCGGCCGGGTCGAATGCGACGGGCAGCTTGGATGCGTCGATCTGTCCGTGGACCATGAGCGGGGCTGCGACCTTGGTGGCTCCCGGGTGGAAGGCGACCTCGGTGAAGAGGAATCCGCGGAAGGTCTGGGTGCCGTCGGATGCGGTGGCGGTGCCACCGGCGGTGGTGGTGGCCATGGTGACGCCGGGGCTGGTGCCGCCGGTGAGGGAGGCGGTGGCGGTGATGGAGGCGACGTTGTCGCCGAGGTACTGGCCGCCGAAGGTGAGCGTGTAGGGTCCGCCCGCGTTGCCGGTGACGGTGATGTCGCCGGGGTTGACGTTCGACAGGGCCTCCAGCGCGGTCTGCACAGCCGCCGCGGTGGCGTTGTACGCGATCGCGCTGGTGGTCTGACCGGAGAAGGTGAGGGTGAACGTGCCGCCGGTCGGGCCGCCGGTGATGGTGGCGGTCTGGACCTCGTTGGTGACCGCGGCGTACGGCTCGTACAGCCCGGTTGACGTGTTCTTGCCGAGCGGGATGCCGGACTTCAGCTTGCGGTCGGGCTGGTAGGCGGAGGCCTCCGTCCAGTGGAGGTTCTCGTCGAAGGCGGTGAGGTCGAGGGTGACGCTGACGTTGGCTTCGATGCCGAGCATGCTCATGAGCCACGGGCGGCCGACAGCGAGCGTCTCGGTGCTGGTGTACGGCTGGATGTCCACGCCGTAGCCCCTTTCGCGATGTACGCGGGTGTGTGGTGAGGGCACCTGTTGTGGTGCCGTCCACGTGGGGTAGGGCGTGGTTCCCTTGGCTGTGCTGGTCTAGGGGTCAGGCTGCGTCGTCGGTGCGCAGGCCCATCCGTTGTGCCCTTTCGCGGGCGGCCTTGTGGATGGCGTCTTTGGTGCTGGCGGGCTGTCGGGGTGCGTTGCCTCCGGCGGGGCCACCGGACGGGGCCGGCGGGAGGGTCTGCGGCGCTGGGGTGGTGCCGAACATCTCGGCGCGGCGGCCCTTGAGCTCCTCAGCGGCCTTGGTGATGTCGTCGTCCGTGGCGTCGTCCGCAATGCGCATGAGGGCGGCGGCGTCTTCGAGGTCGGCACCCGTGGCGCCGAGGGTGACGAGGGCCTGCCGGATACGGATCTCGCGGTCGCGGTCGGCGGCGGCCTTCTCCTTCGCAGCGAGTTCCGCCTGCCGGGCTTCGAGGGCCTGCTCGCGCCTGGCGAGCTCTTCGGTGCGGCGCTGCTCTTCGGTGAGCTGCTGCTGGCGGGCCGTCTCGGCTTCCTTCAGCAGCTGCCCGAACAGCTTGGGGTCGAACGTGGCCGGGTCGTAGTCGAGGCCGGCGGCTTCGGCCATCTCCCGGAACGCGCTGTGACGGGACTTGTCGTACTGGCGGGTCATGATCTGGGAGAAGCGGCCCTGGGTCATGGGCTGCCCGGTGTCCTTGTCGAGGAGGACCTGGGTGTCGTCCGTGCCGCGGGGTGCGGGGGGTGCTGCCGTGGGGGCGGGCGGCTGCGGGGTGCGGGCGGCGAGGTCGGCGGGGCTCGGCGCCGGGGCGGGCGGCGTGGCCGGGTCGCCGTTGTAGAACACGGCCAGCGACTGCATGCCGGTGTAGGGGCGGGTCCAGCCGGGGGCGGCCGGGCCGGGGCGGTGGTGCTGCGCGGGGCGACGCATCGAAACAAGTCCTCCCAGACTCGTCGTTCCAGGCCCCGCGCCTAGATCCAAGTGGAGCACAGATTTCAAGAGGTGTTCCCCCTACTCCCCTGCGCCCCAGCGGCCGTGCCCGAATCGTCGTCCTCCAGGTCGTCGAGGTGGTCCCCGACGGCGGGCAGGACGACGGCCGGGGTCTCGGGCTCGTCGGGTGCCTGCCGGCCGAGGAACGCGGCAACCTCGTCCGGGTTTCCGAGGGCGTCAGCAAGGTCTCGGGCTTCCGTGAAGGAGCGGGCGTCAATCCGCTTGATCTCCTCTTCGGCGTCCTCGATGGGCCAGCCGATCTCCTGCAACCTGCGGATCGCGGTCTCCAGGGAGATGAGGCCGGCCTTGCGGGCGGTGGCGACTTCCTCGAGGACCGCTGTCTTGTCCGTCGGGGTGTAGGCGCCGCGGGTCAGCTTCGCGGGGAGGACGGGGAGGCCGATCCAGTCGGGGTGCTGTCCGGCCTGGAAGAGGCGTTGCACGAACTTGGGGAGGAGCCGGTCGGCGTGGTCGCGGGCGAGGCGCATGCCGGAGATCAGGGAATCGAGCGGGCCGAGGGCGAGCTCGAGCTGGTAGCCGGAGGTGAACTGGGCGGGGTCGGCGGTGCCGAGGGCGACGGCGGGGAGCCGGGCGGTGCTGGCGGCCCGGTCCTTCAGATCGTGGACTTGGTTGCGGAGTTCGGCGAGGTTGGCGCTGGTATCGACGGTTCCGATGGAGCCGCCTTCGCCGAGGGTGAAGACGATGCCGGGGCCGGCGGTGTACTGAGACTGTGGGGTGAGGGCCTTGCCCGCGATGCCGATCATCGGGGAGCCGGTGGTGGCGGAGGCGCGGGCGGAGTCGGTGTCGGAGCCGGACAGCTCGTCGAACACCTGCAACACCTTCGCCAGGCTGCTCTGCCCCCAGTGTTCGCCGGGCTCGGGGACGGTGTTGGGGACGTGGATGACCGGCACGAAGTCCTGATACAGGTCGAGCTGGTCGAGGACCTCGCCCTGGCCGTTGGTCGCGAAGTGCGCCTTGTCCATGGGCAGGGAGTCGATGTCGACGGGGCCTTTGAGGTCGCCGAGCTCCCAGGTGGCGTCGGTGAGGTAGACGGTCTTGTAGGAGGGCTGCTCGGACCACGGGTACAGGCGGGTGATGGCGCCCTGCCGGTCGAGGGTGTCACCGCGGGCGAGGAGAGGCTGGGCGGGCTGGTCGTCGGTCGCCTCGGACATGACCGAGGCGCGCACGGGGCGGCCGGTGCGGTCGACGCCGTTGGCGGTCTGGGGGCGGATCCAGTCGAGGTGGTAGGTGATGCGGCGCAGCCTGGCGGGGAGGTGGCGGGCCTTGTCTTCGGGGAGTTCCCACGCGAAGTGGACGCGGTCGGGGAAGTCGGAGCCGTCGGAGTCCTCGTCGATGACGGGGAAATAGAAGCCCGGGTCGTAGGTGCGGACCCGTACGCGCTGTTTGTCGGCATCCCAGTGCAGCAGGTACACCCCGTCGCCGAGGGAAACGGCCTTGCGTTCCGTCTGGAGCAGGCGCATGGGGAGAAGTTCCTCGTCGGCCCACTCGCGCAGCAGGGTCTGCACCTTCTCCGCGGTCTCCGCATCGGTGGTGGTCTGGTCTCCGCCGGCCTGCTCGGCGCCGGGCACGGTGATGGTCTGCTCGTCGCCGAGGACGTGGCTGGTGACCGTGTCGACGAACATGGACGGGTCGCCGAACTCGCGACGGTCGCGGGCGGCGTCTCCGTCACGGAACGCGGTGAGCTCGGCAACCTGGTTGTTGTCGTAGGCGGTGAGCATCTTGTACGCGGCGAGGCGGCGTTCATCGGCGGCCGGCACCCAGGTGGCGTGGGCTTCGGGGAAGGCGCGCCGGTTGGGCATGCCGAGGTTGTCGCTGTACAGGGGCTTGTAGTTCAGCCACGACCAGGCGTCGATGACGGCTGACTTGACGCCGGAGAAGAGGCCCACAGCTGTCCTTCCCGCTGTTCCAGGCCCCGCGCCTGTGATCAGGGTACGGGCAAATGTGGGATGAGTTCCCCGCGGCCCAGGTGGGGCGCACGTTCCGGAACGTGCGCCCTCTAAGCGCATTAAGGCGGTATTTGCACGATATGGAATGTGCTCCGTATCGCACTTCACACCAAGTTTCGGAGCATCGGGCTTAGTTGGGCTCCGCGAGTTCTAGAGTGGTCCACACGGTTCTGCGGGACCCCGTCCACCTTCCGGATCTAGATCGGGGGGAGGTCTTCCGATCATGTGAAGAAGGGGCGTGCAGGTGTTCGGAAACGACAAGCCGTCAGACCTGGAGATCCTGATCCTGGTAGTCGCAGTGATCCAGTTGCAGCTGGATCTGACTCAGTGGATCAGTTCCCTCCCTGTCTGACGGCTACCGTCACCCCCGGCGGTCGGCCATCCAGGTCGGCCGCCGGACTCGTTTCCGGTGCTCCCTCGCAAGGGAGCAACCCGTACGGACACTGTAGGCATGTTGCTAGTACAGCGCTGCTGTTTCAGTGTAGAGAAATCACTTCGCGGGAAATGAAATCCCCATCTTGCTGGGCGTTCCTGGCACCAACGTAACTGATTTCACAGATCCCACATGCCATCAGATTGTTGCTGTGCAGGTCATCGGCGTCCGCGCAGTCGCTGATCGCTGTAGTGCTGGGTGCCAAGTCCTTCACCTGCCGGGTCGGCGAGCGAGGTGAGGGCGTGCACGGCGGCGTCCATGCGGTCCGGCGAGTCCATGCCAGGAAGCCACGTCACCATCTGGCCCTCTAGCTCGGTGAATTCACCAACGTGGTGCACTTTCCCTTGTTTGTACAATTGAGCGATTGGTTCGGCACGTAGGCGTTTGCCCTGTTTTGCGTGGACTTCGATAATTGAGGGCATCAGCATGCCGCTGGTCTCACCAGCGCGTACCAGTTCGGCCCAGGCCTGGCGTACGACCTGGGAGGCCATGTCGCCCCCGAAGTTGTTCTCCACGATGATCGCGTCGGCCTGGCGGTCGATGGCCAGCTTGCAGACCTCGGTACCCCAGGTGTCGGCGCCCATGGTGCGGGAGCGGTCGTCCAGGACGTACAGGTCGCCGTCGGCGTCTCTGGCGGCGCAGATGAGGCCGACTTCGTCGTTGCGGAGGGAGTCGCCGCCGGCGTGGTCGACGGCGACGACGATGCGGGTTGGGGTGATGCCGGGCCAGGCTTCGGGCCTGGTGCGGTTGCTGGTGATCCATGCCCACTTCCACACGCCGCCCTCGAGCGGGCGGGGCTTTTGCTGGTAGAGGGCGTACCAGACGCGTTCGCCGACGCTTTCGCGGATGTCTGCGAGTTCGTTGGCGTCGTACTGGTCGGGCCAGAGGGGGTCGCCGATCGCACGGTGGAGGGGGTCGTTGGGGCTGTCGGCGATGGCGGGGAGGTCGATCTGGAGCCAGCGGTGGGGTTCGTGTTGGAGGAGGCGGCCGGAGAGGTCGTCTTCGTGCCAGCGCGTGTTGATCAGGATCAAAGAGGCGCCGGGGGCGCGGCGGGTGAAGAACACGGAGCGGTACCACTCCCAGACTCGTTCGCGCTGGGCTGGGCTGGCGGCGTCGTCGTGGCCTTTGAACGGGTCGTCGATGATGCCGAGGTTGAAGCCCTTGCCGGTGAGGCCGCCGCCGACGCCTGCGGTGACCATGCCGCCGCGGACGCTTGAGCCGCGTTTCTGCTCGAGGTCGAAGCGGTTGGCGGCGTGGGAGGCGGCGTGGAGGCGGACACCGAGGACGCCGGAGTACTCGCGCAGCTGGTCGCGCACCCAGCGGCCGTGGTCGTCGGCAAGGTCGGCACCGTACGAGGCGATCATTACCCGGTGTTCGGGGTGTCGGCGCAGGTACCAGAGCGGGCCCCAGCGTGAGGCGCGCTGGCTCTTCCCGTGACGGGGCGGGCACGTCAGCATCACTTGCAAGCGTTCCCCCGCGGCGATCCGCCGGAAAGCGCTGTCAATCATGTCCAGGTGGGGGGCCTGCTTCTCCCGACGCTCGGTGAGGACCGCGGCGAGCGCGCCCGGGGAGCGGTCCATCGCCATCTCGCGTTCGATGCGCGCGAGCTTGATGCGGGTCTCCGGGCGTGCCCTGGCCACGACGCGGCGCCGCTGGGCGGGCGGAAGCGTCCGGTACTTCTCCTCAAGGGACGCCTGCCGTTCAGGCGCTGTCGTCATCCTCGTCCTCTTCGGCGTCCTCCAGCGCTTGGTCTTCGTCGTCCAGGTCGGCGTCGGGGTCGATGACCGGGATCTCGGCGTGTTCCTGGTCGGAGATGTCGATGAGTGCCATGAGCTCGGCTGCCTCGCCGGAGGAGAACGGGATGGCACCGCCGTCGGGGCCGGAGATCTCGGTGCGGACGGGGACCTTGAGGCCGAACAGGTCGGTGATGTCGGCGATGTACTTGCGGGCCTGCTCGCCTGCCTTCAGGTCGGCTTCTCCGGTTTCGCCGACTGCGGCCGGCCAGACGGCGCGCAGGAGTTCCTCCAAGCGGGCGCCTTGGACGAAGCGGTACAGCTCGGCGTCGTGGACCTCGAGCTCCTTGGCCTTCTTGATGGCGCGGGAGAGGTCGGAGCGTGCGGTTGCGCGGGAGATGTTGAAGTGTTCGGCGATCTGGGCGGCGGTGCGGCCCTGGATCTTCATGATGAGCATCTCGCTGCGCCGCTGGGCAACGACGGCCTGCTTGGCCTTTGAGGGTGGCATGGCGGTGGGGCTCCCGCTCGTGTGTGGTTGTCGGGCCCCGCGCCTGCAACGAATGATCGCCGATTTCCTCGTTTGTGTTCCCCCTGACGGGGTGTGAGGGGGATGCTGCCCGGCATGAACGTGATGCGTAGGGGGTGGGCTCCCGTGGTTGCCGGGGCGGCCGTGGTGGTGTTGGCGGGCTGCGGGGGCGGCTCGGACGAAGGGGGGAAGCCGGAGACGTCGCTGTCGGCGAGCGTGGAGACGGCGCCTTCGGATGATGGTCTGTCTGGTGATGACCTGACGGAGGAGGAGCCGGCGGATGAGTATCCGGATACGGATGCGTCGCTGGCGTTCGATGAGAAGGCCGCCGGGGAGGGGTGGGAGGTGGACGGGTACGTGCAGCCGTCGGAGTACGTGCTGATGATGTGCGAGTCGATGGATGCGTGGGAGCCGGGTGCCGCTCAGACCCTCGCTCAGAATCATGTGCCGGACATGACCGATGTGGAGAAGTCGGTGCTGAAGGCGGGGGCGAAGCCGTTGTGCCCAAAGCATGCTTCGGAGGTGGCGGAGGCTTTGGGCGGGGATGTGTCGGTGCGGACGATGTCGTCGGGCACGTACGAGATCGTCAAGGGTGCCGGGCTGGGGGAGGGTGTGGCGCCGCCGGGGACGTACAGGACGTCGGGGGATCTCGAGGGCTGCTACTGGGAGCGGACGACGAAGGCCGGGGGCATTGTCGACAACCAGTTCGCTACGGCTGCGCGTGAGATCAAGGTGACGGTGAGGGCGGGTGAGTTGTTCACGTCTCGGAAGTGCGGGACGTGGACGTTGGTGAAGTAGCCGGCCCGGAGACGTCAGACGGCCCCGTGCGCCAGCCAGGGGGATTGGGTGGCTTACGGGGCCGTTGTGCTCGGGTGCCGGGTGGGGTGGGCGGTCCCGAGCGGTCTGGGGGTGTGCACGGCCCGGGGGTCCTTGGCGCGGGGACACTAAGGGTCCGGGCCGTGCACAACTGATGGTGGCGTACGGATCGCGGTTTGTCTGAGGTGCCTTCCCCCCCCCAGGGGGTCAGGCGTTGTCGTCCGGGACGCGGCCGAGGCCGACACGGACGTTCTTGCCCTCAGTGACACGGTGGATCTTCCCTGCGGCTTCCAGCTTCTTCAGGGTGTTGGCGAAGGTCGACTCCTTCAGGCCGGTGGCTGCGAGGAGTTCGGGCCGCTCCACGTAGAGGATGTCGAAGTCCCCGGGCTGGATGTCGTCGGATCCGTCGAGGTATTCGAGGTGGAGGGGGTCGGCGTCGCCGCGGAGCGCGTCGAGGACTTTGTCCTCGGCGGTGAGCTCCCTGCGCGCGGGCAGGTCGATTCCGGATGCGATGACTGGTCCGCTGTCGTCGTCTGCGTCGCTGGAACCGCTCTTCTCGAACCCTGCGATCGGCGTGTTCGCCAGTTCCTCCAGGTAGGCGTCCGACCAGTCGGGGAAGTCTTCGGGGAGAGCGACCTGGTCGGGCTGGATGTGGGGGGTTGCGTCTTCGAGGGTGTCGATGCGCATCATGCCGGGGTCGCCGCCGGGGGTGGCGAGGTAGCCGAGTCCGAAGGTTCGTGACGGGTCGTCCTCGGGGATCTCGGGATCGTAGATGAGGGATTCGTCTGCCGTGTTCCACACGGCGGGGATCATCGCCGGGTCGATGCCTTCGAAGCCTGGGGGGAGGTCGCCGAGGTTGGTCTGGCCGGAGTCGGTGCGCAGGATCAGCCAGGCGCCGCCCTGGATGAGGTTGGCGCGGATGGCCTGTTCTCCGCCGAGCTGGTCCAGGTTGACGGTCTGGTTGATCAGGGCCCAGGGCATGCCAAGGGAGCGTCCGAGGGAGGCGCCGGCCTTGGTAATGAAGACGGCTTCCTTCCGGTCGGGTGCGCCGGGGCCGAGGACTTGGGCGGCTTCGTCGAGGACGGTGGGCGCCCAGGGCCGCATCTTGGAGGCGGTGAAGTTCTTCAGCTCGTACTTGGCGGCTTCGTTCTTGCGGTGCATGAGGAGGGCGTAGGAGATGCGGAGGGTGCCGAGGGCGCCGTACTGGGAGAGGCCGGAGTAGGCGGCCATCTTGGGGATGGAGGGGTTGCTGGCGCCCTTGGGGTCGGCGTAGAGGATGGCGGCGCCGTTGGCGTGGTAGCCAAGGCAGATGAGCTGTGCGGCGCCGCCCTTGCCGGAGCCGGTGGTGCCCGCGATGACGATGTGGAGGGCGCCCAGCTTGGGGTCGTACATCTGGAACATGGCCGGCTTGCCGGAGACGGCGCCGCCGATACGGAAGCGCCCGCCGGCGGTTGCCTTCAGGGAGTCGAGGCCGCGGAAGGTGTAGCCCTTCTCGAGGGGGTTCTCCTTCATCATGCGGATCTTGGCTTTGCGGGGGTTGTTCGCGATCGGTTCGTACGACACGAGGAGGGGGGAGGTGCGCAGCGCCCCGGCGAGTTCCATGCGGTTGGGGGCGCGCAGGACGTCGAGGTCGTCGTCGGCGACGATGTAGGCGGCCTGGCCGCCGGTGTGGGGGTCGTCGGTGATGTTCTCCAGGTGGGTTTTCTCCATGAGGCCGCCGCGGCGGGCGACGTACTTCTTCCAGGCCCCGGCGAGGGTGGTGGGGTCGAGTTCGGCGGGCTTCTTGAGGGCGACGGTGATGCGGGCTTCGCCTGCGTGGTCGCCGTGGTTGATGTGGATCCAGGCGGGGTCGGTGCGGTAGACGCTGGAGACGGCTTCTTTGGTGACGGTGACGGAGGCGCCGGCGGGGGCGATGATCCGGCCGGTCCAGCGGTCGGCGTAGACGAGGACGTCGGTGAGGACCTGGTGGCGGTGGAAGCCGGTGTCGGGGTGGGAGATGTGGCGTTCCCAGGCGGCGAGGATCTGGTCGGCGAGGGTGATGGGGGCGGCGGGAGCGTGATTGACCGTGCTGGTGTCTTGAGTGGGTGCGGCTTTGAGCTTGGTGCGGGCGAGGATGCGTCGGAGTTTGAACGGGACGAGGGCGACGGCGCCCCACCAGCCGAGGGAGAGGATGCCGGGGATGGGCTGGTGGGCGATGCCGAACCAGCCGGCCATGAGGAGGTCGGTGGCTTCGGGGCCACCGAGAGTGCCGAGGCCGAGGGCCATGCCGGTGGTGAGGGTGGAGATGCCGAGGGTGTCGCGGTGGGCGCGGGCGATGTCGATGCCGGGCAGGTCGTCGGCCCATCGGCCGAGCCGGTTGGTGAAGTTGGCGGCGACGAATGCGGCGCCGGCGAGGTAGGCGCCTGCGGTGATGGCGGTGGCGGAGGGGTCGAGGAGTGGTGCGAGGGCGCCGGTGCCGATGGGGAGGAGGGACTGGGTGATGGCGGCGGCCCGCTCCGCGGTGTCGGTGCGGGGCGCGGAGTGGGTGCTGGTGGACACCGGGGCTCCTTGATTCGTTGGGGGCCGGCCCGGGGGTCCGGGCCGGCGCGGTCGGGGTGGGTGTCGGGGGGGGTTACTGCTGTTCGAGCCAGTCGCGGTCGACGTTCTCCAGGCCGTCGACGGTGGAGCGGTCGAACTGCTCCTGGAAGCCGCCGTGGGTGGTGCGGGCCTGGTCGGAGACGGCCTTGGCCTGCCGTGCGGTGTCCTGGCCCTTCGCGGCGTAGGAGAGGACACCGTCGGACAGGCCCTTGATGACCTTGGCGAGTTCGGTGGAGTCGGCGACGGAGTCCTTGTCGACGGACTTGGCGGCCATCTGGTCGGCTTCCCGCCTGGTCTCGCGGGCTTCTTCGTCGATGACTTTCGCAGCTTGCTGGATCTCGTCCGCGTTGCGGGCGAGCATCTCCTCGAGGGCGCTGACCTTGCTCTGAAGGGCCTTGTACGTGAGATCGCTTCCCATTGTTGGGGTCCTTTCAGGGGTCAGGCGGCGAGGACGGTGTGGGAGGGGTAGACGCCGCGGTCGGCGTAGAACTTCAGCTCGGCGGGCTTGGTCTCGTCGGAGTCGACGACGGCCTGGTACAGCGGCTCGTACCTGGTGTGGACGTTGGACAGGACGGCCTTGGCGAAGTCGTGGGCCTTCGCGGCCCGCTTGTGGACTTCGTCGGCCTCGTCGGCTTGGGCCTGGGCCTGTTCGGCGAGCCTCTGGAGCTGTCCGACCAGCTTCTCCCCGCCCTTGACGCCTTTGGCTTCGTCGGCGAGGGACTGGCATTCGGCGGCCTGTTCGCGTGCCTGGGCGGCGAGTTCCTTGGTGGCGTCGGCGACTTTGGCGAGGCCGTCGATGCGTGCCTCGAGTCGGCCTTCGTACTGCTTGAAGACGCGGAGTTCGCCGCGGGTGACGGACGGCTTGAGGAAGCTGTCCCCCAAGGTGATCTTGCTGGCGTCGATGCCTTTCGCCTGGATCGGCGTTGCCTTCGACATGAACGGGTCCTCCATCGGCTCGTTGTCCGTCACGAACACCCGGCACTGCGGGCTGTCTGGGGTTTTGGTCTTGTGATCGGTGTGGGCCTGGTCGAGGCGGGCGTGTTCCTTGGCGTTCTTGGTCTTCTGGTCGTCCCAGCCGTCTTTGGCGCCTTTGGCGTAGGCCTTGACGTGGTCGACGGCGTTGCGGGCTGCGGAGCCGTCGCCGTGGCCGGTCTCGCGGGACTTCTCGAGCGGGCTGCGCGTGTCCGTTCCGGTGCTGGTGTGCTGGTTGCTGCCGTCGCGGTTCTTGCCGGTGTTGCTCTTGCTCTGCTTGTTGCCGTCCTGGCTGCTCGAGCCGGAGCCACCGCCGGACCCTGAGCCTGAGCCGGATGCGCCTGCCGGCCCGTTCTTTCCTGCGGAGCCTTGCCTGCCGGGCGTGCCCTGCTTGCCCGCCCCACCACCAGAACCAGAGGAACCTGAGGAGCCGGATGAGCCGGAGCCCTTGGAGCCCTTCGAGCCCTCACCGCTTGAGGTCTGGCCGCTCCCGGTGTTCCCGCTCTTGCCCGAGCTGGTGCCGGAGTCCTTACCAGTACCGCCGGACCCGCGGCCCGATGTGCCCGTCCCACTCGTACCGGAGTTCTTCGCGGGACCGGACGCCGGCCCCTTCGAGTCCTTCGAGGTCTGGCCGCCGGCGCCCTTACCGCCGCCTGCACCGGACCCGCCAGCCGGGCCGCGGCCACCGCTCCCGGAGCTCCCGGAACCCCCGCCACTGCCCCGACCGGCGCTTCCGGACGAATTCACCGGGCCTTTCCCAGAAGAATTCGATCCCGATTTCCCGGAATCGCCCTTTGCTCCGGCCCCGGAGCTGCCGGTGTTCCGAACGGGAAGCCCTGCGGACCTGGTCACGGTAACCGTGCGGTTTTCCTTCACCTGGCGGGCCTGCGCCTGCGCCTTCCTCATATCCAGGCGCTTGTTCGCAGTGCCTCCGCCCTTTGCCCAGCGCTGCGCCCCGGCCAGCCACCACGCTTTCCAGATGGAGCCCTGCGCTTTCCGCTTCTCCCCGGCGGGGTCCTTTGCTGCGGCCTCGTCTGCGTCACGGAATGACGCCGAGGAAACGCCGGGTGCGGAGCGGTCCAGGACGCCGTCCGCGTCGCCTGCCTGGGTGTCGCTGCCGCGGGTGGGGGCGAGGTCGAAGCTGGGGCGTGCGGGTTCCACGGCGGACACCACCGACGCCAGGAATCCCCGTGTGGGGGCCTGGCCGGAGGCTGCTGGGGTGGCGGGGTTGTGTGGCGGGTCAGGCGGTCCGGGTACCGCTGCGGGGACCGTGTCGGTCGCCATCTGTCACTCCTCGTATGTGACTTAACGTGATTACTTACTCCCGGTTGTGGCCGGGGAATAGCGCCCTGAGTGGTCCCGCGGGATCTTTCAGGGCGCGTTTTGGCTGGTCCAGCGGTCGGGAGTAAGGAGTAAGTAGCCCGGCCGGGTCACTGTGCGTGAGGTCGCCTGCCGCGGTTCGCGGCTACCGCGACGAGCAGACCGGCGCCGGCCGCGATGCCCAGAAGGGTGCCGGAGTTGATGCCGTCGGCTCCCCCGCTGGTGTCGCTGACGGATCCGGCTGCGGCCATGTCGGTGCCGTCCACGCCGCCCTCGTTGCCCTGGTACTGGGCCTGGCAGTCGGCTACTACCGACCTGTACGTGACGCCCATCTGCTTGCCGACCAGGCCCTTGTCGGCGTCCACGCAGGAGTCGACGAACTTCTGCCGGGCGGCGTCCTCGGTGGCCTTCTCCTTCTTCTGGGCCGTGGTCGCCTTGTTGATTTCCTTCAGTTCCTGGATCCGCAGTTCCTGCTGCTTGAGGGCGAGTTCCTGCGCCTTAAGGCCGTTTTCCTCGGCCTGCGCGGAGTAGTGCTGCCAGGCCATCATGCTGCCCCCGGCGAGAACGGTGGCGCCGATGGCGAGGGCGACCTTTCCCCGCTTGGTCAGGCCGGGCTTTACAGGCTGCATGGCAGACCCGTAGGCGGTGGTCTGCTCGGTGAATTCGGGGCCGAATTCCTGGGCGAACTGCTCGGGTGTCACTGCTCATTCTCCGTTCGATCGTGCCGCGCGGGCGGAGTGGGTGATCAGGTTCTTGACGTGGGGAAACGTGCGTTCGGTGTGGTCGTTCCAGGCGAAGAACGGCTGGTGGTAGCCGTGCTCTTGGAGGGTTTGCTGCATGTAGTCGACGGCCCGGGCCCGGCTGGTGGGGGTGACGTGTCCGGTGCGTTCGAGGAGGGTCTGCGCGCCGCGGATGCACATGCGTCCGGTGGGGCTGAAGTCGAGACTGCGGGCCCAGCCGTAGCGTTCGAGGACGGCAAGTGTCTGGGTGAGGTGGTCGGACGGGATGAGGGGGACGGGGTTCTGCCACAGGCCGAGGGCCTCGAGCTGGTTGCGGACGCGGCCCGGGATGAGGAGGTGCCAGCGGGTGGGCCAGTCGGGTGCGGCGGTCGGTACCGGGAGGGGGGCCGGGGCCGGCCGCCGCGGCGCGAGGGGAGCGCGGCCGGGTGCCGCGGGCGGGGGTGCCGTCCGCGGCTTCGGCTGTGACCGGGTCTGGTGCACGTGCTCCTCCACTTCTGGCGACGGGTTGGCAGTCACGCGTTGTTACCGGTGACCTTGGTGTGGATGTCCTTGTAGAGGGCGCGGATGTCGTCGGTGCTGAGCCCGTATCCGGCGTTGCGCCATGCCTTCTCGAAGGCGTTCTGGGAGGGGGCCTGGCCGGTGCCGCGAAGGTCGAAGTAGAGGTCGAAGGCGAGCCTGCGCCGGTCGGTGTCGCCCGTGTCGGGCCTCTTGCTCGCCTGCGCCTCGCCCGGGTTCGCCTCGGGCGCGCCCGCCTCGGGCCCTGTGGTGCGCCCTGGTGCGCCCTCGCTGGTCAGAGCGCTTATGTCGTCGGGCGCGGCCTCCAGTGCGCCCTGAGGCGCCGTGGCGGGGCGCAGGGGCTTCAGGGAGCGGAGGGTGTAGTCCTCGGCCCGGTTCGGGAGGGACTTGAAGGCACCCATGCGGTCGATCCGGGTGGTGATACTCATCTCCGTGCCGAGCTGGTCGAGAGTGTCGTCCAGGCCGTGGAAGGCGGCGTCGCCGGCCCGCATGAGGGCCTTCTCGTAGGTCCGCTTGCTCATGTACCAGGGCTTACCAAGAGTGGCGAGGGCGATGACCTGGTCCTGTGCGTTGCGGCGGCTGATGGCCTGCGCGTCCGCGCCACGGGATCCGATGCCCAGCTTGCTTTCGAGGCGCTTGAGGCGGTCGCGCCACCAGCGGGCGAGGAGTCCGTCGGACTTGATCTGAATCTTGCCGAGCTTGGCCTCGAGGCCGAGAAGCTTGTGGAGGCCGTAGGCGAGCAGGACTGGGCCGACGATCCGGACGAGGGCGACGCCCAGGTCTTCGTTCTCTTGCCGGACCACCTCGAGCGCGCCGACCGCCTGGGCCAGGACGAGGAGATAGGCGGCGCGCGCGGTGCCCTTGTCCTCGAACGCCCACGAGTACAAGGTCAGGCCGAGGACGATGCCTTCGAGGGCGAGGCCGACGGTCAGGGTCCACGGTTCGACCATGTGGAGGCGCTTCTCGGCGAAGCGGATCGAGGTGTTCGCGGAGAGGCCGAAGCCGAGGAGGACGACGACGCCCATGCCGAGGAAGCCGGTGGCGGTGCGGCGCTTCGTGGGGGCCGGGGTGGTGGTCACGGGGATCGGTGTCCTCTCAGGGGTGGTCAGGCGGTGGGGGTGCCGGTGCAGCCGGTTGCGTGGGGGCCGTTAGGGATTCGGGCGAGGTGGGCGATCTCGTCGCCGGTGAGGTGGAGGCGGTTGGTGAGGGTGTCGGCGACGGTGAGGATGGCGTGCCAGTGGCGGGTGACGAGCTGGTCGGCGAGGTCGTGGACCGCGGCGTAGTCGTTGTGGCCGGTGCCGAAGCCGATGTGGGGGTTGAGGGTGCGGCAGCGTTCGCGGTCGCGGAGGGCGCCGAGTTCGATGCCGGCGGATCGGGTGGGGGTCCACAGGCCGGCTTGGTGGAGGTAGTGGTTTTCGGCTCGTTCTCCGGCGCCGTAGAAGGTGGCGACGGCGCGGCCGTCGATGAGGTTGCAGCCGCTGACGTCGCCTCCGGAGACGGCGCCGGTGGAGGCGGCGAGTTGGGCGGTGGGGGTGATGCGGGCGTAGTGGATGTGGCCGTTGGCGGAGATGGCAGCGATGGCGTGGGCGGCTTCGTGGAGGGCGCGGAGGTATTGGCGGGTGTGGGTGGGGAGGTCGCCGAGGTAGGCGTCGCTGGTGTCGCCGTAGTTGGGGGCGGGGTGGCGGGTGGGGTAGGGCTGGCCGTTGATGTTCAGGTCGTGGTGCCAGGTGTGGGTGGGCTGGTCGACGGTCATCACGGTCAGCGGTCCTCTCTGGGTGGGTTAGGCGGCGGGGGTGAGGTCGGTGGGCTGCTGGGTCTTGGGCGGGTGGACGATGAGGTAGGCGGGCTGGTAGTCCGCCATGGCGAGGTTCAACACGGTGTCGAAGTCGGCGGGGGTCCAGGTGCTGGAGTCGTTGCCGTGGGCTTCGGCGAACTCGGGTCCGGTCATCGGCTGGTCCTTCCGGTCTGGTCGGGGCGGGTGGCGAGGGCGTTGACGAGCCAGGGGGTGATGTCGCTGACCCACTGCATGGCGGCGGTGGTCTTGCCGGGCTGGGCGTAGTAGGCGTCGAGGCCGGCGTCCTGGTCGGGGACGGTGTCGGTCGGGGTGTCGTGGGTGGTGGTCACGCGGTGCTCCCTGCCGGAGGGGTGGGGCCCGGTCCGTGCTGGCTGCCGAGCCCCGGTGGTGGTCAGAGCTGGTTGGGGGCGAGGGAGAAGAACTGGACGGTGAAGCTCTCTGTGCCGATCCACTGCTCCATGGACTTGAGGACGGCGAGGTAGGTCGACTCGTGGGTGTGCAGGCCAGGGGTGACGTTGATAGCGCCGTTGTTGGTGCCCTGGCGGCCGTCGGAGGTCTGGACGGTCATGATCCAGTGGTGCTTGACCGGGTCCGGGTACGTGGGAGCCGTGGTGTTCTCGGCATCGGTCGTGGTCATCGGGGTGGGTGTCCTTTCGTCAGTCGGTGTGAATTGCGCCGGAGGCGTTGGCGGCGTGCTGGTGGAGTGCGGGGTCGGAGATGGCGAAGGTGAGGCATTCGCCCGCGCGTTGGGTGTTCTTCTGGGCGTCGAAGTCGAGGGTGCGGAGGGAGGGGTTGGTGTCGGGGTTGAGGATCCGGGCGACGGTCAGGGCGAGCATCGTGATGACGTCGGTGCCGTCCGGGGATCCGGCGATAGATACGGCGAGGAGTTGGGTCTGCTCGGTGGTGAGCCGGTCCAGGGCGATCAGGCGTGCCCCTTCGCGGATGAGGTCGATGCCGGCGTGGATGCCGTCCAGGTCCTCCAGGACGTCGCCCAGCTCGGTGCCGTCCACCGGCGGGACTGCGTTGCCCTCGGTGTGCACGTGGTGCGGGCCGGTCATCAGAGCTCGCCGCCGTCCCACTGGCTGGTGATCTCGTCGAACGCGGCGACCGCGCTGTTCGGGTCCTCGGAGGCGATGTCCATGAGGAAGTCGGTGTCAAGGCCGATGCAGTACTCCTCAAGGTCGGCCTCAAGGCGGGGGTCGAGCGGAGCGTCGCCCGGGAGCGTGAGGTCCTGGGTGGCTTCCGTGAGGGCCTTCGCCGCGGCGAGTGCCTTGATGGCGATCTGCATGTCGCGGGTGGACAGGGAAGCGTCGCCGACGAAGGCGCCGGTCGGGCTGAGGAGCATGAGCCGTCCGGCGTTCTCGGTGTCGTCGGACAGGCCGAGGAACGCGGCGAGGAGGTCGAGGATGAGCGGCTTGGGCTCGTTGGCGGGGCGGTCGCCCTCGGGGGTCGGGTTCTCCATCACGCCACCGCCCTGATGACACGGTCGCTGCCGGTCCACACGGCGCCGGTGGGGTAGCGGTCACCGGTGTGCAAGTCGATGACCTCGACGGCGAACTGAGCGGCGCGCCGCTTGAGGATGCGCTGAGACTCGGACGGGTCAGTGATGACGGACTCGACGCGGACGAGGCGCGGGCCGTCGTAGTAGACGACACCCTCGACACGCGGGCCGATCTGCTCGGCGATGGTCATGGTCTCGGCGGCCATCAGACATTCACCGCCAGGAGAATCCGCGTGTCGTCGGCGAGCTGCTTGGCCGGCACCCGGAGGTTCAGCGCGTCCAGCGTGTCTGCCGGAAGACCGGTCAGCGCGGTGAACAGCGTGTCGACGTCCCGCAGGATCGCCGAGTAGGCGTCATCGACGGCCTTGGCCGCGTCACGCGCGGCCTGCTTGCGGTCCTCGAAGTGGAGTCCGCCGTCCCACGCGGCGGCCTTGGCGGCCTGCTCGGCCTTGGCGTGCAGCTCGGTGAGGTTGTACACCGGCCGGGCCAGAAGCCGCATGACCTGAAGGAGCCGGACGCCCTCGATCGTGACGTTGTCACGGATCGGGTTGGACACCCAGCGCTCGAACACGGCGGCCAACTGGTCGATGGGAGACGAAGCGGTGTCGGACACCGGGTGGACGTTGTCGCTGGGGTGCGATGCCATAGAGATGGTCCGTGTGGGATCCTGCATGGCGGGATCTCCTCCTGTTGTGGCAGGTAGGGCGGTTCCAAGTCCTTCGTGGTGCTCCAACACCGCTCCGGACGCGCGACCCCGGTCCGGCTCTTGCTGGCCGGGGTCGTTTCGTTGTGCTGATACGAGAGTCCCGCACCCCGTGGACTTTGTCAACAAGGTGCGGCATGATGAAGGAGACGGATTGCCCGACAAGGAGAAGGAGGAGCCCCGCTTGATGACCATCCCGGAGATCGCAGCGGACCGCGGCGTCAGTCGCCAGCTGGTCCACCGAATCGCGCAGTCCGATCCGGCGTTCCCTCCTCCGGTGATTACGCCAGGAAGTACGCGGGCGAAGTACCCGGCCGACAAGGTGGCCGAGTTCTTCGACAAGCGAGTGATCCGGCCGGGCCGGCGTACGGACTTGGAGGCCAAGCGGCAGGGGCGGGAGGCGGATGAGTAGTCCCGGCGCCAGTCGACCACGCTGCCCCCTGCTTGCACGTAGCCCAGCGGGTCGCCCCCGCCAGATAGATGACTCTAGTATTGCTCTATCTGGCACTCTACCTTCAAGTCTTACGAGACAGAAAGGGGTGAGATCATGAGCGGAAACACCGGGTATGCGGAGATCGCTACGTTTTTTCGGCAGAAGATCACAGACGGCACTCTCGCTCCCGGCGACAAGATGCCGACCCACAAGCAGGTGCGTGAGCAGTTCGGTGCGTCGATCGCGACCGTCAACCGGGCCTTCCAGATGTTGAAGGCAGAAGGTCTGACGGCTGCTCGGGTCGGGCAGGGCACGACAGTCGCTGAGCGGCCCCGGGTAGCCGCGACGGCTACGGCCCGCCTGAGGCGGATCTCCCGAACCGGCCAGCCGTACGGGCCGAAGGAAAGGTCCGTTGACCACGACGCTCGGTTGCTGTCATGCGCCGATCCAGAGATCGCCGACGAACTGGGCGTCGAGCTTCATGACGAAATCCTGGTTCGCCGCCGCGTGTTCATGAACGGCAACGTTCGGACCATTGCCTCGTTCTCGTTCATCCAGCCGCGCGGATGGGCCGCTGTTCCGGAGATTTTGAGCCCGGAGCCGCTGGGGAGGTTCTGGCAGAAGGACTACACCGAGCGGACGGGACGCACCCCGGTCAAGCTCCCCGAACGGCAAAGTGCTCGTCTGGCGTACCCGTACGAGCTGGCGATGCTCGGCGTGGACTCGCCTCCCAACGCGGCTGTCCCAGTTCTCGTCCTGGCGAACGTCTTCCACGACGAAGATGGGCCGCTGGAGTGCTGGCGGGACGTCTATGCGCCCGGCTTGTGGCGAGTGGATGAGCAGTAACCAGGGGTCCTAAGGAACGTTCCCCCAGTGTCGGGAGAGGAGTACGGACCTATGAGGAGCCCGCCGTGAAAGGCGGGAGGCCGGCGGTCACCACAACCAGCCGACCTCCCTGTTTGGGCCGCTGTCCTGCGAAGACATAGCGCGGCCCGCGCAACAGATCACCCATCAAAGGATTGGACCTGCGCATGTGCAGCCTAGCGAGAATCTCGCGCCGGGCCGAAGTTTCTAGCGTCGGTGAAAGCCGATGACAGATGACCTGCCCCCATTCGTCACCTTCACGACCGGCGCGCCGCTCCTGGTGGAGCTCGGCCTGGTCGACAGCATCACGCCCGACGGACTCCGATACCACGCCCGGCAGAACCCGGACTGGTGGAGATTCGGCAACCGACCCGATCAGATCCCGTACGGCATGGTCGGCCCCGTCCGAACGATGGAGACCAAGGTGTTCATCAACATGTTCAAGGACGGGCCTCGCCGCGGTGGACGCGGCCGGAAGAAGTCCTGATGGTCACCGGGCCCGAGATCGCAGCCTCGGAGCCCCGGAACGCGGAACGGCCAGCCCATGAGGAGTTCGCAGCTTCTCCAGGCCGGCCGTCCAGGCAGTACCAGCGGGTGTCAGACCGCTGGCGAAATGAGTCCCACCTCTCGAAAGAGGTTCTCGCAATGAGGGTACCCTCGCCGAACCGGGTTACCGCAAGTAGCCTCCGCACGATCCTCCCCGCGGAGGGGGTGCGGTGAGCTACGGATGGATCGAGCGCGGCCCAATGGCCGCTGACAACTTTACGCAGATCAGCAATGGTCTGTTCCGTGATCCTCGCCTGTCGGCGAAGGCCAAGGGCATCTTCGGATTCATCTCGACACACAGAAACGGCTGGGGTCTTACCCCGGAGTCGATCGCGGCCGCGATGAAGGACGGGGTGTCGGCTATCAAGGCCGGCCTGCGGGAGCTGGAGGCGTGCGGCTACCTGGTTCGGACGCAGCGGCGGAAGCCTGACGGAACGATGGGCCCGGTCGTGTACAGGATCACAGATATGCCCAGGTCGGCACCGGTGGATGGAAACCGTCCAGCGGGCGTGACCTGCGAAGATTCTGCATCGTCGCAGGTCGGGGAGGAAAGCCGCAGGTCGGAACCGGTGGATGAAAATCCGCCAGCGGATGATCCGCCAGCGGAGAATCGGCCGCATAAGAAGACCAATTCCAATGACACCAACGAGAAGAACACCACCTCCCCCTCCCGCCCCCCGCTGGAGCTGGTGCCGTCGGTGGCTGAGGACCAGGGAGGAGGGGGAGGGGATGCTCCGCAGCAACAGGAACAGCAAGACTCCGTGGCGGCCTCGTTCGTGGACCGCTTGCCCTACGGGGCGCGCCTTCCTGGGCCTCGCCAGCGGGCGCACCTGATTGAGCGTGTGAGTGCTGCGCTGGCGGCCGGCTGGACGGAGTGGGCGTTGCGGGTGCAGCTGACGGAGGAGACGGAGTCGGCGAAGTCCCTGGCAGCCGTGTACCGGCACCGCTTGGACCCGGACAACCTCCCAGCCGCACCACCGCTACCGAGGCCGCGTACAGGCGAGGACGAGGCTCCCCAGCCCAGTGGAATGTACGTGAGGTGCAAGGGGTCTGCCTGCGGACACCGGAAAATGCTTCCGACGGCCGATGGCCTGTGCCGCGACTGCCGAGAGGACGTAACCGCATGAGCGAGTTCTCCCCTCGAAAGGAACGTCTCGCAAACATCCCTACGGCGGTGTACCGCTTCTACGATGCGGCCGGCGAACTGCTGTACCTAGGGATGACGCACGACGTTGACGGGCGATGGGCAACGCATGAACGGACCCAGCCTTGGTGGCTGGATGTTGCCCGCCGCGAGTTCACCTGGTGCGGCACTCGCGCTGAGGCTGAGCAGATCGAATCAACTGCAACGGCACTTGAGAAGCCTCGGTACGACCGAAGCGGTCAGCGCACCATCGGCGGCGAGGTGGATCAGCGGCTGGACGCTGAGACGGCACGAGCCATGCAGGTCGTTTCCGAAGACATCGACAACGGGACGTATCCGCTCTGGAGCGTGCTGCCGTCGTACGGTGTGCTCTCGGCAAGGTACGGGATACCGATCATCGGCATCACAAGGGGCATGGCCAAGCTGGCAAACCTTGACCACCATCTGGTGTACCACCGGGATCAGTTCGCCGTATCACTTCCTGGGCGTCGGCCCAGCATGGACGCCAAGCGCGTTGGTTTGCTGTTCTTCCTGGCCAGCAACGCCTTTGGCGAATCAACCTTTACGCGCGCTGACCTGGCTGAGGTGACAGGCGTATCGGAGGGAACAGCTCACCAGCACCTCAAGCGCTGGCAGCAGAAGGACCGCGCGGAGCGACTACCAAAGGTTGCAGGAGCCCGATCGTACATCTACCGCATCATTCGGCATCCTGAGCCTGACCCGCCCGGCTTCCTGTTCTCTTGGGGGGAGAAGGACCTCCGAGCCCTGGCTCAGTGGCTTCTCAATGAGATCACCGAGGACCCACAGGCGGACGATCGCGACCTCGCAATCGTTCAGGCTTGCCTGCCTGTCGAGTACGAGGTGGGCGCATCCAACGTTGGCGTCCGGGTCCTCAAGGTGGTGGCCCAGAAGTACGCCAACCGCCCTGGTTGCCTCCCCGAGTGGGGTATCGCCTGACCGACCACGCGGCGCCCTCGGGCCTTCGGGTCTGGGGGCGTTCGTCAGTCGGCGGGTGTCCAGGGCGGGTTGGGGTGCCGGGCGCCACCGATACCCTCTAGGCATTGCCTTGCAATGCCCATACGGCTAGTGTGGAGCTCGTTGGCCCGCCGAGACCGCGAATCTCGGCGGGCACCCGCGTTACAACGGGCCCCAGAACGTGGCTGGGCAGCGACATCATCCCGTTCCCAACAGAAAGCCAACAGCCTGTGTTCAGCCACGTCTCCGGCCGCATCTACGCCCTGTCCATCGCACCCCTGACCGCCGTCTTCTACTACCAGCCCGCTCTCGCCGGCGCCGTATCCGCAGCGATCGGCACCGTGACCGTGGTGCAGGAGTACCGCCGTCGGCGAAAGCCCCGCACGTGACAACCCCGCATCGACGGGAAGGAGGTGAACAGCACCACCGAGGCCCGGCCGCGTCCCCCATGGCGGCCGGGCCTTCCGCTAATCCGGGACCCTGGTGCGTCAAATGGGGTCTGTGCCAGCCAGTGCCAGCGCACGAGCCTGCGCCACGCGTGCCAGCGCTTCCTCATGCTGGGCGCGGCGTTCCCTGCGGGCCTGGAAACGAGCAACGAGATCTTTGCCGTCCTGAACCAAAGCGTTCAGCTCGTCCATGTCGGTGTCGTCGGTGACAGCTGCGCGGCGCCGCTGGAAGTCGGCCCACACCGCTTGGTCAGCCTTCGCTTCGGCTGCGTCCTGACTGGCCTGCCGGCTGATGGCATCCAAGTCGATGCCGAGCGCGTCCACCGCTTCCTCCTCCGCCTCGAGGACCCCGAGTTCCGCGTCTGCGACGGCGATCTGGGCGGCGGCGACGGCTAGGAGGTCAGCGATTTGGTTGTGGGGCTGTGGTGTGTCTGTCACGCGTCCTCTAACGCTCCGCCCGGGTGAGGGTCACAGCGGTTTCGTTACGCCGCGGTCCCGGGCCCGGCCTCCCACGGCTCCCCCAACGGCTGTGTCAGCCCGTCATCCGTCACCAGCCGGCGCTCCGGATTCGTCGCGTCCAGCTCCCAGTAGTACAAGCACTCCTCGCACCGGACGCCGTCGACGAGTACCTCGTCCTCCCCGTTCGCACAGTCCGTGCCGTCCCCGCGCCCCACTGGAGAACCGGAGGGTGCTCCGGCCTTTAGGCCGGGGGTGAATCCGGCTTCCCGCGTAGCGGGGCAGGGGTAGCCGGATCGCCGCCAGGGCGATCCGGCGTCCCGGAGGACTCGGCCGCGCTTCGCACTACGGAGATCAGCCATGAGTTCAGAGAGCGGTCGTCGGCCGCAGCGGCATCCACGGCGAGTGCATGCACATCGTCGGGCAAGCGGAGGTTCACGTGTTTGGTCATGGTCCCATTCTGGCACTGGTCCCAGCATGATGCTAAAATGGGACCATGCAGCTCAGGTACAACTTCCGCGTCTACCCGACGCCCGGCCAGCGCACGGCGCTCGCCCGGACGTTCGGCTGCGCACGGGTGGTGTACAACGACGCACTCCGCATCCGGCAGGACGCACACAAGCAGGACCTGCCGTTCCCGAAGACCGGCGACCTGTCCAAGACGCTGATCACGCAGGCCAAGCGCACCCCCGAACGGGCGTGGCTGTCCAACGCCCCGGTCGGTGTCATGCAGCAAGCCCTGCGCGACCTCGACACTGCGTACCGGAACTTCTTCGACTCCCTCTCCGGGAAAAGGAAGGGGCCGAAGATCGGTGCGCCCCGGTTCAAGTCAAAGCGGGACAACCGGCAGGTCGCCCGCTACACCAAGTCGGACTCCTTTCGTGTCCTGCCGAACGGGAAGCTGCGCCTGCCCAAGGTCGGCGAGATCTCCGTCCGCTGGTCCCGCAAGCTGCCGTCGGATCCGTCGTCGGTGACGGTCATCAAGGACGCAGCGGGACGGTACTTCGCGAGCTTCGTCGTGACGACCGACCCGTCCGAGGCGCTGCCCGAGACGACTGGCGAGGTGGGCATAGACCTCGGCCTCACCCACTTCGCCGTCATGTCCGACGGCCGCAAGATCTCCTCGCCAAAGTTCTTGCGCCGTGCCGAACGCAAGCTACGCAAAGCGCAGCAAGCCCTCTCCCGCAAGGCGAAGGGCAGCAACAACCGCAAGAAGGCCGTTGCCCGCGTGGCGCGGCTGCACGCCCAAGTGGCCGACACCCGGCGGGACCACCACCACAAGCTCTCCACCACGTTGATCCGCGAGAACCAAGCGGTGTACGTCGAGGACCTGTCGGTGAAGGGTCTCGCCCGCACGCGGCTCGCGAAATCCGTGCACGACGCCGGATGGGCTCAGTTCACGACCATGTTGGAGTACAAGGCGACCCGGTACGGGCGGACCTTCGGGAAGATCGACCGCTGGCTTCCGTCGTCTCAGACCTGCCACGTCTGCATGGTCATCGACGGGCCCAAGCCCCTCAACGTCCGCGAGTGGACGTGCGGGGCATGCCAGGCCACCCACGACCGGGACGTCAACGCGGCCCGCATCGTCTTGGCCGCCGGACGGGCGGACAAGGAAAACGCCTGCGGAGGGACCGTAAGCCCTCCCGTCTGACGGAAGGCAGGACCCGATGAAACAGGAACCCATCTCAAGGCCAGCCGCTACGGCGGACGCCAGGGAGGGAATCCCCGACTCTTCAGGGCGGGGAGGACGTCAAGCACCTGGTATCCCCCATGGGTTCGACGGTGCGGCGTGCCGGCCACCCATGGCAGGGAGCCTGCGGGGGCGCACGGGCGCTCGAGGCCGACATGCCGAAAGGGCTCCCCCACCAGCCACGCAGGGAACGGGCGGCTGTACGGCTGACAGACTGGGAGGCGTCCCGAGGCTTTGGGGACGACTCCATACAAGCGCCCCCATGACCCGCTCCCGGCGGTGAGGGGAAGTGCTGGCGAGGCCTCCGGTGACGCGCTGGGGGCTTCTTCGCGTTCCGGGTGTGGGCGTGCGTCCAGCGGCGAGACCGGCTCGGCCCGTAACCCTCTAGGCATTGCATTGCATGGCAATGCCCTTACGGGTACTGTGGAGTCACACCCCACCGGAAGGACCGCCATGACGGACATTCAGCGCGCCACAAGCCAGCACACACAGCAGCTGGCAGGGCCGACCGTGTGGATCCTCTCCAAGGGGGAGATGCATGAAGGGGGCAACATCCTCGGCGTCTACGCCACCAAGGACCTCGCCAAGGGCCCGTTCCTCCAGGCCGCCACGAACATCCCGTTCGACATCGACAAGGCCTGGCAGGACACCGACGGCGCCGTACACGTCGAGGGCGGCTGCGACTGGGTCTCCCTCGAACCGCACTCGCTGATTACGGCGCAGCAGCTCACCTGAACACCCCCCATCCCCCGCGCCCACGGCCGGGGGAACGTCACGCCGAAACCACGGCAAGCTACCCACCACGCCCCAACACCGGGAGCCGCCCCATGCCCACCATCCAGGCGACCGTCACCGAGACCGAGCTCCACCAGTGGCTGACCGACAACATCGGCGAGCAGATCACCAACGACTACGACACGGCCACCCAGCTCCTCACCGTGTTCGACTTCGCCGCCAAGGACAGCCCCAGCCTGAACAGCCGGCACCAGATCGCCTCCGTCCTCGCCCCGGCCCCCGCCATCACCAGCCAGCCGTTCACTCCATACGTCCCGCTCACCGCCGGCGCGGCCGCGCAGCACCTCCTCGAGACGTTCCGCGTCACCCGCAAACCCGCCAACTACCAGCGCCTCCTCGTCGACCTGCCCGCCCCGGTGGTCGTGTCCCGGCACCAGTGCCCGTTCTGCCGCCGCTACACCCGCGCTGACTTCCGCCAGGTTCAGGACCATATGACGCGCTGCTGGCAGAACCCCGCCCTGCGCTGCTGCAAGGCCTGCGTTCACCACCAGGACGCATCCGGAACCCCCGGCGAGCCCGATGAGTGGGTGGAGTCCTGTACCAGCCCGGACGGCCCCGAGTACGAGGACTACGCGTTCCCCGTCCTGCACTGCCCCCTGTGGCAGCCGAAGGAGGCCTGACCATGCCCGACAAGCCCTGCTGCAAGAACGAGACGTGCATGTACTGCCAGGCCGCGAAGCAGTGGCTGCGCTGGCACCAGGACGGCGACCAGGCCCACCGCCAGCCCTGGGAGACCGAAGGCGTCCCCGTCGCCCGCGTCAACGGCATCCACTACGTCGTCAAGCCGTACGACCACGCCGGCCCCGACCGCTTCCTCGGCTTCGGCGGCCGCGTGTTCACGTTCCGCTTCCACGACGGCCGCGAACTCACCTCCAACGACGTCATGTGCCAGGGCGAGATCCCCGCCTGGTTCCGCGACCGACTCCCCGACAACGCCGTCATCGTCCCCCAGCAGCAGCCCGCCCCGACCAGGGCGCCGTTCGGGCCGTTCGAGGGCGTGTGATGCTGATGCCCAGCCAGCGGCCGAAGCGGGGGCAAATCGCCCTGGACATCCCGCTGCTCACACCAGACCCGGCCCCGGAAACGTACTGGGAGAACCGCGGCCCCCGCGACTGGCAGCCAGTCCTCGTCGTCTGCCGCTACGGCAACACCAGCGGCCTACCGCAGCCAGTGTTCCCGCTCGTGACGACGAAGCCACTGGGGCCCCGCAACGTGCAGATCCGGCGACGAGACGGGAGCGAGCTGGTGATGCCAGTACGCAACCTCCGCCGCCGGAAGCCAGCCTGACCACTGGAGTGACCGTGACCACCGAGACGCGCACGCACTGCCTCCTCTGCTACCACCCCCTCACCTCCCACCCCGAAGACGCCGACGGCAACCGGCCCTGCCGATCCATCGGCCACCCGTCCGGGGTTCCCTGCCTCGACTGCCAGGCCATGCTCACCCCCGACTACCGCGGCCGCGTCGCCGACGAACGCGACAGCCAGCACTTCGAGCAGGCCTGGGCCGCCTACCTCGTCACCCTCGCCGACGTGCAGAACGCGTTCGGGGACGCAGCGCCCGCGTACTTCACCGACGTTCACCAGTCCGCCCTCGCCTCCGCCCTCATCGCCCACCGGGAGGCCAGCGCATGAGCAGTGAGAAGCCCCCGCTCCCCGCCCGCACCTTCGACCCCTGGCCCCGCCTCCCCATCGACACCAGCCAAGACAGCGACTTCCACCGCCTCGACCGCATCGCCGGACGCGCCGCCACCCACTGGGCCCTCAGCCCCCAAGGCGCCTACGCGAAGAACCTCACCCTCGCCGAAGTCGTCGACGGCGCCGTACGCGAAGCACTTCTCCACCTCCTCGAGCTCGGCCTCATCGACATCGACAGCCAGCGCATGCACGCCGCGCCCGGATGGCCCACGAACCGCGAAAGGAAGCCTGCGACGTGACGCCCGACCCGGCTGCCCAGGAGATTGCCGCTCTAGAGGAAGCGTTCGAGCGGCCCGCCTACTGGCGGTGCGCCCACTGCAAGCAGCCCATCACCGGCCACGGCTACACCTGGACTGGACCTCTACGCCAGCCCGGTGAGTCCATTTGGGACCAGAAGCGCTACCACCTCAGCAGCCCTGAATGCCAACGCGCCTGCGACGCCGCTTGCAAGGGGGACAACGCGTGACCGTCACCGCCGCGGCCGCGGCCCTGGCCCTGGTCGCCGCCGGCTACACCCTCGGCCGTCTGCGGCCCGCACGGCGCGCCTCCGACTGGGCGAACTGGCAGAAGTACGACCAGACCATGCCCCGCCACAGCACCCGCTGGTGGGCCGTATTCGTCGTCCTGTCCACGGAGAACCTGGCCTGGCTGATCGCCCACCCACGGCAGGGCTGGCAGGCGTGGAAGCACCGCAACGACCCGCCCCCGCCCCGCAGTCCCGCACCCCGCTTCGACCCCGACTGGGCCGCCAAACGACGCGCAGCCGTTGAGGGCGGCGAGTGAGCCGGTCTGTGCGGGAGGTTCAGCGTCGCTGGGAAGCCCTCGAGGCCGCGCTCTCCCGCCCCACACCGCCCCCGTTACCCGGCCAGGAGACCATCGACCTCACCCCACGCTACGAACAGCCCACCCTCGACGAGGACGAACCCCAGTGACCAGCGCCACCGGGCAGCGCCAGTCGTGACGCTCAGGCCGCGGACTCCTCCGGAGCCTCCGCAGCTAACGGCCCACCATCACCCTCGTCGATCAGCCGGTCCGGCGACAACGCCCACTTGTACGTCAGGCCCTGCACCGACGACGCCCCCAACAGGGCCTTCAGCTCGTTGATCTCCACACCCACCGTGCGCAGACTGATCCCCATCCGGGCCGCGATCGCCTTCTGATCCCGCTCCGCAGCCAGCTCCCGCATGATCTCCCGCTGCCGGGGAGTCATCCGGGCTGCGCCGCCCGGACCGGTCACCGTGTCCACCCACTGCCGCGGCTTCCGCCCGGGCGCTTCACCGAACCACGGATCCGCCCTGCCCCACTTCGATTCGAACTCCGCCCCGATGTAGGCGACCATCGCCCGGTCCGTGATCTGCCACGCCGCGAACTCGGGTGCATTCGGCACCAGATGGTTGGAGATGAACGCGACCCGGCGGTCGACGACGATGCACCGCTCGAACGCTCCGGGCATAGTCCGGTACTCGGCGGCTTTGCCGACCTGACGGTGCGACATCGTCCGGGCGTATTCCGCCGTCACCGGGTTGTCCCGCACGGTCGCCAGATACAGGGTGCGCATCGTGACCCCGCGGTCCAGGGCGGCAGTGTCCCGGCGGACCGTTTCTGCGAGCTGGTCGGGCCGGCGCGGGCCCCCTGGGTGTGCGGCGAGGATTTCCCACTGGGCGGAGCCCACCACGTCCTCCAGGCGGGCCAGCACGGTGGGCTGGTCGCCGAGGTACTCGGCGCCGCCTCCGGACAGCAACTGGGCGCGCTGGTACAGCTCGGCGAGTTCGTCCGCGTCCGTGTGCAGAGTGCGCAAGCGGGCGGCACGCACCTCGACTTCGAGGAGCTCGGCCTCGAGGACGCGGCGCGCCACGGTCTCCGGATTCAGCACGAGCGGTCTGTTTTCGTGGTCCGGGTCCCGCTTCACGAACCGGGCCTCGACGAGTTCGTCAACGAATACCTGATCCGCGTCGCACAGGGTTTGACCGGTCGTCAACAGGCCAAACACGCGTATCGCGTCGGGGGACAGGCCGCTGCACTCGCGTCCCGTGTTTCCTATGGCCAAAGGTCTGAGTCCTCGTCGAAAAGGGGTACCGGGCTGCACGTGTGCGCATTGCACAAGTGAGCATTCGGCAACAGTTGAGAATGAAATGAGCGTACGGCAAGTTGGTCATGGGGCGTCCCCCGGCGCTCGTACTCGCCATCCTCCTCCCGCACCAAAAGCGTCTAACTGCCAGGAACGACGTGAACCGGACGGAAGGATTCGCAGCAGGATGTAGAGGACGGGAAACCGGGGAGGACGCCCCGTTATTGTTTCATTCTCAACAACTGAAAGGGCTCACCGCCAATGCCCACACGCATCCGCAAGCTTCTTGCCGCCCTGACCATCGCAGTTGCGGCCACCACCGGCCTCACCCTCGCCACCACGCCGGCCGCAGCCGACGAAATCACCGTCAACACCCCCGTCACCACCCTCGACACCCACTGGGGACTCACGCCCGTCGACGTCACGACGGTCACTACCCTCGACACCCACTGGGGCTGACACCGCCCCACCCACAAGCCGGCCCGGCAGCAAGCCCCCAGCGCGCTGCCGGGCCACCCGCCTGTCAGTGCCCCGTGGCACGCTGAACTGGCGCACCGGCTCGCTCCAGTCGGCGGGAGCGAGCCTTGCCACGCCAGGGGCCGTTGTCAGCGCCGCGTGCCACACTGAAAACGACCGCTCTGCCCCGCCACCCCCGTCGGGTCAGGGCGGTCACGCGTTTCGCTGCGGGCCGCCGACGTGCTGTGCCACGCTTCCTGTCGCAGCGCCCGCCCATTCCGGAGTAGTGGGCGGTCGCTGCCGCTACCGGCGCCACACGTTGACCTTCTCCGTCGACAGCAGCGGCGCCCCATCCGGGCCCTTCACATGCGACGGGATCCAATGCTTCGACGCGCGAGTCTCCTCGCTGTACCGCTCCGACTTGTACGTCCGCCAATGCCCGGACACCACCCACCTGTACCGGTAATGCCGCCCGCCTTCACCGCCGTCAGGGTCCTGATCGCCCGGCGTGTACTGACGCCGCAAGTCCACAACCGTCACTTCCGGGGCGGGAAGACCATCACGGACATAGGCACGAGCGGTCGGCTTGTCCGCTCGCTCCCGCGTGCGGTCGACGAGAAGAGGCTGCTGCATCAGCAGCCAAGCCGACGCCAGCGCCGACACCACCGAGGCAGGGAGCTCGCTGTCGAGCTCGGCCATGGGCAACGGGTCCGCCGTAATGGGGATCGTGGACCCGAACACCGGCACCAGAGGCGGAATCTCGTCGGTGAGGAGAGTGAACTGGCGGTTGCCGTCAACGACGGAGGCTAGCCGGTCGCGGGACATCAGCAGCCACAGCATCATCTCCCCGCCGTGAGGCCCCCACGCGCAGGCCTCCACCGGGATCTCCACGCCGTAGCCGTCCATGTGGCCAATGCCGCCCTGCCAGAACAGCAGTCCGCACGGAGACGGCCTGTCGGACGTGCTCCAGCGGGCCGCAGCCAGTTGCTCGCCGGCGTGCACTGCCAGGGCGGCCATGTCCTCCCGCGCCCAGTACAGGTCGGCTGCTTCCAGGTTCACAGCGAGGGCGTCCAGCCCGGGCGCGAGTTCCGGGCTGGCGTTGGAGCGGATGGCCGACGACGGATCGTTCAGGAAGCGCAGGGTCTGCCGTCGGATCTTCGGCAGAGACGAGGGGCGCAGCGTCACTCGGCACCTGCCGGAGCGGTGCGGCGCACGCCACGGAAACTACGCACCCACGCTCCGAGGCGCCGTTTCGTGTCGTCACCTCCGCCGCCGTTCCACCACTGCCATGCCAACAGCCCGGCCGCAGCGGCTGAGATCGATGCTGCGGTGGTGTACCCCTGTAAGAAGCCGGCAGCGCAAGTCAGCACCTGGGAGACGGCCATGACGCCGTAGGCGCGGTGAGTGGCGATCCGGCCCAGGGCCAGGGCCACCATGCCAGCAGCGATGAGGGCGACCGCTGACGCGTACAAGAAGACGGGAAGCACTGGAATCCTTTCCCGCGGTCAGGCGGTCGCCAGGTCGGTGCGCTTACCGCGGCCCGGTCGGTTGGCGATGGCCTTGCGGACGTCGCCGGCCAGGTACAGGGCCTGGGGGCGCTTCGACTCGGGATGCGGCCGGTACGCGAACGGCTTCAGCCCGAGCTTGGACATCACACCGGACGCGGTCTTCGCCGGGTTCGCGGCCGTCGAGTTCAGCTCGTCCCGGCCGATGTCTTCCAGCGTCAGCGGCTCGTTGCGGTCGATGATCTCCGCCAGGTCGATGTCCTCCACCATGGCCGCGAAGTCCAGGGCGCCGTCCTCGTCGACCGGGTAGCCGTCGAACTCGCCCTCGTCGGGCTGCCATGGGCCGATGAACTCATCACCGCACAGCGACACGTCGTCGGGCAGGGCCGCGTTGATGGCGTCCCGGTACTCGGCCTGGATGCGGGCGAGCGCGCCGCTCTCTTCGAGAAGGGTGCGCCAGTCGTCGTCTCCGCCGTTGATGTAGTCGAGGACGTCGGCGTCGGGGCTGGTGGAGTAGGTGTTGACGCGGTTGCACCAGGTGCCGTAGCTGGTGGTGGTGGTGGTCATGGCGGTGTCCCCCTCAGGTGGGTGGTTCCCTGTCCTGAAATAACTATGACGTACGTACGTCGAAGTTGCAACAGGGTTCACCCATCCGAGTGACAACCCCCCTCCTCCCCCTCGAAAAACCCCAGCTCAGCACACTGCCAGCAACCTGCCTGCGCCCGCGGAGCGCCTAGCCCCGCAGCCCGTTCTCCGGGTTGCACACCCCGCACATCTCCACCGTCAGCGCATCATCCTCCAACGCCAGCAGCACCTCACCACGCTCCAGGAATCCCGTCTCGCCCTTCCAGATCCCGCACCCGCCCCGGTGCAGGACCGTCCGACCGTCCCGGGCCGGCTCCAGCTTCCACCGCGCCTCCGCCCACGCCCGCTGCGCCTGCCGGTGCTCCCGCTCCGCCTCAGCCTCGAGCGTGCGGATCTTCTGCCGCGTGCTGTTGAGCTGCCAGTCCAGCCACTCTTCGAGGGCACGGAGCTTGGCGAGGCGTTCCGCAGGGGGCATGTCGTTCACGTGTTCGATCCTATGGGCATGAAAAAAGGGCCCGCTACCTGGCGTGATGCCAGACAGCGGACCCGACCCGCAACAGGGCGCCCCCCTCGGTGACGGTGACAGCACCGTACGCCCCGCCCCACGCAAAAAGGAACGGCCCGTCGCCCCTTTCCCAGAGACGACGAGCCGTCCAGCAGCCGTTCGCAGCTCGCTGCGTACCGGCACCGTACCCGCCTACCCGCCCGCCCCGTAAGGCCGCAGCACCGCATCCACCCCGGCCGCCACCTCCCGCGACCGAGACCACGACCAGCCAGCCGGCGCAGCACGCAACACCCGCCGCACCTGATCGGCCCCGACGACCTGCACCATCCCGGCCGCCGTCGCCGCCTGAAGGTGACCGCCCCGCACTGTGGAGCCGTGGACCACCAGCAGCGGCCACACCGCCACACCGGGCATGCCGAGCGCCTGGCCGACCAGCAGCGCGTACCGGGCCACCTTCTCCGCTTCACCGTGCCGGTCCTCCACCCCACAGCACAGCCGGCCACCATCGGCGTGCGTATCCCGCCCGGCATGCCAGCGCTTCGTGTCCGCAACCACCACCGCGGTACCGCACGGGGAGACGAGCACGTGGTCGAGGTTGAAGCGGCGGCCCGCCAACCGCCGGTCGTGGCGGATCCGCCAGCCCCGTAATCGCAGCGGCCAAACGATCCGGGCCGTCTTCCTCTCGTACCGGCCACCGAGCTCCCACAAGGCCGCCTGGGCGTCCGCACGCCCCGCCTCCGGGTTCAGGCCCACCCACGCCGTCACGCGCCGCCACGGGCCCCGTCGGGCGTGCGCACGAAGTCGCGCAGCCTCACGCTCCGCCGAGTTCCGAAACGCGGTCACGCCTGACGCCCCGAGCTGATCGTGACGTCCAGGCGCATGTCCTGCCCGTGCTCCGCGACCACCAGATCCCGGATGGTCTCAGCCCAATGGGCGGCGTTCTCGTCGGTCGGGGCCTGCACCACGATCCGTACCTCCCGCACCCCTGGTGGCGCCTGCGCCTCCTTTGCCCGGCCCTTGTGATACGCGCGCCACTCCTGGTAGTACGCCCAGCCCAACAGATCCGCCGTACCGCCCTTCACCTGGCCACCCAGCAGGACACCGAGAGCGACCCGCAGACCGACCAGTTCGCCCCGCACGTGCTCTAGGACGGCCACCGGCGTATTCGGGTCCTTCTTCAGGTCCTCGAGCCGCTGGTAGCGGCGGTGCCATTCCGCGGCCAGCCTGTCGCGGAGCTCAGTCGCTTCAGTCGCTGTCTGATCGGTCATGCTGCTTCCTCTCGGGGGTTCCAGGTGTCGGGGCCGGGGATGGTCTGTACGCGGCGTCCCTTGTGCCGTGCGGGCCAGATCCGGCCCACCGTGCGGCGTGGGCATCGAGGGCTGCCGTGCCGGTACAGCAGGCCTCGCCGGGTCATCGCGACCGGGCGGTGGCAGTCAGGACAGGTGGTGCGGGTGGTCACGCTGACCTCCGGGGCTTCGAAGGGGCGGGTTGGGCGTGTGCGCGGCGGGGCCGGCCGTGGCGTATTCGGCGGACGCCGTGCTCTACGACCAGCGCCAGGGCGACGGACACGGCCGTGCAGACGAGGACAGCGCCCGGGCTGAGCACGCGAGCGTGGATCAGGGTGAGCCAGGTCCAGGCGACGGCACAGGCTATGCCGCCGACGAGCAGGCACTGAGCGAGGAGTGGTGGGATGCGGTGCACGGGGCCCTCCGGGCGGATGTGACAGCGAGTTACGGGAAGCGGAGACTTACTGGCGGGTACGGGTCCCGGCCCCGCGGATCGGGCATAGTTCGATCAAAGTCCGGTCACGCTGAGTTTCGTTGGGCGTCCTTCCGAGCGGCCCTACGCTCCCGCCGGTACGCGCGCTCCCCGTCCCAGCACGCCTCACACGGCTCCTCACCGCGGTACTTGTGAGCGGCGAAACCTGCGTGGTCACCGTGACGCCGGCCCGGATCGAGGATCCCGGCGCGGCAGGCCAGGAGGACGGCGTTCGGCATGTTCACTGCGCCGAGCTTCCGGAAGACCTCGGTCATCAGCTTGCCAACGCTCTTCTCGTCGATCCCCAGGCCGCGGGCGATCTGCTTGTGGGTCTGGCCTGCCGCCGCCCGGGTGAGCGCGTCCAACTGCCTCGGGGTGAGGGGCCTGTCGCTCGGGCCGCGACGTGAAGACGGGACGGGCCCGCCACCCTGCGGTGACGGGCCCACCAGCACCGGGGCGCTCACGCTGCCACCCCATACCGCTCGAGGACCGTCTCCTTCGGCAGGTACAGCGGATGCCGCGGATGACCCGCGGACGTCGTCCCCAGACACGACAGCGCCACGCCACGCCCCCGCAGCACCCCCACCACCTCACGGCCTCGCTGCACAGCCATCGGGAACGCGCCCCACGCCACCACCACACCGTCCCCGATCGCGGCGGCACGCCGAATGAACGCATCCCCCAACGGGCCGACCGGATCCGGATGCCGCACCAGATCCTGCGGGTCCGGCGAGCACAGGGAGAACAGGTTCACCACCACCACACCCCCGGCCTTCTCTCGGCGCGCGAACCCGGTCGGGCCGGCCAGCCTCCGAATCGTCGGATCGTCCTGCAACGCGTTCGCGGTGGACGGGTTCAGCATCAGCACCACGAGCGGCTTCACCGTGGGATCCCAGATCCGGGTGAGCAGGTAGCGGTAGGTGCGGGCCCGGCTGTCGAACACCGCGGACGCGACACCACCAGCGAGGTCGCGGCTCTGTTCGACGTGGACGTCGAGCTCGGTGTCCGTGGGCGTCATCGTCAGAACCGTCATACGGTGCGCTCCTCGGTCCACTCGCCGCCCGCGACATCACGGCGCAGCAGCCCGGCAGGCTCCCGCCAGCCCTTCCCCACGTTTTCCAGCAGGTACGCCGCATGACGGTCCCGGTCGGCCTCCGTGTCGCAGGTGATGACGTAGCCGTCCGTGCAGCGGATCCCGAACAGGTGGGCATCCTCACGACGCTGGCGTTCCTCGTCGACGTGCGCGTTGTGCAGATCGCACGCCCGATCCGGCCCGACCTGCTCGTACCAGGCGTCCACCTTGGGCTCGTGCTTCAGGTAGAAGACGCGCAGCGCACCCAGGTCGTTGGCGACCGCCTGAAGCTCGGTGTCCTCGAACCGTGGCGGGTAGTTCTCGGCGGCGTAGGTGAAGCCCTCAAAGCCGACCTTGGAGACGAAGCACTCGAACTCGAGGAAGTCGTAGTCGGACCAGGTGGTGGGGTTGTGGATGCTGGCGGTCTCGGGGTTGGTGGTCATGCTGCGGGGGTCTCCTTCGGGGTCGTGGAACGTCGGGTGTAGGTCAGCCGGTCGGACGGGCTCAGCGCCTGCCTCGGAAGGCCACGTGACGGCGTAGCGGGCGCCGGGACCGGCTCGGGAATGTCGACTTGGTTGTCGAAGTGCCACACCTTCAGCCACACCCCGTCGGCCTGCCACACACACGCGACACAGCCCGGCTCGTCGTAGTCCAGGCGCGGCCGCAGGTCGCTGATGCTGTCCGCGAACTTCGTCAGCATCTCCGCCTGATCCGGGCCGTGAACCTGCATCGACCACACCGGCACAGGCCCGCTGGCGTCGAAGCCCCAGGCGCCGGCGGTGACATCGAGGTGGCCCTGATAGTTGCGGGAGGTCTTCCACTTGTGGTCGGCGGCCATCCGGACCGCTATCTGCTCGCCGACGGGTTCGGGTGTGGATGTGCTCATGAGCGCTTCCTGATGAGGAGTGAGAGAGACAGGGAGACAAGGGCGGGTGTTACCAGAGCTTGGGAAGACCGGCGGGCGACACGTACGGCACCGGCACCGAACCCACACCGGGCGACTCCCACCACGTCACAGCGACCGCGCCCGGGCTGTCTTCCGCAACCGGGGTGACCGTCCAGCCGCCGTCGGTGCGGCGCGCGAACACCGCATGCCCGCTGTTCAGGTAGTAGTAGGCGTCCACCAGGTTCCGGTTTGCGTCGTCCAGCAGGTTCGGCTGCCCGCACACCTCCCGGTAGTAGGTGTCCAACGCCTCAAGGGCCCGCGCCTTGATACCGGTGACGGCGATGGCGTCACCGTCCTCACCGAGGGAAGCGACGAGGACGCCGGCGAACTCGCCTTCCATGTCGTCGACGCTCGGCGTGAACACCTGGCCGACCTGCGGGTGGATGTGGCGGTCGGTGTCGGGGAGCGGCGTCTGGCAGAAGTGGCAGGTGTCGTAGGTGCCGGGGTTGAGCTCGCCGCACCGGCACTTCTTGAACGTGCCGGCCTGCTGGTATGCGGCTAGTTCGTTCCAGTAGCTGGCGGGGTTGTTGGGGTCTTCGTCGAGGGCCATCGGAGTCTCCGGTAGGGCTGGGTAGGGGTCTGCCCCACCCCGCTGGGGGGTGCGGGGCGGGGCAGGTGCCGCGCAAGGGGGATGCGCGGCCGGGCGGTCCCCCGAGGGGGCGAGGGGACCGCGGTCTACTGGCCGTAGTGCTCGGACGGGTCGTCCGTCTGGCCTTCGCTGGTGGAGCAGCCGGGGTGGTGAATGCCGCGCGCGATCTCTTCGGGGCGGGCCCCGCAGTCGCAGGACATCAGGCCGCGAGCCGGAACGGTGCGGCCGTCTGGCGCAGGAGGTCCGCGTACTCGGCGACGGTCCCGGTGACCGGGGGCAGCGCCTTGCGGGCGGCGGCGCGGGCCTGGTCGCGGAGTCGGCCGTTGGGGATGTGGTCGACCGCGCCGGCGGCGGTCCACATGGTCACGTCGAGGCGTCCCTGGGTCATGCAGCGGGGGATCTCGTGGCCGGTGAGGGGGTGGGTGAGGGTCGCGGACTCGTCGAGGGTGCTGGCGGCGAGGGTGAGGATGAGGGCGGCCAGCTGCTCGGGGGTGGTGTGGTGGGTGTACGGCATGGGGTCCCCCTTGGGCGGTGGGTTGCTGTCGATACGTCCACAGTACCTGTATGAGCATTGCCATGCAATGCCTAGAGCGATACCGACACCCGGCCATACAGAAGGGGCCCGACCCGAAGGCCAGACCCCTCCCACGCACATCTCAAGCCGCAGTCCCAACCGGATGCCGTTTCACCGCCAACTGCGAACCCTCCGCGTGCCCGCACATGAAGTCCCGCGACGCCCGCACACCCTTCGCGTTCCGCGCCTCACGAATCGGACCACCGAAGTGCGCATACCGGCGCCCCCGGCAGATCGCAGCGACCGTCTCCCGCTTGCAGTCGAACGCCAACGCAATCTCCAAGTCCGTTGCGCCGCCCGCCGACCGATTCCGAATATCCACGACGTCCTCCTCCGTGAACTCGCGGGCCGTCGACGGCGCCAAGCTCGGGAAGTCCCGGCCCGCACGCTGGGCCCGCTTCTTCAGCCGGTTCACCCAGGTCTCCGCAGTCTTCGCCGGCCACCTGCGCAACCGGTCCACATCCCCCAACGTCATTCCGTCCGCCACGCACTGCTGCACTGCTGCCAGAAAGTCCGCGTCCGTTACCTCCACGCGGAACCCCTTCACAAACTTCTCCACCGCAGCCCAGTCGATGAACGTTTCGTCCAAGGCCTCCGCCGTGTCCGGGGCGTGCTCGTGAAGCGGCTTCTGCTCCAGCCACGCCGGCATCGGAAGCGCGTTGTTCTTCGTGACGGCCGTCCAGGACAAGCCCTTGCCCACCGGCTGCTCCGGGTCGACCATGGCCGCGAGGACCACGATGAGGGCGTTCTTCTCCGTGTCGCCCAGGTTGGACAGGGCTGCGGCAATGTCTTCGGGGCCCCCGTCGCCGTGGACGAGGACGGCAAGGTGAGCCGCGATGGGAAGCATCTGCTCGGCGAGGTTGCCGCGCTGCTTCGACGTCAGAGCGCTCATGCCGCCGCCACCTCTTCCGCAGTCGCCTCTGCCAGGGCCTGGCGCACGTTGTGCACCGTCTGCACGTTCGTGCCCAGCGCCCGCGCGATCTGCGCGACCTCCAACCCCTGCGCCTCCAGCTCCCGGTACTCGCCCAGCCGCACTTGCAGGATGTGGTCCACCGCGCTCAGGGAGCCCCGGTCGTAGCTGCGGCGCTTCCTGTGGTGAATACGGCGCCGGTCCTGCTCCGACAGGCCACCCCACACTCCGACGTCCTGCCGGGTTTCCAGCGCCCACTGCAAACAGCGGTCGACCACCAGGCAGGCTCGGCAGACAGCCTTGGCTTCCTCCGCCTGCTCAAGGGCAGCGGCGCTCTCACCGACGGGGAAGAACAGTTCGGCGTCTTCGATGCGGCAGGCTCCGAGGGTCTGCCAGACGGGGGTGTGGGCGATAAGGGACGTGATGGGCGTGGCCGGTGTCGTGGGGCGGCGGGTGGTGGCGGTCATCGGGTGGCTCCGGGAAGGGTGTCGATGTCGCTGTTCAGGTCCTCGTCGTCTCCGTTGGTGAGGGAGTCGGAAAGCCACTCGGCGAGGTTGTCGGCCTGGTCTTCGCCGACGTTGCGGGCGACCCACTGGATTGCGGCGGCGAGGTTGTAGGCGTAGCCGGAGCCGAGGACGCAGGCGATGCGCATCGCCGGGTCTGCGTTGGCGCCTGCTGCTCCTGTGGCGGGGAAGTAGTCGCGG